GCTCCTTCGACAGTTACTGGCCCAACCGGTACTACTGGTCCTACCGGTGCTACCGGTGCACCCTCAACTGTGACCGGCCCAACTGGTCCAACAGGCCCACTTGCCACTGGTCCAACAGGTCCCACTGGTGCTACTGGCGCTCCTTCGACAGTTACTGGCCCAACCGGTACTACTGGTCCTACCGGTGCTACCGGTGCACCCTCAACTGTGACCGGCCCAACTGGTCCAACAGGCCCAGTCTCTAGTGCTTACGGAATTATTGCAGTTTCTGGACAAAGTAACGTGGCATCTAATACTGCTAATGACACTGTTACGTTTGTTGCCGGTAGTGGAATGACTATAACAACAAGTTCAGTAAGCGAAAGTGTTACTTTTACTTCTGGAGATTCATTTAAAAATGTAATTCCCAATGGTGACTTGAGGGTGTGGCAGCGAGGCGCTGGCGCCTTTGCTGGAGGTAGTGACTATTCCGCAGATCGGGTACGGTCATCGAATGCTGGAACGACTAGTTCCATTACGCGGCAGTCGTTTGCCCTCGGTAATGCTATTGCCGGTTATGAACCGACGTATTATTTACGTGCAGTGGTCACGTCGGTGGCAGGAGCTTCCAATCGTGGATCGTTCCTCTTCCCTATCGAAAGTGTCAGAACATTTGCTAATCAGACAGTGACACTGTCCTTCTGGGCTAAAGCTGATGCGTCAAAGAATATCGCTGTGGAGTTTGGGCAGTCATTCGGAAACGGAGGCACTCCTTCAACCACAGTGGATTCAATAGGTTCGCAACTTGTTGCCCTGACAACTTCGTGGGTTCGTAAATCTATCACAGTAACTATACCTTCAATCAGTGGTAAAACTCTCGGAACTAATGGTGATGATTATCTCGGCGTCATATTCTGGATGGACGCTGGATCTACATACGCTACACGTACGGCCTCTCTTGGGCAGCAATCTGGAACTTTTGATTTTTGGGGATTTCAACTTGAACAAGGGTCTGTTGCCACGCCATTTGAAATTCTTCCTTATGATGTGCAGCTTGGTCGGTGTCAAAGATATTATTATCGTATGGCACCAGGTGTTTCTTCTGGAGTATTTGGTAGTGGAGCTACTCCAACAACAACTACAGCTCGTGTACCGGTTCATTTTCCTGTAACTATGCGAGATACTCCAGTTAGCCCATTAGAGACTACCGGAACAGCTGGAGATTATGCAGTGACAAATGCTGCCGGTAGTGGGACTGTGGCGACTAGTGTTCCCAGTATTGTTACTGCATGGACGAATAGTGCTTACATCGGAATTACCACTGGCGCCACGTTAACTGTCGGTAGTGCTACTAATTTTTATGCTAACACTGCTGGAGCTTATCTTGGTTTTAAAGCAGAATTAGTATAATTATGTTTGTTATATCTTTATATAAATCTAATTGATAGTTGAATACTATTATATTAAAATTTAAACAAATATAGATAACTATTAGCTTGGTTTTTAAATTATTGTATTGGAAATATTATGGCAATTATTAAAAAAAAATTAGACAATTTAAGACCCGGCAAAGAGTATCTTGTTACTGTGCGTGCAAAGAATGCCGATATTAACGTTGTATCTGAATATTCTGATTCTGTAAGATTTACTGTTCCACAGGATTCTACTATCCCTAATGGGATTACAAATTTTCATCTTTTAGCAAACTTTGAAAAAGTAATGTTTGTTTTTGATTACAATAGTGACGCCGATCTAGATCGTTACCAGTATGAATTATATGACAATAGTTCTGGTACTGGTACACCTATTTCTTCTGGTTTTTCCGCAGCTAATGTTTTTACGATCTCTGTTGCTAACTCTACAGATTCAATAGTTAGGGCGTATTGGGGTAGAGTAAGAGCTATTGATACGACGGGAAACGCTGGTCCTTGGACTGTTCTTCAACAGACTGATCAAGATACACCTCTAATAACAGAGCAGTATATTAGCAGCTTAACTGCTTCTAAAATTACAGCTGGAACGATTGGTGCACATACAATTACTTTAAATGGTATTAATTCAATATTGAAATCTTCTAATTATTCTGCTGGTAGCTCTGGATGGCAAATCGATGGTAATGGTAACGCCGAGTTTTCAAACGCAATTGTTAGAGGAACTATTGATATCGGGACTGCACCTAATAAATTTCAAGTATTAAGTGATGGTAATGTTGAAATTGGAGACACTGGATCTACCAGATTATTCATCAGCAATCAAGGTGCAATTAATATCGGAACATCTCCAGGTACTGGACCATTTCAAGTTGCAAGTGACGGAGCAGTCCAAATTGGTACATCCCCAAATCTATTTAAGATATCCAATACCGGAATTGTTCAGATAGGTGATACAACCGGTACAAGACTTTTTATCAATAATAATGGTGCAATTAATATTGGAACGTCATTAGGTGCTGGAGAGTTTATTGTTCAATCTAATGGACAGGTTGATATCGGTGGAAATGATGTTACTTCTTTCCATGTAGATAATACTGGTGAAGTATGGGTCGGAGCGACTGCAGCAAATAAAGCTACAGCACCATTTGTTCTTAACAATACTGGAGCAATTCACGTTGGAGGGCAGGATGCGGGATCTCTTCACATTGATCCAAGTGGAAACATAATATCCGGTGCACCTAGTTCAAATACAAGAACTACTGCGATCATAGTCAACTCAATATCTTCCGCAACACCCTCAGCAGGTTATGTAAGATACACTTTGGCATCTAATCATGGATGGTCGGTAGGTCAAATAGTTAGTATATACGGTATAGATCCAACACGAAGTGTAACATATGCGAAGATTAATGCTACAATTACTCATGTTCCTGCAGCTAATCAATTTGCAATTGCAAGCAGTGCAACTGGAGCGTATACAGTTAATACTTTAACAGCAAGAAGAGCAGCACCGTTTTCTTTAGATACTGTTTCATTAAATTCATCACTTCCAGGTACAGTTAGAGCTTCTGATGTAGAAATTACTGGAACAATTTCCGGTATCAGTATAGATAGAAATCTTAGTAATGTTGTCAGAATAAGTGATTCAGTAGGACTAGGATCCTCTACGCTGTATTTTACGACTAGCACAACTTCATATGATGCGGGAATAAACTTTACACTTAGCGCAGCAAATGGTTTTGTTGCGAGGATAAATACTGGTTCTCCTCAGATAGAACTTAGTACAACTGGGGCTACATTTGGGAATCTTGTTCCTCTTAGATCTGTCTATGCGTGGAATAACCCAGCATCAGCAACTGCAGTGCACGTTGACTCTAGTGGACTATTCACTAAGGTAAGTTCATCTATTCGCTATAAAAAAGACGTTTACCCTCTTCCGCTTGAGGAATGTTATAAGGTATTAGAACTTGAACCTGTAACTTTTAAATACAAAAATGACATTAAAGATATAGTTAATATTGGGTTTATAGCAGAACAAGCTTTAGAAGTAGATGAAAGATTTGTTTACTTAATTGAAGACGAGAATGATAAGTCAATTCTAATTCCTGAAACGGTCAACTACGATAAACTTATTGCACCACTAGTTGCAATTGTTAGAGATCTTAGTCATAGAATTTCTAAGTTGGAAAATTGAACTTTTCTTCAAAAGTTCCAAGTTCTACTCTAGTAAGCATCTTATCTTCTAACCAATTGTCAAATTCAATAGAAAGATCTGGAATTAATTCTATATCTTGTCTATTTCGAGCTTGTTGATCTCCCATTAAAAATCGTTCTACCTTTTGTGGTGGGACAGTTTGTAAAATCCAATTTTGAATATTTTCAGGTATTAGTTCATCTGTAATTACGTTATGGCAAGCTATAGCTACTTCTTCTCGGCTTCCATATATTTCATAGGCATAGTGCCATTCAATTATAAGCCTAAACAGTTCCTGCAAAGTCCTACAACAGTCACTATGTGGATTTTTACAACTTAATTCTTCATCTAATTCATTATTAAGTTCAAAATATAGAATCATTATATGTGGATAAAATGTTATTATTGGACTAACTGATTTTAAATTTTCCATTGTTATTACATGGTGTCCAAAATGAATATCTGGCATTTCGTTCAATCCACAAGAACATTCTCCACTTAGTTCATTCCAAGTATGAAATCCATAAGGTCCAAATTTTCCTCCATCACATCTTTTTGCAACTTCAAATGGATTTCGATCATCTGTTTGTAGCTGTATAAGTTTTGAAAAACCAAAAAATCCTTTTGTATCATCGATTCCTATAATTTTATGAAAATATCCGATTTGTAATTCCATACTTGAATGATCTTTGAGCATTTTCTACCTCCGTACTATGATATAATAGTAAATCATAATTAAATATGGTACAATTAATTAGGGGTATCATGGAACAAGAAGATATTGATATTAATTTATTGATTCAAAGCTATAGTCAAAAAATAACGCTTTTGACCAATGAAGTTGTTGTTAAAGAGACAATGATTAAACAGTTAACTTCTAGAATTGAAAATCTAGAAGAAGAAATAAAAAATTTATCTAAGGAGAATTAAATGTCAGATGTAAATGTAGAAACAGAAGCTAGCGAAGAGCCAAAAGAGTTTACTGTTACAATTAAGATTTCTGATCAGAACTTGCAGTACAAGAGTGACTTCAATGAAGCTGAGACAGTTTTTTGGCTTGAAGCAGTTAAAGATCTTATTATCAAGAATGCTTTTAACAAAGCAGATCTTCAGAAGAACTGATTAACTTATAAAAATTTAGCTTTAAAGCTACTATTTATATAGTTTTTATATGGAGTAAACGATGGCCAAATTTTCAGATTTTATACCTTTTAGGCAAGTTGACAATCCTAATCAAACAATAGTAGCTAAAGCTTTAGATCCTGAAGAGATTAGTTCTATAAATAAAATTATGAAGGTAGCTGCGTTGGCCCTTGGTTTTCAGGGGTCAACGTACTATTATAATACTAGAGCTACCTTTGAACCTTCTCCTTTTGATTTTGACCGCATTATGCAGGCTGCTGATACTGATTCTTATGTCAAGCAAGCTTTATCTAAGTATCGTGAACTCTTTTGGAAAGAGGGTTGGAAGATAGTTGGAGAAAATCCTGAAGCTGTATCTTATCTCTATCAAAGAATAGACTTTATGGAAATGGCAATGAAGAGGCCTTTTCTAGATTTTTTAACTGAGGTATCTGATCAGTTATTTAAATTCGCAAATGCGTTTATAGTTAAAGCTCGTGGTGATATCTCTCAGTTTTTTCCGTCAAAACTAGAGTCGATCAATGGTGTCATGCCTGTTGTCGGTTATTATCTTATTCCAACTGAGCAAGTAAGAATATTGCGAGATAAATTTAATAGACCTAAGTCTTATCAGCAGATGACTGATCCGGCGACTTATTCTCCTTCAGAAAAAGATCCAGTCTGGAATGCGGATAGAGTTGTTCATTTTTATTCTGATAAAAAAACTGGCAGAGCATTTGGTACACCATTTTTAAGTTCAGTATTAGATGATGTTATAGCTCTTCGTCAGATGGAAGAAGATATCCAAAATCTTGTACATAGAGAACTTTTTCCATTATACAAATATACGATTGGAACTCCGGAACAGCCAGCAGAACCTGATGAGATCACGAATGCAGCGATGGAGATTGAAAATATGCGAGCGGAGGGCGGTTTAATACTTCCTCATCGTCATAATATTGATGTTGTAAACTCAGGCAAAGCTGGTCTTGATGCGTCGTCTTATTTGGAACATTTTAAAGAAAGAGTCGCTGTTGGTTTAGGTGTCGCTCCTCACCATCTTGGGATGGTTATGAACGGAGGCAACAGATCTGTTACAGATAGATTGGATACTGCACTCTACGACAAAGTGAAGCAGTATCAAAAAATGTTTTCTGAAATGGTGAGAGTTCATATATTGAATGAGCTTTTATTGGAGGGTGGATTTGATCCTGTTACCAATCCACTTGAGGATTCCATTTCTGATAGATGCTACTTTAAGTTCAATGAGATTGATGTTGATACTCAGGTTAAGAAAGAAACTCATGTTATTCAAAAGTATACTAATTCTGTTATTACTTTACCTGAGGCAAGAATTGAACTTGGTCTAGATCCAGATTTTGATGATAAAGAACTTTTTGCAGCAATTCAGGGCAGAGTTCAGATTGATATCAGTGCTGCACAGTCGGAAATTCAAGCAAAGCAAATGATTAAAGTAGATCAGCAAACGCAGATGAATGATGTCGCTAAGAATGGCGATAAGCAGCAATCTGCTCCAGCTGGTCAAAGAAATCTTCCAAACAACAGAAGAGGAGTAGGAAATGCTACTCGTCCTGCGAATCAGCAGGGCAGAAAGAACTCTCCTGACATTAAGAGATCTGATAATAATCTACTCCATGCTGTTGAAAATCTTTTAGAAAAAGACTATACTGTTGTCTATACAAAAGAAAATGATGTAAAGGAATGAAATGTCACTTAAGTTTAAGTTATCTAATGAAAATTTGATTAGCAATACGCGGACAGATGATGCACACTTAGCATTTAATAATGCGGTCAATAATGGTCAGACCCGACTTTCTTTAGATATTTTAGCGGAACTACTAAATGAGTTAATTGATCATGTTAACACGCTTGCTTCTAAAATTGAATCAATAGATTCTTTTGAGAAGAATGATTCAACTCCAAAGACAAAAGTAAAGTCTACAAAAACTACTGAGGAGCAAGTAGTTGAAGTATGAAGATATTATTAGGTTGTCCGCTTTATAAGCGTGAATGGATTATTCATCATTGGATTAGAGATATTCTAGCTCAATCTATTGATCTATCTGATATAGGTTTTGTTTTTGAAGTTTCTCCCGATGATACTTCAACTATTGAGATTCTAAAAGTATGGAAAAATATAAGTAAAGAAATTCCTTATTTTAATATTAAGATAAGAAGTGATATCCCTCATTTTCAACATGAGGAAAATACTCGGCAGTGGACTTTGTCAAAATATCAAAATATGGTTTCATTGCGAAATTCCCTTCTTCAAACTGCAAGAGAAGTTGAACCAGATTTTTATTTTAGTTTAGATTCTGATATTCTTTTGGAAAATCCAAATACTCTTGAACTTTTAATTGCACATATTAAGTCTGGCGCTGATGCGGTTAGTCCACTTATGTTTATGACACCTATCTATGACATGTATCCAAGTGTCATGTCTTGGCGTAAGGATGGGAGCAACAAAGCTTATCGCGAACAGCGCTATCCAATTGGCAGCTATTTCCAAAGTGATGTGATTATGGCCGCTAAGATGATGTCTAAAAAAGTGTATCAAAATGTTGACTATATTGTTCACGAACAAGGTGAAGATGTCGGTTGGTCGCACGAGTGCTTGAAGCAGGGGTTTAAGCTTTTTTCTGCTTCATACATTTATGCTCCTCATATCATGTCACAAAATATGTATACAAGATTTTTGAGTGAGGGAGATCCTCGCCATAAAGATTATAATCCTCAATTACTTGAGGCTTAATAATCCATTATAAATTCATATAAATTTGTTCAATGTTATAAAAACAAATTTACTATTATTCATGAGATTAAATTTAATTAAAGGATTAAAAAATGTCATTAGATTTCGTAGAGAGCTTTACAGTACTACTACCTGATTTTACTGAGTCAAATATTGATTTTTCTGAATCTTTTAATTCCAAGCACGGACTTATTATCGAGATTGCCGCAATCCATGAAGGGTTGACATCAAATTATAATCATTATACTGCTACTGAGCTTGAGAAAGCTCTCCAATCTTGGGTTGAGCCTTATCCTAAGCCAATTATACTAAATCATGATCTTAATTCAGAAGCTATTGGCAGAGTGATTGCCGCAAAAATGGACAAAGATCCAGATGGTTCATCTTTTGTTCGACTCCAAGTTGCTATTACTGATCCAGTTGCCGCGCAAAAAGTTTTAGATAAAAGATATTTGACTGGTTCAGTTGGAGGAAGGGCTGGAAAAGCCGTTTGTTCTATATCTGGAGAAGATCTTGCTCAAGAAGATGGCTCTGGTAGACCAAAGATGGCTAAGTATAAGCGTGGAAAAGTTTACAAAGGTAAAGTCGCATATATAGATATGCAGGATATTTCTTTCAAAGAATATTCTTTTGTAAATCTACCAGCAGATAGCAAGTCTGGTGTTAGGTCAACCAAATTAGCTAGTGATGGCGGTTCTGAAATTGCTCATAGCGATTGGGTTGCAAAAAGCGCTGCATTTATACTTCATATGGAAACGGAAGATATTACCTCAGTAGAGGACAATACGTCTGTTCTTAAGGATATGAAGAAAAAAGAATCTAAGCCAACTTATCTTCATTTGAAGGGCGCTTTCCTGAGCGCTTTGGCTCTACATGAGAGCGAAAGTGACATTCATAAGACTGATTCATTACTATCTAATGAAGATTCTGACATTATTAATTCCAAGGAGAATCAAAATATGGACGATGTCAATAAGGATGAGGATATTCTAGCTGTGGCTGCAGGCCTTAGTGAAGATCTATCAAATATCGCTGCAGCCGCTGCTAATGCTGAAGAGTCTGAAGATTCTACAGAGGAAGTAGTAGTTTCAGAAGAAGTGGCTTCCGAAGAGGAAGTCGAAGAGAGCTCAACTGACAATTCAGAAGAGGCGGATGTACAGGAAGATGTAGAGTCCGAAAATGCTGAAGAGTTAGTAGAGTCATCCTCTACTGAGGATGATGTTCAAGAAGAAGCGCAGGAGCACAGTGATCTCAAGGTTGAAGAAAGCCCTGAGCATGATGCTACTGAACTTATGGCAAGAATTGCTCTTCTTGAAGAAGAAAATACTAGACTTAAAAGTGCACTACATATGACTCTAGTTGAAAGAGTTATAGACACTAAGATTGGTCTTGGTATTGAGACTGTTGAAGATCGTGAAAAGCTTTTAGCTGAACACGTTACTCGTACAGCCTCATCTTTAGCTGATTCTTTAAGAGATCTAGCAAAGATGCCTGCCAAGACTGGTAAGAGAATTTCTGATTTTAGTTCTATGCCAGAGATTACATCTGAGGCAGAAACTAATAATGGGGAAGAGAATGTAGTAACAATCGATAAGGTCGAAGAAGAGGCAGTGGTTTCTCCGGTTGATTCTCTCGAGCAAGTTCTAGTAGATGCCCTAATGGGCAGACGTAAACTCTGAAATTTAAGGAGATAACAAATGAGTTTAGCAAAATTTCGTAAAGTTGGGACAAAAACTGGTGCAGGTCGGTTTGTAGTCTCTGAGGGTACAGCCCCCAGCGCCTACCTCCTGCCTCACCCAGGTCTTCCAACCTGGTATCTTGACAGTGAAGATGATCGTTTTGAAATCGTAATTCCAAAGGGTACCATTCTTTCTGTCTATGCAGACGCTAGTGGCGATGCTCGTATCGTTCCAGCTAATGGTACCGGCACTGCTAAGGTTTGGGGCGACAACGGTAACGCTACCGGATGGGATCCCATGAATGGTGCTACACCGGCATATTCTTCTGGCGCAACAGATCAGGTTAACCCTGGCGTTCCCGCCTACTCAGTGCCGATTGGTTGTGCACAGTATGATCTCTACCGTCCTTTTGATAAGGGCACTTCCCAGGGTGCTGGTTTCATCACTCACGGATACGTAGAGTATCCAATGGTTAACGGCATTAATGCTGACGTAGCCGTTGGAAGTCTAGTCCGCGCCGACAACATGGGTCGTCCAGTAGCACTTAGCACAAGCGATGCTGGCACATATCCGTGGATTCAGGTTGGCAAGGTCATTGAAGTTGAGAAGTTCGCTACCAATTTCGATGATGGTTTACTCAGCTACATGCAGCTTCCTTCAGATCCAGGTGCATTGAAGACTGTATATGAGCTAACCCGTACCGGTACCTACAGCGGCAAGCTTGGTATTCGTGCAAACCTGGACGTAACAAATGTTATTGGCGCATTCCGTGTCAATCTCACACTCTGATAAACAAATATAACACAGGAGGATTAATCCTAAGATGAGTAAAACAATCCAAGAGCTCCTCTCGGGTCTCCCTGCTTGGGAGACTGCACTGACTGAGGACGGGTACATCGACGTAGATAACCGGGTAACAATTAAAGAAGCTTTTGCATCACCTGATGCAGCAGCGCTGTTCCCCAAGGTTATTTCACGCACTCTAAGAGAAGCGGCTGAGCCACAATTACTGGTGACTCCTCTTCTCTCAGTGGTTCGCCTCGGCAAGGGGCGCTCATTGGAGTTCCCAGCAGTCAATGCAATTCAAGCAGCAGAGATTCCCGAAGGACAAGAATATCCAGAACAGGCACTCGCCTTTGCAAAGCAAATTGAAGGCAAGGTCTCTAAGAAAGGTGTAAAGTTAGCTTTCACTGAAGAAGTAATTGCTGACTCCCTTTGGGACATTGTTGGCATGCACGTACGTGCTGCTGGGCGGGCAATGGCTCGTCTTAAGGAGCAGATCGCTCTTTCACGCTTCAAGGATGCTGCTAGCATTGTTTATGACAATGACAGTGGCAGCTATGATGACACTACCGGCCGTGATCTAACCGGTGCATTTAACAAGACCATCACATGGGATGACATCGTGGATATGGCAGCTGTACTAATGGCTGAAAACCATGTCCCCACCGATTTCATACTTCACCCACTAATGTGGTCACTCTTCCTTAAGGACGCAATCTTCCATGCAGAAGGCGCTTCAGCTAATGTTAGCTGGGGTCTCCGTCCAACTTCAAAGGATGGAGTACTAAATGCTACTGCACCTATGGGTCTTAACGTTCTAGTTTCTCCATTCGTAAGCTTTACTGCTAAGAGTGGAACAGGTTTTGAACTAGCCGCTAAGTCTGACGTATTCCTTATCGACCGCAATGAGGTTGGCAGTCTTCTTGTGAAGGATGACATGAGCACAGATCAGTTTGATGATCCTAGCCGTGATATCCGTCAGCTGAAGATGAAGGAGCGGTATGACATCGTCATGCTAGGTGATGGTGAAGGTATTACTGTGGCTAAGAATGTTAGACTGGTTCGTAACTACGAAGTTCAGCTTACAAACGAAGCAACCGCTGGTGGCCTCTGATCAATAGCAAAACCTTAGGGCGTTATAGTTACGATTAACACCCTGAAGCGAAGGGACGGTAGAAGCAATTCTGCCGTCCCTTTTGCTTTCTATTAAGTCTAATTACTATTTATATAGTTATTAGTTTGGAGATCAAATGGCTTTATATCTTATCGATAATGCAATAGTTAGCACTAACACTGTTGTCATAAAATTTGGACGAACGGTTAAGATATCGTCCCTCGTTAATGCTAATTTTATAGTTCAAACCGATTCTGCAACTCCTTCGCAAATATCTTCTCCGTTTAAAACAATCCAAACATTAACTGATTATAATCAGATTAATCGTACATTAACTCTATACTGGAACGCTATTTTAGCAAGTAACACTAGTTATGTTATTAGGGCAGTTAATATAGTTGACTCTTCAGGCTATGTTGTTGATGAAGAGAAAATTAAATTTACTTCAGCTGTCGAATCTGCTACCCCAACTCAACTGGAGGGGCAAAAAGGTACAATTGTTAATGAAGTACTTATTGAGGATAAATCTGTAAGATCGGGCATCGAAACCGGATATCAAATTTTAGCAAAAAATCCTAACTTTTATATTGAATCAGTCTCTCCTAGTTCTGGAGAATTTTATATAAATCAAGATGAAAATAATGGAAGAGTAATAATTAGTTTCAATGTTAGACCAGCATCAAACTTTATGACTTCTCAATATTTCAAGGTACTTCGAAAAAAAATTCAAAAGACTCCAGCCCGTTGGGAAAAAGTTGAGACTCAGATCTCTATGCATTCTTGGAGGCCTATAGTTTATATTGATTTTCCGTCGATAGAAGCGACTCCAGTCTATTATATAGACGGTAAGGATTATTTTGAATCTGGTTACAAATATAAAGTTATAGTTTCTGCCGAGGTTGGAATCTGATGCCTACAAATTATCCTAACTCAATAGACAATTTTAACAATCCAGAAGCCAGCGATCTTTTAGACTCTGTTGTTGTTCCGCACAATTTGCAACACACTAATGCCAATGATGCAATCGAAGCAATCGAGACTGAGCTTGGGGCTAATCCATCTGGGACTCACATTACCGTTGCGGATAGATTTGCTAATGGAACAATTGATGGTGGTACATTTTAATAATGAAATTTTATAACGATATCATTAAGTATAACCAGCCTCTTGTAACTTATAATGGTATAGTTATTGTTATCTCTGAGGAATTGGTTGTTAACTCAGAGACTGTATCAACTTTAGAATTAGTTAATATTCCAGCGTTTGGCACCTCTACGACTGATCTTTTCAACATTGCCGCTTATGCGCTTTCCTCATTAAAAGATGATCCATATTCGATAGGTAATGCAAGTATAACTATAGATAAAGACGGTGCTCATGCGGTGATTGATATGAATAATGGAGCCGACTTTGGACCAGCTGGTTCTTTGTCTATTACTATAATATCAAACGTTTAATAAGGGGAATTTATGTCGGAAAATGTAGTTGTAAATGATTCTGTTAAATTAACAGTAAAATTTAAAGATATTGATTCCAATGGAAATGACGTAGATATTGCGATTAATGCTATAAGTTTAGAGATCAAAAAATCTGACGGGACATCTTTAACTATTGATCAAAATCAGATAATATCTGTAACCTCTTCTGTTTATTATTACATTTTTACCCCAACAGTTCCAGATACATACTCAATAAAATTTACTGGCACTTATTACGAAGGTCCAACGGCAAAATTAATTCTCATTGAGCAGAAGCTTTACGTTTCTTCTACTCAAACTGAGTATCATCCTACTGTACTTTTAGGTAGCGATGAAACAATAGTTTTTGCTGCGGATATATCACCACTTTATATTGATCCAGAGTCCTTATTAGCATATTTCCCCGATGCATCTCCGCTTGAGATAGCGGAAATAGTGTATAATTACTCTTTAGAAGTAAAAGATATCTATAGCTTATTAGATGATGAAGATGGATCAAATCTTTCTTTTAATGTTCTTGAATACATTAAATCTGCCACTGCATGTGAGTTGAGTCGCACATATGGATTTGGTGGAGATGATGAAATGTCATTAAATCTTGGAGACTTTAGTGTCACTAATAAGTCAATACCTAGAAATTCTGTATCAAGAGATAATGCCACGACTTGGTGTCAGATTGCTGCGGCCATGAGAAAAGAAATGCTTTCAAAGAAAGTTGGACCAACTTCAATGCAACCAAAAGGTCTTCCAAGTGGAAACTTTTCTGGAAAAGTCGTTGATCCTGAAACTGGAAGAATTGTTTATCTTTCCGATAGAGACATTTATGGTCCTGGTAGAAAGTCAACAGTAAAAGATGACCCGATGCCGAGAAGAGGTCTGAGAAAGTATGATTGATGCGAAAAGATCTTTTAGGAAAATTATGCGTGATTGGGGTCACGATGTTCATATTCAGAGGGTGTTAGCAAATGGAAATCATTCAAATTCTTTGGAAAGAGTTACCACAAGACAGGTTGGCCAATCTGGTATAGCTAATACACTTTCTACAAAAGAGCAAGCAGATGGTCTTATTACTAAATATGATGCTGTTTATTATTTTGAAGCAGAGATTTACCCTAAAGAAGGGGATAGGATATATGAAAATTATTCTATGAAAAATCATAAAAATTATACAATGTATAGAATTAATGCTGTTTCTGCGGTTAGAGGTAAGTTGGGAAAAATAGTTTTTTGGACTGTTGGCGCATCAAGAGAGAAGTGATATGTTAATTTTAAATAAAGGTCAAACAGCAAAATTTAAGTTTATATTTACATCAGATAGTCAAGTTTACGATCCAACTGGCGGCACAGAGGCTTCGGATATTTATTTTTCTGTAGTAAGAGGCGATAACGGGAATGGTCCTATTGTTGATGGACCATTTTCATTTATTAAGCAGGATTCATACGCAGTTTTACCTGGTATTTCTGGTAGTTATATTTCTGCGCCAGATTCAAATTTTCTTGATATCAATGGTGCTGAAGGTATTAAATTCTTGAGTCTTCCTGGAGTGACTGGAAATTATGTGTCAGTCCCACATTCTACTGCGTTAAATGTTGCTGGTGATATAGAGCTTGTTTGTAGGGTAGCCTTAGATGACTGGACTCCTTCTTCTATTAGCAATTGCCTAATTGCTGCGACTCAATCTGATCCTAATAGGAAATTCAGGTGGAGTGTACAAACTAATGGCATTCACATTTTTGAGTGGTGGCCAACTGGATCTGTTGCATCAGCACAAAGTAGATCATGTACTCCACTCATACCTCTTGGTGACGGAGTTGCCTATTGGTTAAAGGTTACTTTAGATATAAATAATAATTCTGGAGGATGTCAGGTAAAATTTTATTATGCACCAGACAGTGAGACAGAACCTACCACATGGAATGATCTTGGTGCTCAACCTGCTGCTCTAGGTTTTATAACATCAATTTATAATGCAACTGCACCAGTTGAAGTTGGTTCAGCTTTTTCTGGTTCTTCAAACTTTAGTTCAGGAAAATTTTATAGAGCAATAGTAAGAAACGGCATCGATGGTGCAGAGATAGTTGATATTGACTTTACCTCAAAGACTATCGGATCATCATCTTTCTCGGAGTCGACAGGAAAAACTGTTACAGTTTCCGGTTCAATAGCTAAAATTGTTGATGGGACAACATATGGTACTCGGACAGGCGTCACAGTTGCTGGTGGATGGTCCGTTACCGATAATGCTACCGCTCCAAGTCTAAGCTATTTGGATTTATCTGATTTTGAGGTAACTATAAGGGCTACATTAGATAAATACGTTAATGCTTCTAATCAGTGTTTTGTTGGAAAATACACAAATACCGGTCCTAGTAGATCATACCTTTTAGGTATCGACACAGCTGGAAAAATGTTTGCCAGTTATACTATTGATAATAGTACAATTTTAACGCCAAACTGGGGAGCAACAGTATCTCCATTTGTGAATGGGAAGACTTATTGGTTCAGGTATCGAAGGAATTCATCTTCTGGACAGTGGTTTTTCGACTATGCAGCAGATCAAGAAGTAGAACCAACAACATGGACCAATGTTGGCGGCGCTATTCCTGGAACATCTGGCACACTATACAATAGTGATACGCCTTTTGTCATTGGCGCCTATTCGGAACAAGCTAACGGATATGCGTCTTCAGGAAGATTTTATCGGGTAATTGCACGAAACGCATTTAGTAGTGGCACTAAAGTTCTTGATGTCAATTTTACTAGGCAGATACAATTTGCAACTTCTTTTATTGAAAATTCTGGAAACAACCTTACAGTAAATACACTTGGCACAGTCGCACGAATTGAAAGAAATAGAGATCTTGAATTAGTAGTTAGAGCTTCTCTAACAGATTGGACAAATCCAACTACTAATCAAACTTTTATAGGAAAGTATTATAATGCTACTCCTTTAAGATCTTATTTATTAGCTATGGAGTCAAGTGTTATAAGACTATTTTTATCTTATGATGGACAGAATCTATTCTCAGCAGCAATTCCAGCTGGAACTATGGCTAACACTTTCATTGATGGTAGAACATATTGGATTAAGGCCACACTTGCATCCAGGGACTCAACTGGTGGGTATAGGGTAAAGTTTTATTATGCGCAGGATCAGACCGATGAGCCTGTATCATGGACTCTTTTAACTGACGCCATTGGCACATATTCGCTTAGTCTATTTCCTGGAACAGCACAAGTGGAAATAGGTGGCTTCAACAACGCTACTCAATATTTTATGAATGGCAAAATGTATAGGGCGATTATTAGAAATGGAATTGATGGACCAACTGTTGCAGATTTTGCTCCGTATCAATATAGTTTTGGTAAGACTTCTTATGTTGATCAATACAATAATACTTGGACTCTAAGGGGTTCTGCGGCAATAGCTCCTTCATCTAGGGCCACATCTCTTATTGAGAGAACAAATAAATACGAATTTACTTTAAATTATACAGTTCCAACAACTTTTTTTGAAGCAAACTATTCAATTATTGCACAAACAACTACCGATCTAACTGATATTAATATTGTCTCACAATTTCAGGTTAAAGGCTCGGTAGCCACCTTGTCTCCCAGCATTGCTGGGTCGAACAAGTCTGCCGTAATTAATTACAAACCTCTTTATCAAGAGTTAAATCAGTCTAATACTAGCACGGTGCTTTTACTGGGGCACGCTGATGGGATTGGGCTTAATGATCCGGTTAGGATTAGGTCTGTTCAAAGTGCAATCGATTTGCTTGGAGCCGATTTAGATAGTCCTCTTCTACGTGGTGTATTTGATGCGTATGAGGCTGGTGCAAGAGATATTATTATTTGTGCAGTTGCGCCTATGTCTGAGTATGTTTATAAACCAGCTGATAGGATTTCTTCTACTATTTTATTTGACTTAGCAGCTGCGACACCTGCTAGTTATACTTTCTATCAAAAATACTATCAACGTTTGGCTGCGACGTATTCAGTGATTGGTGAATTAGATTTTGTCGATTATGTTGTTCCACTAGAAGCCTCAATTTTAGCTACGGGTGGGGTTGACTTTATTACACAGCTAGCTAATTATCTTAGTAGTTTCCATAATGATACTGGCTACGTGCAGCTTGGAGTTATTGGTTCTAGGTCTAATGGAATATCTTCTTCTGATGTTGAAGAGTTAGCTTCTAATCCACTTTTTGTTAATAAGTTCACACAATATAGTCCTCTTGATGGAAATATTACTTCTGATATTGGAAGGTTTGTAATTCCAATATATGGAGAAGTTATATATCAGCATGCGCAATTAAAGCGTTCATATCCATCTTCGATGGCTGCAGCTTTTGCTGGGATGCTATCAGCTGCTCCAATGAATATGGGATTGATTAGAACTAGAGTAAAAGGAGCTACGGCAGTCTTTGGTGCCGATCTTGCTCAGATAGAAATGAACAGACTTGATTCATTGGGAATCAATACTGTTTATAGAGGAAAGAAGACTAGAAGATCCGTTCCTTTTGAAGTCTATGTTAGCAATGAAAACACGATGGCTAGCAGTTTATCAACCTTATCAAAAGCATCTCAAATGAGATTAGTTGCAAGAGTTGTTAGTGAGGTCAGAGGATTCTCTTATGAGGCAATTGGGAAATTTGGATATGATAAAGTTGTATCTAGGGTTAGGGATTATCTAAATTCTTTAAGACAAAATAATATAATTTTAGATTTTGCTTTTAATGTTGAGGTTAGTCAAGAAACATCAGGGAAACTAATTTTTCATATTGAACTTTTAGCAGCACTTGGATTAAGACAAATTAATTTTGCAATATCTACTGGACCTGGAGTTTAACAATGTCTTTTATAAATAGAAATTTTCCAATTTTAAGTAATAACACAAGATTTGGTGAACCGCTTCAATCTCCAGGTTATAGAAGGCTGGATCATAATGGCGTTGAAGAAATTTATTCTGGCAATCTTACCTATCTAGAGTTCATTGCCTTAGTAAAAAAGCTGTGGGAAGAGAGTTTTCCTGCCATTCCAATTTTCCCCCTAGGTGCGAATAAAGAAACGATTTATACATATCCTGATACAAATACTTCTAATTTAGGCTTGGATCAGATTACTCAATCTCCTCGTTTTAGTGGATTAGATGAATTTCCTGTAATTATTGGATATTCTCTTGAACTTAGAAAGGCTCATACTATTGAGCCAAAGCCAAGAATGAGACAAAACATACTATCTAATTCTGTTACTATATATGGTCAAAAGTTTCAAAATATAGTATCTTTTTCTATTATGTCTAAAGTTGGAGTGTTTCAGGATAGTGACACAACAACAACTAGAGATGATCTTGATGCCGCTGTGCTCTGTGATCAGATCGCTGAAGCTTTTGAGGATTTCATGATTGAATATACCCCAATTTTCAAAGCCGCTGGGGCTTCAGAGTTAGTCTATTCAAGAAGACTCTCTGATTCTGAGGTCAGTAGAGAAAATAAAGATGTCCATAAAAGAGTCATTACTTATATGTTGACTACTGAAAAGACATTTGCAATTAGAAATGAAAGAATAAATCAGATCGCTGTTGATGCAAGAACTTGGATGGCTTATGAAAAAGAATTACTTACTTCTTTAGCTACTCCCAATTATGAAGGCATTACTATTGACATAGTTGACTTGAATCAGACAGCAACACCAAACAGTTGATATATTATCTTATATATATTTAATTCGATAAAAGTACACTATAGTTGTTTTTATAACTTTATAGTTACTATAAACAAAGATTCCTTAATAGATTCCATAGTCGGAGGTCCTAAAATAACATGGCTATACCTGGAGTAACAACAATAATTAAAGATCGTTTTTATACGGTATCTAGACAGGATGCTCCTGTTGGTCCTCGTATCGTGGCTATCGCTAAGCGGTCTACTGCTAATAATACCGGAGGGATCGCAGATCTCGACGTTGTAAGAGCTACTAATGAGGCTGATGTAATTAGCGCTTTTGGCGCTAGTTCAGATCTTCATAGAGCTTTTCTTGAGCTGGTAATCGCTGGTGCGGAGAGAGTGTTCTTGGTGCCGCTTCCTAGTGACACTGTTTTCGCTCACTTAACCGGTGGACTCACTAGCGTCAGCGCTGGTGGAGATATCTTCAACGCCGCTTTCGCAGCAGCTGAAGCCGCTATTCCTGACATCATTATTCCATGGGGTCGTGGTGGCAGTCCGGTAGAGTGGGAAAGTCCAGCTACACCTGCTAACGATAACCTAGAATTAGGTTTCCATGCAGACAATACTTCTGTCGCGCTTAATAACTGGGCATACAAGACAGCTGTTGCAACAAAGGCTATTGCAGAGAGCACCAACCCTTGCATAGCAGTTATGGGAATTAAGCCATATATCAACGTTGCTAATGTTTCCGATAGAATGACTCCTACTCAGGTCTCTACTCATCTGGCTTTGCCTAACCTTCCAGTAAGAGATGGCAACTCTGTGTGGGCTACAGTTGGTCCTTATGTCACCATTGTTGCTGGTGAAGTTATGCCTGTTAACTATGTTAATGGTAATAGCGCAACTCCTTCTAATAGTTTTGGATATACAAATGGTGCTGCCTTCTTGGCCGCCACTATGAGCAGACTTCCTTCCTATACTTCAATTGTTAACAAGCCGCTCTATAACGTTGATCAGATCCGCTATGCTCCAACTAGAACCCAGCAGACAGATCTTTCAAATAAGGGCGTCAATACTGTCATCGTTAACTTTAACAAGATTCCAGTCTTTGGCGAAGGTCTTACTTTCGGTCAGTCTACCTCTGACTATACTAGACTTTCTACTAAGCGAATTGTTGATGAGGCTACTTTAGTAGTCCGTCAGCAGTGCCAGAAGTACATTGGTCAGCCTTCAACGATTGAGATTCGTAACTCAATGGAGACTGCAATTACTTCTGGTCTGAGAGGAATGCAATTATTAGGAGCCCTGCTTGGCAGTGACTTTAATGTCACATATGTGCCATCACAAAACAAGGCAATAATTGACCTCGTTTTAACTCCTGCCTTCGAACTTAAGACAATCGAAGTCCAGGTCGCCATTACATTGTAATTTAATACCGATTGGAGGGTAAATAAAAATGGCAGATGACTATTCACCAGTAAATAAGTATCTTAATACTTATACTACATTTTCAGGAGCCGATATCGTAGCTACCTTTGGTGGTGTATCGATTGGTGCGCTTTCTGGAATTACTTTCTCTGTAACAAGAGAAAAGGCCCCTATCTACACAATGGGTTCACCTAATCCTCGTTCCTTCTCAAGAGGTAAGCGTGGTATAGCTGGATCTCTCATCTTCACCGTATTTGATCGTCCAGCACTTTATAAGATGTTGGAAGTGAATCACCAGAGTGGCGATACTCAGCAATGGTTCTACACCAGATCACATAACGCCCTACCTGGCGATACCACGTTCAAGTCTCGCGGTATAGCCGATGTAAATACTGATGGCGTGAGTGTTTCTAAGAAGGTTCCGTACTACGCTGACCAGATTCCACCATTCGATATCACAATAACTTTTGTGAACGAATATGGTCAGTCTGCAGTACGTTCCATCTATGGCGTAGAGCTTTTGAATGAAGGCTCTGGCGCTTCGATGGATGACATTGTTATCGAAGAGACAATGACATATGTAGCCAGAGAACTTGGCCCAATGTATACCATCAATACTGACTCCTTGCTTGATGTTCAGGCTGGAGCCAATCTTACCAATATTCAGCCAGCTGGTCTAAATCCTGAGATAATTAGACCATAATACTAGCTTAATCGTTACTATAATACGCACGGGGGCAAATGCTCTCGTGCGTATTATTTTTTATAGGTGAAATATGGCAAAGATTTTCATTGGTAAACCTACTCAAACAATTCCTCCCCCTGAACAAGTTGAGGAAAAGGGTAACTATAATCCAGCTTACGCTTTAAAGAATATTTCATTTTCTGGTGTTGATGCGGTAGCTACAATTATTATTCCAAATTTTGGACAAGATGGAAAGATGACTGGTACTGGAGAGACACTGGTATTGGGCGAACTTCAAACTTTGTCTTATTCTATTCACAGAGAGAATTCTCCTGTTCGAACTTTAGGCCATGTGAATCCTCGTGGTTTTATTAAGGGTGGAAGAACTATTGCTGGCAGTTTAATTTTTACTGTTTTTAATGAATATGTATTCTATAGGATATCTCAATATCAAGATTACCTAGCAAAGAAAAATGGCTTCTTTGCACCGCTTGCCGACATGTTGCCTCCTTTTGATATCGTTGTTAGCTTTTTCAATGAATATGGTCAAGGTTCAAAGATGAAAATTTTTGGAGTAACAATTGTCGATGAAGGTCAAACAATATCTATTGATGACTTAATAACAGAACAAACATATACGTATATGGCAAGAGGAATACAGCCGATGGTGAAAATGGATCCAGGCAAAGACGCTGATTCTTCTACTTTGGATCCTGCGTTAAAAGATAGAAATATACAAATATCTAAAAACATGCAGAATGTATTTGGAGATAAGGTTATGACAAATCTTGCTAAGCTTTATCAGTTCAATACTGTGGATGAGATTGTAAAACCGTAACATGGCTAATAAAAAACCTACTCCCCCTATTTTCAATCCATTAGATAAAGACATAGATCTTAAATGGGCTGGCACAGCATCTGATAACGATACTCGTTTTAGTAATTATTATGACTATTATTTTAGTGGTGAAGATGTTAAGGTGTTTATAGATGGACTTTTTAATCCAGAAGATGAATTAGATTTAGCTTCGTTTGCTTATACGATTAAACAAGAGAAGCAACCACTTTATGGATTTTGGTCGTACAATTATGATGCCATCATGTATGGTACAAGATTAATTTCTGGAGAATTCACTATTTTTAGTAGATATCCCAGAAGAATGACAGACTTTTTAGAAAGAGCAGCAAAAGCTAGGGCTACTAATCCATCTGATAGAAGTAGTGATCAGTCAATAGTTTCTAAGTTGGGGTCACAATACGGCTCTACTGATGATGAAAAGAATATACAAAAATACTGGGCATATAACCAATTAGATAGAATTACTTTAGATCCAGCAGGATCTGGTGGAGAAAAAAATATATTTAGTGCGCATCCGCCTTTTAATTTTGTGATCTTGTATGGAGTTGAAGAAACTGCACTTACTCCTTTTAATTCACTTAAATCAGAGTCTTATGTGATAACAGACGATTTGGATAGAATGATCTATTCTGACGTAAACGAGCGCAGTGTTAGGGTTGATAATATTGTTAGTCCAATGAAAATAATATTGCAACAAGTGCAGTTGATGAGTATGGCTACAGCTTACACCCCTGGTGGACAGCCATTAGCTGAGAGTTATCAATTCATCGCTAGAGACTACTATTATAGTCAAGCAGATCTTGGTTTTGTTAAGAGTTTGCAAGCAAGAAATAATTCAGATAGTGATGCGCCGACCAATACAAGCACTGGCTCTACTGTTACTGGGTTTAAGAGTTGATTAAATTATGTGTTTTTGATATCATGTATAATAAAAAAATATTTTAGGAGATAATAATGGCTAATCAAAGAAAAGTTTCAGTAGTAGATACTCCTGAGGCTGCAGATAAGTTAGAGTATGACGACATTGCTAGTTTTACAATGTCAGATGATGGCACTGTAGAGGTGCAGGTTGGCGATGACAGTGATTTTGATGACGATCAAGCACAGTCTGTTGAAGATCTAGATGATGATGAATTAATATGGGATGGTGGTCCTACGGCTGGAATGATTAAGGCATGGAAGCAGCAGTATGAGGACGTATATGTTACTTCAATCACATTTGATAAGCATGTGGTATGGAGAGTCTTGTCAAGATTGGAATATAAGCAGATTGTTAAGAAGATGGAACAGCTTATTCAGGGTGGACAGTTGAGTTCTGCTGAAGCAAACATGTGGAACGAAGAAGCTATTGCGGAGTTGTGCATTCTTTACCCCAAGCTTGATGGTGGATCTTTATCGGGAGCCATGGCTGGCCTACCTTCTTTGATTTCGCAAGAGGTTTTAGAGGCTTCAGGTTTCGTAGCTCTTGAGGTAAGACAATTGTAGAAATGATTGATTCTGAATTAATTTTTAATTTTAAGAAAAAGTATGGAAATATATATTCTGTAGATATAAAGAATATTACTCTTATTTTTAGAGAGTTGACCTTTAAAGAATATAGTCAGGTATTGTCATATCAAGATCTAGATGATTCCTCTTCTGCCGATTTAGAAGATTTAATTTTATCTTTTGGAATTATCTATCCAGAAGATTTTGATATATATAAAATTCCACCCGGCAATGTTTCCTCGCTTGCTCAAGATATTTTAGATTTATCTGGAATAACTTCAGCAAAGATTGCTAAGCAAACATTAGACTTAAAAAGAGCTGAAGCATCTGAAGTTAAAAATATTATGAAGGCTTTTGTGTTGGCAGCTATTGCTTCTTATTCTCCAGAGGATTTAGAGAATATGACTTTTAGTGAACTGGCTGAAAAAGTCGCTCTTGCAGAAAAGATTATAGAAATTAAACAGGGAATTAATGGCATTCAGTCCACTGATCTTACTTTGCAGTTAATTGATCCTGAAGAAGAAGAAGAAAAAGAGAAGGTACGAGCAGCTCGGCATAACCTTTCTAAGAAAGAAGGCGAAGCAGCATATGAGGACCCAATCGCTCAAAAACTATGGGGAATGAAATAGATAGGATTTTAAATTGATAAGAGATCCTGGACCTTTATATAATTTAGGTAATGGCGTCATGTCTCGCGATGTCCCTATACAGGAGGGCGAAGATGAGGGCGATGCACCTAATTCTGGTTTTATATCAAGAGCTCTAAACGACCATCCCCTTATGCGCTTTGTTGCTACATCGGCGGCAACAATGGCTGTCGCAGCAGTACTCTCTAAGGTGGTAAAAGAGGGCGGTCTTAAGTTAGTCAAGTTTGCAGAAGAAAAAGTTGCGAACAAGACTGCTCCAGATGTTGTTACTAGAGCAGTGCAAACTGGAAAGCAAATTCGCAGACACCTTGATGAACTTGAAGGCGTAAGTAGATATGTTGATGGTGAGAGCAATCCATATAGCAAGTTAGTTTATGGTACGGATAAATTAACAACAGGATATGATGGTGTATCTAGTGAAAGATTTGGTTTTGGATTTTTAACCAAAGAAGAACGTCGATTAGCTGGCAATAAAAGTGGATTTGGTTCACCAACAGCAGTTTGGCAATATAGGGATGAACTTCAGCAAAGGTTAGTTAGAGCTGGAAGAAGAATGCCGTATGAGTTACCGGCTTTTTATATTGGCCAAAAAGCTATTGTAGATCCCGTTTTTGGTAAGCGTGAAGAGGGAAAGCCTAAAACAAAATGGTATAATCCTGTAGATGTTGTTGCTGACTTTACTACTGAATCAGTAAAGTCCATGACTACAATGATTCTTCCATTTGAGGCAGCAGGCGCGGCGGGAACTACTTTAAAAAGTTCTATTCATACACTCAAGTATGCAGAGTCTGATATTAGAAGTTTAACACCGGCTAGGCAAAAGCTCCATCAGAATTTTGTTAACGTATCTGAAGTTCTCGCTGAAGTTGGTCACGATTTTGCTTCTCTGACAAATAAACTTTTGAAAAAAGGTGCTCAAACATCTGGCGCTTTCAATGCTGCCGCTACTGAATTTAGAACGCAAGAATCAGGTTTTGTTCAAACCTTGCATAACCTGAGGGCGGGGTGGGATAAGGCTCAAGAGAAGGCTTTGTTGACCAACTCCTCTAAAGCGGAGTTGAGGAAGACTCAATTTAAAAATCTTTTTACAGGATATTCTGATGGACAGCAAAAATACGGTTCAGCAATAGACCTCATTCCCGCCTTCAGGGGTACCAGTTCTGCTATATCAGTCGGCGTAAAGGAATTTAAGGGCCTTGGTGAGGCTTATGATGCCATGCAAAGTCCTATGGCATTTAAGAAGGTTATTGATAATTCTAGAATTTTTACTGGCAATAATGGGCAGAATGCTTTAGCGGAATCTATTAAAAAGATTCAGTCTCAGCACTCATCAAGATTGTCTAATTTAGCTAAAGATATTAGAATACTTGGTGGTGGAGGCCCTGGTTCTGAAACATTTGCTAAGAGCCAATTTAATAATGGCATGCAAACGGACGCCTATAAAGATTTACTTGAAAAACAGTTAATTAATAAAGGTATCAATAAGCGTGACGCGGAACGATTTATTGCGCATTTAGAGGTATCTATACCTGGGTCAACTAGCGATATGACTAAGATTGTTTCTATTGGAAAAGCTCAGATATTAGAGCAGGGTTCGACAGCTAAGTCTGAATCTGAAGATTTTTTTGGTCAGATAATCAAAAGATATAGTCAAATAAAAGGTAGTAAAAATCTTGTAGAGAATCCAAACTTTAACGCTGATGCTTTAGCTGATGCAATAGAAAGATCAAGAAATGCTTTCACTAGTACGGAGTTTCAAAAGCGTTTAAATAATCGTATTGCAAATTCTTGGAATAAGTTCCAAAGAGAAGATCTGCATCAAGCTGCAGGCGGGATTTTAAAGCCAAAGAAAGCTCTTTATCAAGATTTCATTGGCGAGCCAACCGACGCAAAGCTAGAGTTCATGCAGAGAAAAACTGCTGAAACATTAGGTATTAAACTGACGCATCAAAATGGTCAAATGGTTACCAATGATATGGTTCTTGATCAGCTTAGAAATCGTGGTATAGATCCTAGTAATTTTACTGATTTGCGTGCATTCTTGATTAAGAATAAGAAGATGACATCAGGTGTTTTTAGTGGTGGTCAAAATCTTTTTGGATTACAGCAAGTTACAATTGACGAGGCGCAAGATCGTGGAATGTTCAAACATATTCCCGATGAAGACCAGGCCATCATTCGACAGCTTGCTGGAAGAATGGCTATTCAGGACCCTGTTTCAAAGTCAATAGGCTTAAGTAGATTAGATGGCGTCTATAAGAGCGGTCGTGGTGAAATACTTGACTTCACTGCTCTTAGGTCAACGGCGTCTAGTATTGGTAACTTTTTAGCATCAGAGTTTAAGATTCCTATTTTAGGTTTTAATCCAACAGATCTTGTTGGATACAATTCTTTTAAAGAGATGTATAGAAGACCATCTGTTCAATATATTTCTTCCAGATCTGTGCAACCATTTTTGGAAGAAGGGGCAGTGCGTCCTGACTTCTATATGTTCAATAGAACTAAAGGATTGAAAGGCGCTGTTACTGCTTTTAGGACTGATGAAAATACTGGAGAGTTAGTTAGTGAAACTCTTAAGGGTTCTTATCGCGCATTGCCGACTAATGCTATGGATTTACTGACCAGGCATACACGTTATGCCTCTGATCTGCAGGGTGCGAATCCTGAGCAGATTAGGGAGGAATTAAATTCTAATTTTTTGAATAGAATACTAAGTCCTTCTGGTCAAGATAGGATGTTGAAGATTAGAGATAGAATGGCGGTTAGTTCAGATCAGCCTAATTCTATTTTTGGTCAGTTATCTCGATTTAGAAGAAGAAATTATGATCCATATAATCCTGAAGTTATGTCAAGATTGTTGGCTGGAGAAGAAATTGCAATACCAGGAGCGAGAGGTGCTGCTAAAACTTCGGGACGGTTGACCACGATGCCGGATGGATCTATTTCTCTTGTAGATAGATCTAATAATATAATCTCTGGATTCCAGGAGGCTGATTTAATAAGGGCGTATTCGTCATTAAGAGATAGAACACTATCTGAAGCCGGGATGCCAGTTAAGTTGATGAAAGAGCTTGAAGATAAGACTCCAGATTTATTTACTTTTAGAGGCAAAGGCGTTTCTGAGATACAGAGTCATCAGGATTTAATTGATTTTGGTAGGCAAATTGAAAAAACTCAGTCTCAGTTAGCTAGGCAATTGAGATCGTCAGGGCAAGATCCAACACCAATTCTTTCTTCAGCTTCCAGAATGAGTAGACTAATGGATGAGGCTGACCTAAGTGCTGTTTCGATGATGGCTCAAAAATCTCCTACTATTTCTACTAAATATGATGAATTAAAAAATGAAATTTTTAGATATATTGCTCAATCAAATCAGTTAACTTCTGGTAGTGTTAATAAAGATGAAATCTTTATAAAGATTCAGACAGCAGTAGATGATCTTGTTAAGTCTGGTGCGATTAGTCCAGCTCAGAGAACTGAAGCACAAGCTGCTGGGTTGGGTACTCTTTTCAATCTTAGTTCTTATATGAGCTATAAGCAGGGGGACTCTAACATTCAAAGTGCCCGTCTAGCTATTACTCAGGCTATGGGTTTGAGTTCAGCGCCCGGTGCAAAAAGTTTGTATGACCCATTCATTAAGGGTGATATAGCTCAAATTGGTGGATCGATTCGAAAAAGATTTTCGCCTCTTTTAACGCCAGCTAAAAGAGCATTTGGAACGGCTCCATATAGGCCAGATAGCATGACTACTGATCCATTAGGGTCTGGACAATATACTACTTTAGTTCCAACCTTTGGTACAGTATTTGGAAGAAATCCACAGGGCGCAATAAAGAGTGCGTTAGGGCTTACAACTTATTCTGATCCAGAATCATTTTCATTAGCTAGCGTTCCAGCGTCTCAGGGTGTAGAAAGATTAAACAGGTACTTCGGAACTTTAGGTATGCAGTTAGATGTATCCAAGTTTAATGGTCCTCTAGATTTATTCGCTAGAGGAATGGCTGGAAAGAGAGTTCTCCCATTATATGCGGCAGGTACCGCAGCTATGACAATAGACAGAACAATGGGAGGAATGGTCAATGAAAAAGATGAAAATGGAGAAAGGGTATATTCTCCACTTGTTCTTGGCACCGCTGCAAAGGTTGGAGTGGAAGCTCACGCTGCTGCAGCTGGACTTATTCCTGGTGGAATGAGCTATCAGGAAAAAAGAGAACAGTTAGTTGAGGGAGAGGTTCCAATTCGGCAAGGTCGCTTCTGGCCATTGGGAAATACTCCTTTTAAGGGCGGAAAGATTATGTATTATCGCCCATCTTGGTATCGAAAACTTCAAGGTGGAGCCATGTTTACCAGCGATACATATGGTAGTCCGGCTGAAAAATTCTTGTTCGATAATGATATTTCTCCATTGAGACCATTAGATCCTTATAGATTTGAACGCAAGCATTATGAAGATAGACCATATCCTGTAACTGGAGAATATTTTTCTGGCCCATTTGGACCCCTCGTGCCTATCGCAAATGCTACATTAGGAAGAATACTAAAACCACAAAAGATCATGCACGGAGAAGAATTAACAGCAGGATTAGCTTCTTATGCTCCTGCAGGTCAGTTTGGAGCATATGATGCTACTGCGTATACATCTAGCACGCAAGTCGGAGGATATGGCGGCGGTGGCGGATATGGAGGTGGTGGATATGGAGGTGGATTTGGCTTTGGTGGTGGATCGTCTGGATTTGGCGGTGGCGGATACCAAGGACAATACAATAGTGATATGGCATCACGTGCCGGTAGCACGTTTATGGCAAGAGGCATGACAAGAAATAAGATTTCAGACATAAACTCTGGATATTCACAACTAGCCTATGGTCCACCTAAAGTTTCTAAGGTTATGAATCCTAGAATTGTACCTTCCGGAACCCCCCTCATGCCGGGAAGAAGTGAATTTCAAGCAACCGAAGCAGGATATCGCGCTCAAGAAATGTTAGGTATTTATGGTTTTGCTTTCGGATCTGCTCGTGAAAGTTTGGGTTTTGGAAAATCTGATTTAGATCCACAAAGAGCAGTCTTACAGTCTGCTAGTAAAGCTTATGGCTCATCTAGAGCATTCTGGGATTTAAATCTTGGTGGTTTAGGTGACGTTCCAATTGGCGGATCTGAAGGTATTGGTAATATTGAATTTTCTGAAATAGTTAGAAGATTTATTCCAAAAGATAGAACTGGTGTAGATTACTTAAATCCTATTCAAAATAGGATGGGTAAAGAAAATCCATGGCTTCCTGGCGCAGAGTATTATATGAACTTTAGAACTGGAGACCCTTTTACTAAAGTTCAAGAAGGCGAATTAAGACTTCCTGGTGTAGCTTATGAAAGATTTAATAAATTACATCCAGATGAAACTGGAAGATATGGATTAATAGATCAGTTAAATATTCTTGGTGATGTTGCACCATATTCGCAGCAGTTCAAACGAGTTAATTCTTTAATAAATAAAAAGGCTTTAACTCCAGAGGAAAAAGTCGAAGTTGCTACAATTAGACAGCAAGCTGAAGATACGACTGTACGTCATGATTTTTCTGAATATAAATATAAGTATTCAAGCCCAGAAGAAGCTGCGATGCATCCAATTAAATTTGGGATGGGAAGAATTGGGGAGATGCTAGCTCACTCCGATAACTTTATCTTAACAAAAGCTATTGGAAAAAGAACGGCCTTAGAGGATTGGGAGAGAAGCAACGTTTATGGAACTACTTTCCCGCAATGGCAGAATCCGGTAGAAAGTTACATTAAACCAATGTTGCAAGAAAGTACTCAAAGGAATCCACTTCTTGCATCTGCAGCGTTAGCAACAACGGGTGCCTTTTTCGGTAGAACTCCAAGAGCAAAACTTTTTGGTACTGTTGTCGGAGGTGCAGCGGGTGCTTTGTCATCAACTGGCGGAAAGGTTCAGGAGTTTATTTCTGGAGAAAGATATATTCCAAAGAAAAGGAAAGAAGAATTAGCTCTTGAGGAATATTCTGATATCTTAAGTTATGTTAAGAACACCCGACTTGCTAATATGGCTTCAGCTTCTGGTGATATGGCAGCTGCCACTCAGTTTAGATCTGCTGCTAGACGTACCATGTATGGTGCAAATATTGATAATCCTAATGTTGAAAATCTATCATTCGCTTTACCAAAACGTAAAAGAGAACATTTTAAGGCAATGATGGACGCACCAGTTCAGGAAAGAGGAAAAATACTTTCAACCGCTGGAAGACTTGAGAGAAGAATGTACGAAGCAGCTTGGGGTATGGATGTTGAAAAACTTCCTGATTTGGATGAATACTTTACTAGTCATGAACTCCCCAGTGAAGATTGGGAAGGCTGGAATCCTAATACTAACTTAGATCAAGTCAAAATTAAAACAGGCCAGCATATGGGATTGGATATGTCTCAAATGGGATATTATCCGCAGCAAATCAAGGAAGCAAATCTCGCAAATGCCAGTTATCCAGATTTCTTTGGTACTAGTAGTAGAGGAGATATTAGGGCTAGATTGGAAAGACTGATGGCTGGAACCGGGGTTACTGGAACCATTACGCCTGTGAGTACTCCATTCGGCTCGCAACAAATTAGCGTTTCTGCTGGAGTGCGATGAGAGATATTAAAGATGTTATTAGAGAATTTCGCAAAAGAGAACGGTTGAGTAATCCTGTTTTTAATGTGAATACAGTTTATGATACTTTAGCTAAAAGGATGTCTGCAGCAGAAGCTGCACTTAAACTTACTCCATACGGTAGAGGTGGTCTTATTAAACTGGAACCAGAGTCAACAGATCCTGGTTCTAAGATTAAATTTGTTATAGCCACAACAGGTCAAAAAATGGATACAATGGAAGACGCCGTCGATGAGGTGAATCAGATGGCTATCGCTGATGTAAAAGTTTTTGGAAAGAGAACTTCTTTCGTTCCAGACTCTTTAAGTAAAGCCATGGAAAGAGCATCGCGATCTTCAGATAACTATGGTGCGGCAAGAAATATATTTGAAGACATGCATACAAAGCTGCGGAGTCTTTCTTCTGATGACTTAGAAGTTTTAAGAAAAGCGAATATAAATGTTGGAGATCTTTCAGACCTTGAACTAAGACTTTACACAATGGAGAAGAAGGGTTCTCCATCAGAGTTAATTGCTCAAATTCAAAGAATGCAACAATCTGGAATGGTTGATGGAATTGTTATGCCAGACGATGAAGGTGCGAGAATATTGAGTTTAGTTAATGGTGGAAAATCTTTAGATACATATCAAACAAATCTTATTTTATCAATGACCGGTCACGGATTTTATGATGAAGGAGATCTTCTTGATGCTCTGGGGCCTAGTTCAACTGGCGAAAGAACTGGTGAAGCTTTGGCTAAAATGGTAGAAAAAATAGGAAAGAGACAAAGAGCATATTTGGCCCCAAGAGAGATATCTTTGGCCGGAGATGAACTCTCTGATTTGGTTAAAAAATTTTCTAAAAGCACTAAATCAAAACTAGGTCAATCAGGCAGGTTATCGGATATAACTTTATTTGTTGATCCTGAATATGAAATTTTGAAAAAGTTTGCTCATGGAAGACATTATAATTTTGATGGCAATAAAGCTTTGCAAGCCTATTATAAGAGCATGAACGCAGATAAAGAGGTTAGAGGTATTTTAGGTAGTTTTACCGAAAATGCACTTACTCAATCTGAGACATCTGAACTTCAACAAGCAATAACTAATTTTCCTGGTGGTACTGGAAACAAATTTTTAGGCAAGGAACTTAAAGAGCATTTAAAAGCAGGTTTTGCTGTTTCTGATCCTAGCAGATCTGCTACTCGTTCTGCAGCTATTGAAGGTCTTTTTGAGAGTATTGAAAAGTCTTTCGATGGTGCAGATATAATGAATAAAAAATTCTTAAATACATACATAGCTCAATTAAGAGCTCAAAAAAAGGATATAGCCACACAGCTTGGATCTACTTCTGATGCGCACAAAAAGCAAAAAGCTCTAGCGATAATGAGTGAGTTAGATGATAAAATAGCCAGACTTTCATCTGGCGATTATTCTCAGGTGACTGGCAGAGGAAGAACTTATACTGGAGCAGTGGATAGGTTTCTTAATATCAAAAACGCTTTTGGATTAGATAGTAAATTTGATCCAAATCTTGAAGGTTACGCAATGGTTATAAGCAGACATTCCGTAAAGGGTGAATCTGGAATAGCTGGTGATATAGAAAGTCTTATATTAAGTGGTATTGGTAGAAAAAATGAAACTGTTTATGTAGATCCCGTTGCTGCAGCTTTTAATGCTCAACTTTTCACTGATCCTGGAAGCATAGATATAATTAAACGAAATCAAGATGAGGTTGTTCAACAATTCAGAGAGTCGATTGAAAGTGGAATTGTTCCGGAAAAGTTAAGAAAAATGTTAGAATATCAGGCATCCGCTGATATTGAATCTCTTCCAGTGAGCAAGAGACTTTCTGGAGCTAGAAATAAAGAGTTTGCCCAATCTATTATGGACATGCTCCACTCTGGAGCCAGTCCAAAGGATTCTCCATATTTGATGAGTTTGCTACATACAGCAACTGCTACTATGGCTTTCAAAGAAAAAGGATATGGTAACGGTGTGTCCTTTTTTGAGCCAGCACTTCCTGAGACACATAGGTTTGCCATCAATACCGAAAGAGGACTGATGGGCACCACGGATGCAGGGTATCTTTTAGGAAATAGCAGAAATGGTTCATATGGTTTTGAGACTTTAGATTTATTTGGAAGTGGCGGAAACAGGATGTCCACAGATGCTCTAAAGTTTAGAATTAAAGGTCATACAATGTTTATTCCTAATATAGCTGTTGGTCAATTCCATCACTCTCTTGGTGGATTCGACCTAGACGATAAAGGTATAGCAAGAACTGTTACATTTGAAGATAGCGCTGGAATGAAAAGACTTGGATTTCTATCTTTCCGTCAACCATCAGGTCCAGAAGAATTTATTTTTATGAGAATGAATATGGACCAAGAATCAATCAAAAGTATGTTTGGTAATGATAGGTTTAAAAATGCATTAGCAGCCATCATGCAAGAAAATGCTCAAAATAATATTACTGGCGCTGATGCAGCAAAATTCGCACAGTTGCAAGATGTTATAGAATTCACTCCAACAAAAGGAAATAGAACTCTCCGAATAAAAAATCCAGATGAAATTGAGTCAGCTATTGTGGCAGTATCTGAAAGAGTTGGAAATTCATACACTTTAACTAGAGAAGGAATGGCCAGGTTCGCTGAGTCGGGTAGTTCTACTTTGATGTTAACAGATTTGGTTGATAAATCTGGAAAAAAAATTATACCAGAGTATACTCAAAGAGGTGTATATAAGGCATTTTTAGAGTCTGGTGCGAAGTTTGATATGTCAGAAGATATTCAAAGCTTACTTGCATCACCTAATATCAGCAATGAATTAAGATCAAGCCTTAGTTCCGCTACTGATTTCAACTCTATGCTAGAGGTCTTGGCGAATCATTCCGACAGTAGAGAATCTAGCGCATTGATTGCTTCGGCGTTAGATAAAATGACTTTGAAAAAAATAGAACAAAATTCCGGCAACCTTGGAATGTATGTTAATAGATCTGGGATTGTTGGGTCAACACTGGATCAGTATTCTGCCTTTCTGGAGAATGCTAGCCAATCTGTGCGTGACTATCTTTTAAATCCAGAGAATATAAATTATAGTGCAGGTCTGATTGCTCAGGAAGAAGGCATTGACTTAACAGTTAACTTGTCTACTTCTAAAACTGTCAATCTTGGAGTTCAACAATATCTTACTAACAATATGGGAGTTTTGGATGAAACTAAAGTTAGTAAGGCGATTCTTGATTTATATAAAACAGCTGGCACAAAATCTGCCGTGAGTTTGAATACGATTGGCGAAGCTGCAATCTCTTCTCTTGGAAGGAGAATTGGCTTTACTAGAGCTATTGGTTCCACAAATCAGAACACCATTGCCGGGATTGACGAATTTCTTCTTAAGAATAAAATGAACGCTGGAGATAGACAACGGCTTTTGGAAGATATTATTGCCGGAATGGAAGATGCTATGCAAGGCACTTCTTCTGGCGCTTTTCAAGCTGTAGCAGCTAGGGCCGATATTGAAGCAGAGTTGCAGCAGTACAAAAAGGCTTTAGTTGGAGATGATAAACAAATAGAAGATGTTTTAATGAAAAATGTTGCTCTCTCTAGAGATCACGCTTTTGCTAGTTTATCTAAACTAGATTATCTGGCAAGGCAGACTGATGTATATTTAGATACTATAAGAAAAAAGGGGCTTACTGGCCTAAAATCTAATCCAGTGCTTGCATTAGCCCAGTCATCTGTGGCAGAAGATTCTTTAGCTAGGTATATTGTTCAGAAGCACGGACAAGATCTAGCTACCGTTTCAGCAATGACATCTAAGGTTCTGAAGGAGGGTTCGGCTTTAGAGTTGTATAACTGGACTGCTAAGATAAATCAGATTGGAGAAAATGTTCTTGGTGATATCCATGCAGCTTCTCAGGTTTCAGGTGTTGAAAAGAAAGGTCTTTTTAACGCTTTGGATAAACTTGGTGCAGAGGCCGGTTTTGATATTGGTGCGTTAAGGTTTGTCGCAGAAGCAGTAGGCGTTGATTCCATGAGTGATACGGCGGCTGCGACACATTTTGATATTATGGCAAATAGGCAGTTGCGAAGATTGGATCATCTTCGTAGTTTGGATCAAGCCAATGCACAAAGTGTTTTGTCAATTATGGGTCACGGTCCAGCTAATAAACTTAAAGCTGACAATCTTAAAGATGTTGCTGACGCATTGATAGCTCCAGGTTCTGGTACTACTTTGACGGATCTTCAGTCAAATACATTGAAGGCTCTTTCGGAAAGAAGTTCTGAGATAACTGATAATGCCGCCCGTCAACAAGCTGTTCAGCAAGCGGATGTTGTAAGAGCTAGGCTTGAATACGAAAGACTTTCTGCAGAAGGGATCAAATCTCCTTTTTCTGATGTAGCGGAAGATTTAGCTAGTGTATCTCAGAGGCTTGATGCGCAAGGGACTATTTCAGACTTAGCGCAAACAGTCGGTGCTCCAGATCTTGCTCGTATTGAAAAAGAAATGATTGAATCTGTTGGCATAGGGGAGTCCGCAGTTCCAACTATGTTTACTCCCGCAAAATATAAAAGATTTGCCCTTAAGGATATTCAAGAAGGTGGCAAATATTTTGATTTAATTAGTAGTCCTGGAATGAAGAAAGGACTTATTGGCATGTCAGCTTTAATAGTTGGTAGCTTTGCATATAAGGCCTATAAGAATAGGACTCATGATGACATGTCTGGTCCACCGTTATTGCCTGGAGGTTCAGCCTATGAAGGTGGGATGCCAACTAGGATCCCGAATCTTGGATCTCCAGATATGGGTGGGTATAATCCTGGTATAAATTATAATGTATCTTTATATGGTGATAGGAAATCAGTTTCAGAATTTAACAAACAAGCTGGTGGACTCGTTAACGGTAATATTTCCACTACTATGTATAACAGGATTGCTGATGTTGGCCGTAATCCTTATGGTTCTTTGGCGTCGTCTTATTGAGATTGGAATTAGATGATTGGTAATATTGTTGATCAGAATAAATCTTTAAGCGAAGCCGGTAAAACACCAAAAGATACATCTTCTCGTAACGCTGATTCTCAAAAGTATTCTGCGAAAATCTCTTCATCCAAGATGACGAATAAGCAAGTTTTAGCTGAATCTCGCGGTCAAGCATCTAAGCAAACAAAAAAAGTTCCTAGAGGATCATTAGAAGGCTATCATGCCAGTTCAAGTACTATTTTGCAGTTTAAGAATGTTGGATATGATTCAAAGAAAAATCAGATAGCTAGATTTAGTGATAAACATATTTCAAATAATAGTCATTCTTTTTCTAATAAATCATTTACTTCAAATAACAAATATAGTATAATGAATAATTACAGTTCTATTACTTCTGAAAATTCCTCTAGTGATAGATTATCTAACATTATTAGAAATAACTCATTATTTTAAGGTAACTAATGTCGATAAATAACACTACAAAAGGTTTCCTAGTTAACTTTGTCAGCGCGGATATTCTGTATAATAAAGTATTCGCGCTCTATATGCTGGATGTTCCATATAAGGAATCTGATCTTTTATCATTCATTAATGGTACCTCTGATATCCCCGATCTTTATGGGTTTACCGGGAGTGAGGTTATTCAGCTCGATGAAAATGATGCGTTCGCAGTAGATGCTATTAACGCCTGCTTATCAGTATTTGTTAGTGATCCAATTATATCTCCAGCTATAATTTCTGCTTATATTTCAAAAGTAAAGACTTCTTATAATAGAAACATTACTCCATCTACCTTAGCTGAAGTAAGGTCTGACTTTTATAACAATCGCTATATCTTCACCGATAGTGCATCAATTGGAGTGTATGGCGTTAGAGCATCTTTGCGGTTGAAAATTTGGAGAGACTACTATCTCGGTAGTAAATTCGTTGAATTCAATATAGATGAACTTATTACTCAAGAAGTAGTTGCTCAATCTGAGAATCCAGTAACTAGTTCGGTTGATCTTACTCCTAGTATTGTCGGTGAAGCAAATGTTCTCGCCTTCTATGCAAAATCATTTGGTTCTAAATATGATTCAGTAGATAGAAGTTACTTTTATGATATTTATGCAACAGCATTCCCTAATGGAGATCCCACAGCAGCTCAGACTAATTCTTTTTTCAGAGTATTTCAAAAAGTTAATGCAGCAGTAATCAATCCTGCCGAAGCGGGTGGATTAAGCAATGCTTCTACAAATTCTCTTTTTCAGAAAATGGAAGAAATAGGAATATTAACGCTCGCCGGGTATGCAGCAGATATTGCTAGTTATGGAAAAAGGCGAACAGCAAATCTTGCTACTATAAAAAAATCTGCAGCTGATTCAATTTCAGAAACTGCTGACACACCATGGCTTTTACTGCTTAATGAAATTATAACTTTTTTAAAAAGAGATTCTATCTTCTTTGCCAATCTAAATTATTATTTTCCAAGTTTAGTTACTTTTATTTTTGATGCGCTAGCTTTAGTTGGAGATTATTCAAATTATGGAAAAGGTGGTGGACAGGAGGATATAGTTAATAATGAGGAAGCTTTTCTTGATTCTTTAGAAAGGGCATTCGGCGTTGGTGCCGATGGAAAAGCTTCTTTTACCTTGGCTTTTAGAGGTATGCAGACATCAAAAAGAATAGAAGAAGTTCTTAGAAAGTCTCCTTTTAGACCAAATATTTCTCCAGAAAATCCGGATATATTTCATCTAAGATTAGGAGCCGCTAATTTCTATGTTCCTCCAGTATCCATAGATGTAAACTCATCTTTTAAAGCTGGATCGATGATGCCTGGAGCTATTCGTCAAAAGAATAGTCCAAAGTTTAATTCTGGATATCGTGAAACTACAATTAGAATGAGATTATTTTTCCCTAACTACGAAGAGATTTGGGGAATATCAATAGATAATGCAGCTACGTTGAAATTAAATGAAGAATTCAAAATTGATTTTAAAATGAATGGCGATTCAGAAGAAAAAGTTGATAAATTTTTATCATCTTTAAGAGGTCTCATTGCAGCCTTTAAATATTCGCCAATTCTTCCGGTAAAGAGCCATTATCTTAACTCGGTGCATGGTATTACAGCAGTCGGTTTAGCCAATATGACTATTTCAACTATACCAAATTTCCCTTTTGCACTTTCAGTAGATCTAGAATTGCTTAACTATAATCACAAACCATTTCTACCGATGATATCTGATTTTAATCAGGCTATACATTGGGGTAAATATAGACAATATATGGGTAAGGCAGCTGGTCAGCTTAATCAATATGTTAATGAAGAATTTTTATTAAAAACTTCTGATGTAAAGGAGATTGATCAAACTGGTCAAACTACTATCGAAGATGCCAATTTAAGTTCTAATCAGGTTGTTTATAATGGTTTTGAGTATCGCCCTGTGGGAGCGCTTGGTCCTGGAGATACTGCCTATATTCCTCCGCCGCCACCTGCTCCAACAACTAATGCTTCAGATGATGTAATTTCTGGAACACTTACCACAAATATTATTGATCAATGGAAAGATGGCAATCACCTAACTTTATTTGCACCCGCCGAATCTCAGACTAAACTATTTCTTCCTAGTACCTCTTCATTTAGAACTGAGCAAGAAAAGATGTTTACCGATCTTGGACAGTCTGCATGGGAGGGGTTGCTGAATTCTATCGGTATTGATATTAATCAAACAGCTTCTTATGGTATTTCATTGGCGGAAACTATTGATATTTCATTGAATAATTCTTATTCAAAATCTATTAATAAGATTATATTAGATGAAATAAACATGATTACCGCCGGATCTAACTCTCAATCAATGGAAGATAAGTCTTACGATTTCTTGATTGCTAATTTTATTGGAGAGAATACTTTAACTGATGAAGAAAAAGAGTGGTTAAAGAATAAAAATTCGGATACAACTCAGTATCCGCAAACAAAATTATATCGCTTTCAAGGAAAGTTTATTGATAGTACTTCTTTAAATTCAATTAAAAGAGGTTTCCAAGCTATTTCCAATAATCCTCAGGAGTATCTAAATTATCTAGTAGATAAGCAATATAATGATCAATATTATAGAAATGGCAAATATCCAGATAGAGATACGGTCAAAGGTGAAGTTTCACGCGCATTTAATGTAGCTATATATCAGAGATTCTTCCAGAGTGGACCAATTCAATCGCTAATGGAAGCTGCAAGAGCACGAACAGGGGCTTTCCAATTTAATGAGTGGGAAGTTCCAATGGTGAGAATGGATCTTGATCCAGAGGCAGTAATTATTAATGGTGTTACTGTTTCTTTGGCAAATAATCTTGTTAAGCTACAAGTCCAGATGCAAGATGAGCCAACCTATCAGCATATTGGCGGTAAAGATAGCTTTATAAATATATCAATGACTGTTGTTGGCGAAAAAGAGTTAATCAAATTTAGAAGTCTTTTTGATCACATCTCTGGCTTAGCTAGATTAGAACACGCCTCCGGTGTTATTGGATTTCTAGGGATTAAAAATATTATAACAGCTTTAGCTGGTATTAAGTATGTAATGCCGCTCACTTATAATGTAAGCACTAAGCCTAATTTTCCTCATATATATGATGTTGAGCTTACTTTGATAGATTTTGATATCTTCCAACAAAAGAGAGAAGAATTAAGTAGCAGACAACAGGCGCAATTGGTTGAAGAATTTGGAACTAAGAAGAATCCATTCTTAAGAATAAAGCAGCTCTGGGGATCGTTTAATGCTTATCCGGATTTTCCACTTTTTATTAAAAATGACGTAGGTGAAACTGTAGGATGTCTAGATCCAGATTTCTACTTTAGAAGTTTTGAAATGTTTGACAATGATGTTATCAATAACATTACTGATCAGACTCCAAAAATTCAAGATTATTATTTTGAAGATCCAAGTTTGACTGGAATGGATGGAATGGACGGCCCTGCTAGGGCTGCAAAAGAAAGCCAAATCTCAAATAAAATTTTAGATTTTATAAGACTTTATAATATAGATCCGAACGATTCCGCCACACTTCGAAGTAATGCTGATTTATTGGATCAGATGGTTGATTATCTTAAAGTTGAAAATATATCTAAAAAAGATTTTGTTAGAATTTTTTATAAAATTATAAATAGAGAAGAAAGTAAAGCCAATAAAGATACTGAACTAAAACTTTTAACTGATTTTATATCTTTAGACCCAGCTAATGGTGAGGATGATCCCTTTTTTATGCTGGAAGTCAATCCTGCGTCATATCAAGTAGGAAACGTGTCTCCTAATGACTATGCGATGCTATCTTCAATAGAGGCCGCATTAGAAGGTAAGTATAATCAGCAAATATATGATAGCAACGAACAAGTGGTTGCTGTTGAGGATGAGGTGAGTTTTCATCCTGATGAGGTAGATTTCCATAAGCAGATATTTATCATTCCTTCTTCTGATCCCAATAATGAATCACCGAACAGAATGCCCGCCATTATGCATACAGCATTGGGTACTCATTTTGGATATATTGATAAGACTACTGGAAGATTCTATTTAACATTGGCTGGAGATAATGTAACCAGTGGGTCAAATACATCTAGTTATAAGCTTAAAGCTAATCTTATTGAAGATACCCAAACCCCAGATAAAGGCACAACACAGTCTACTACCGGAGTTGGTGGAGTGACTCCTTTGTCAGGATATCAGAAACCGCATAACAAGAATGCATATACTCATTGGGAGACAATGTTAGTAGATACTAGATATAGGGATATATCTGGAAGAATGATTAGAGCTTTCCCTACTTATATGTTGTGGCTTATTGATGAGGGTGGATATTTTGCTGGCGTTAAAATGTTTGATAATTTCTATGGATTACAATCTATTATAGATTTTTCTGTAGTATCTTCTGAAGACCTTTTGGGTGACACTTTAATATTTAGACTTTCTAATCTTTATTCTAAATTAACAAAAAAAGAATCATCATCGATATTTTCTACAGATGGCGATTCTATGAATACTGACTCACTAAGTTTATCTGAGGGGCTTCAAGGTATCGTAGAGCGAGCTATTAATATGTCCAGAAATGTTTTATCTGGATTAAGAAATGAGTACATTGTTGATATAGCTAACATTAGACTAAAGCCTGGAGTACGAGTTCACTTAAGGGGTGGATACGGAGCTAATCCTAACTCCCTGCAGACATTATTTAATGGTGTTATTACAAATGTTGAGCAGGGAGAAATAGTTACAGTTACAGCTCAATCTGATGCGATTGAACTTGGTGCCGTGATTAACTCAACTAAGCAAAAAGGCGATAGTGGAAAAATAGATGGTGGCGTAGACACTGGAATGTATATGTCTGAGCCAAGAGATCTAATGGTTAGACTGCTGTCTATGGGTTCGTCTAGAACTAGAGAAGCTTTCGCTCATGCAACTAGGGGAACTATTTTTTCTGAAAACAAGTTTGGCATTAAACACTTTGGAAATGTTCTTTATGAGCCATTAAATCCTGATGAAGCAGCCAAAAATGCCGGGATTAGAGAAAAAGTTGGCGCAGCATTCACCTATATTGGTGGTGGCCAGTCTGTACCAGAGGGATTTTCTTCAAATTTAAGAGGTGGCATTGTTCCTCTTATTGGACAATTGTGGGCTAACTTCAGCGCTCAAACAGATCTTGAGATATTTAAGAGAAACATCTATGCTGGAAACGGTCTCGGAATTGCACAGTTCATGGGAGGGGATATTGATGATGGCTGGTCTACGGCATCATCTTTAGTTCCCGAAGAATCATATAATGATAGAACTGAAGGATATCTCGGTAGGTTAACCGATATAACCTATAATAAGTTGATGGAAAAGTATCAGCAAAATGATTCTTCAGCCAAAGAAACAATTGAAAACTTAACAGCATCCAATAAGCTAATTCAAGCTCAGGGCAGGTCGGGCCTTGTTCAGGGTGCGATAGGTATTGGTATGACTGGCATAACTGCAGCTTTAGCTGGCCCAGCTGCTGGCGCACTTGCTGGTCTTGGCCTACTTGGAGTGTTGAGCGGTCGTGGTGGAACTAGTATTTTTAAAACAATGGGCATACTTGCACCTAATGCTGATGATGATCTTCCAGGATTTGACGAGGTATCATTTAGGGCACAAACATATATGAGAACTGTTTGGGATATGTTCCAAATTTGTGCAAGATTACTTCCTAATTATATTGTTGCGGTACGCCCATTTGAGGATAGGTCTACCGTATTCTATGGTAAACCACATTGGCTTTACACTTCAGGTGTAGTTCCAGTGACTACTGGTTTTTCTGGAGAGAAAAAAGCTAGAGAAGATGGAACCTCTTCAGGGCCAAGACCTCTAGGGCCAGATGAAGTTCTAAATACTATTTTAGAAACAATAAATAAGGATAGTAATCCTTTGGCAGATTACGCGAAGTTCTTTCAGTCATTTGAACCTAATGAATCATTTCAAACTGTTTCAAAAGCGATAACAGAATCTACTGGTATTTATTCTCCTACTAAATTTTTTACTGGTAGATTAATTAACTTTTATTCTCCACAGGCTTATCAATATTTTGATTTAGAATCTGGAGCAAAAATATCTGCAAGACTTCCAGTTAGCAAAGGTATGGTTGGCATTGGCCCTCACCTTCCAATTATAACTAGGGACATGAAAGCTTCAAATAGTGAGGCCTTCTTTACAGAATCTACTATGGAAAGTCAAAAGACTTTACACAAGCAGATAGGCAATTTGCCACCAAGGTATGGTTTTCCATTTTTTACGGTAACTGAAAAATATAAATTAGAGAACTCCAGCACAGTTAAAATGAGGCAGGGGTGGGTAGTGTTGCAAGAGGGGGTTAACGCTAATACTTATCATGGTTTAGATGATGTTATTAATTTAGAGTTAGACTTCTATGCAAAAACTAAGTTCTCACTGATGCCCTCTGTCGGAGGGGATATAGAGGGTACTGTGAACTTTGATTCACCATTGGATTTTTCTCCGCTCTATGATCAGATAGAGGGCATTATTCAAATTGAGGATCAAAAAATTATTATGCCACTACCACAGATAGGTCTTACGTCTGAAGGTGGTTTAAGTGGTAATATATCTATTCAACAGATTAATGATGATCCAGATTCATTTAGTTTTGAATATCAAAAAGACAATTATGGAGAGCTAACATATCGAGAGTGGGGCGCTCCAGAAACTCCTGAAGATGAACAATTCTACATTGCTATGAAATGGCCATACAATCCTTCTGGCGAAGCAGACGATGCCACACTAAGTAAATTTAAATCAGAATATGGATTCACTAATCTATACGGTACTGCAGAAGATTATAAAAAACGTAAAGTTCTTGTCTATAACCCTAACAATGGTAGAGCTGTTGTTTGCAAGCCAGCATATTTCATGTGGGGTAAAGAAAATCTCACTTCAGATATTCAAGCCGTTATTCCTAATTCTGATGCAAACTACATTGATGGCAATGAATTATCGGCTTTAGTCTCCCCCGATGCAGCGTTCTATTTAAGTGTTATAACTTATACCTCTGCTGAAGCAAAAAGACTTTTAGAGAAAAGTGATTCTACACTTGATGCATTGAATTTCCCAATGTTACAAGCAGATGAGGCGACATTTAATGTCAATGGTTTTAATAGAATTAAATTTTTTGCAGAGCTAGATTCAGGATATAGGACTGCACCTATACCTCAAGAATGTATGTTCTCATTTGTTCCAGATGATATTCCAGTCGGAGTCATAAGCACTACAGTTCTTCCTATTAATAAGTTTAAATTACAAAATGCCGCTACTGAAGATCAGTTGGATACTGTAGCGGAAAGTGAAAGTATGTATATAGTTGGGTTTGGAAATTTTAAAATCAATGAGGGACAAGATTATATTGCTAGAGAAATAGGCAGCGAAGCAATAGATGTAGTTAATGCAATAGGTAAATCAAATAGTGTTTTTGATTGGTATGCTCCCTATAATTCAGAATTTCAATCTGCGATAGATGCTCTTGCGTTTGGCGGAAATGCTTTAAATGTTAAAGATGGTAAAAGTTATTTTCAACTAGCAATAGATAAAGATACTGCATCTCTGACATCAGAAGAGCTTAAAAAGAGGAGAGAAGCAGAGGATGTAAGAACGTCCTTCTCTGCCGTTTATGATCCTTCAGATATTGTTAGTATTCAGGCAAGAAGTTATTTTGACGAAAATTTTGACACTAGCGTTAGCGTTATTGCCGGTAATGGTAGAACAAATAGAGAAGCGCAAGATATATGGGACTATTTCAGGGCTGAATATCATAACTATGAAAGTGTTAAAAGAATATTTTTTGATGTTTATGGATTAGATCCAGATTTAGAAGAAGAATTTCCACCAGAATTTAGTAACATGATATCTGGTCAAGATGTTAATGATCCATTTAAGTACTTTGGGGCAGGAAATAATAGCGCCCAAGATGAATTTGCGATATTATTTGGCTCAGACTATGGTGGTGGCGGTGGCTCTAGTTCTTCTAATCCTAGTAAAGATTATTCAGAAGCCATTGAATTTATGAGAAAAAATTATATAGACGCACCCTTGGATGAAGGTGGTCTCTTATCTTATTTTAATAATATTTTTTCTAAAAATTTAGCTAAAATTTATGAAAGTTTTTTTGCTGGAGAAAGTGTTTTAAGTGTTTTACATTTTAGTATAGAAGCTTCAAATAAAGACGATAATGCGGTTATTGATGTTTCAGATATATTAAAAAAGAATATTAAAACACCAAAACAGTTATTCCTTTTAATGGTTGGATTATTTAGGCAGAGACTGTGGGAAGACCCATATGCGCGAGCATGGTTGGTTTTGAAGCCAGATAAGAAAGCCGGTTGGTTTAGCGCTGATGACGGATGGTCTTTTAAGCCTGTAGATAAAGTATTTAGAGCGTATATTGATCCCAATTCAGACTATGCAAAGCCAAGTAAGAAAGCAAAGTTTTTGCAACTATTAGTCAGCACTAGAGGGGAGGGTAATAGTTCTAATACTTATTTTTCTGAAGTAGTTTCAGATGTTTCCGAATTTGCATCAAGAACCATTGGTCCAATCGTTTCTGCTGTCGGTGATGCACTTTCTGGTTTAATATCAATGTTCAAAACAACGATGCAACAGTTGGGTTATGCATTGTCTGAAGTTGGAAACTTTAAAAAGCAAGCAAATATTTTAAACAAAGCATTAAATGATTCTATTTATTATTCTCTTGGTCGACCAGGAACACTTCTAAGAGCTGTAGATAATCCTTTCACTCGCGAATACGGTGAGCCAGTAGTTGAAATTAGAGAGCCATTTCAAAGAATTCATTACATCAGTTCTTTTTCTCATATTTTATCTAATCAGATTCAAGAAAATTTAAATAATGTGGCGACACAAATAACAGCCGTATCTGATGGAAAATATCCAGTGACAGTAGCTTTAGATAAAGGCGCGCCTGCTGAAAGGCAGGTTGAAAAAACAGTAGAAACTGGTCTTTATTTTGATAATATAGTTGGATCTGGTTTTACTGGGTTTTTACATCCACTTATGCATCCGATGGAAACCTTTAGAGGTGTAGCAAAAGCTATTCAAGGTGCTCCAGATGAACTGAGTGCTAGAAGAGTTGCATTATCGCACCTTAAGGAATCAATTAAAGATATTTATGGTGGAGAGCTATTAGTTATAGGGAATGGTGACATTAGGCCTCACGACTTAGTGTATCTTTCTGATGTGTATGAAAGAATGTATGGGATTTTTGAAGTAGAACAAGTCATTCATCATTTCACTCCTGAACTTGGATTCATTACCTCTATTACACCTAATGCTTTAGTTACTGTTAATGATCCTGCAAGATGGTTTATGACATCCTGGATGCAGTCTTGGATGCACGTTCAGAATGTTAGAAATGACGCCAGAATTTATATTGACAATATTAGAAATGCTAATTCAGGTTTATCTTTTGGCGGAAATATTTCTGTTGATAGATTAGGTGAAATATTAACTACTCAAATTGTTGGCGGATTCCAATTTACCCATGGTTCGTCAGCCCTTGTTAAAGACATAATGGCAAATCAAACAGCAATGATTGCTCCAGGCGTCAATAGCTCACTTCTCAATGCTGCAGGTCAAGAAGAGGGTGGTGGAGTTCCAACTTTTGCCATTATGGCTCAAGTGCTTCCTGGAATTGGTCAACTTGTTTGGAAGGGTTGGAAATGGGTGAGAGATAATGTGCTTGACCAACATGGGTGTTATGTACAATATCTCAATAAGAACGGTCAGCCTATGGACGCTGGATTGTCCTATAATCAAGGAATGGTGGTAGGCCAGCATCATAGTAAGGCGCTTCTCCCTGGAATTCTTGGAACAAGAGTAAAAGCTAGAACTCCAGAAGGGAATTCATTTATTAGAAGTGACGATCTATTTAAGAGCCTTGGTTGGAATGAGGTAGCTATTAATGATATCTACAGACACATTAGTTATGAGTCAGCACTAGTTCATGCGCAGGTTCTTAAGTTATCTGGTCTTGGTCCAGAAAAAGCTGGTTTTGAATGGCAATTCAGAGTTATCTGTCAAGTTAACTCAGTTTTAGACGGTGACACAATCGATGTCACGGATATTATATCTGGGGTAAATTTTAGAGTTCGCTTTGATGGTATTAACGCAGCAGAAACAAATACAATACAAGGTACAGTTGATTATCCTAGTAGTACAAATCCAACAAATTTGAGCTTCTTAGATATTTCTACTCCTGGTGGTAAAGCAAAAGTTTTCGTAAAGAAAGCTTTAGAAAATAAATTAATTGTTTTAAGAATAAATCAGACTAGAACTGAAGGCTCCAATGCAATTGGCGGAAAAGCTGTACTTGAACAAGATTTCGAAGCCGGAAGTCAACTTAATACAATTCAAAATTATCAGCTAGATATTTTTGGTAGTGGAGACAGGGAAAATGAGGGCGATGTAACTGGATCACGTGTTATGGCAACCATATTTTATTATTTGCCTCAAGAAAAAATTGACAATATTTTGTCGTACGTTGCTAATTTGTTTAGATCTAATTTGACAGCTCTTGAATCAATTAAAGACAAGCTAAAAAATGACATCTATGACAAATCAGCTTTCTTCACAAAGTTTGATTCAATTTTTGAAAGCGTAGAGTCAATAATTAATGACGAATATTTTAATATTCAAAATGATGCGGATAGTCTATATTTACTTACAGATGATCAAAGGAAACTTTATTCTAGATTTGTTTATTTTAAAGTACTAGAAGAAATATATGACAAAGCATCCGAATGGCCTAGGGTAAGTTGGGATGAATATTTCCCTGATGGACATCCCGTTACTTTAAATTGGGAGTTAGTTGTCAACAACTTAGCAAAAGTCTTTGTGAAAGATTTACAAAAAGAGTCATCTTCCGTTATTGATGCCAATGATTCTCTACCAATGCCGACATCAGTATCTAATTAAAAGGTAAATTTTATGTCTAATTTTAATTTTAATAATGAGACAGTTTCTGATTTTGCGACTATTGCAAATTCCATTCACGGAAGCTATTATCCTGCAGGTGAAGTAGTAATACGTAATACTTCTTATTATTCTAAGGAATATGGGAACAAGATAAGCAGAGAGAAAACTCTTTCTTCAACCAGTTTATCTCGTGCGATGTCTGGAGATGTTCTTTATAGAAGTCCGGTTTATAGTCAAAATTTTTATAACTCTACTTTGATACCATCTTTAAATAACGTTTTAGGAACAGTATCTGCTGCAGCAAACACTACAAACGATACATACAAGATTGATAATCCAGAAGATGGAATTGGTAAAACAGAACTTAAAGGAGGGTCTGCTACAGCTCGGCATTATGTTGACAGTGTTGCTGGTAAAAAAGCCGCTTCCGATTTTGTTTTAAATGCTGCTGAAAGCATTTCAGCTGATTATAGCATTAAGTTATCTTATCCTGATGAACCACCTGGTGGAGTTCCTGGTCAGCCTAGTGGCAATATTGATAATGGCGCAGGCAATAGTGCTGGCACTAACCCTGGTACTTATACTGGAGATTCTTCTAATCCTAGCGCTGGCTCAAGGGTGATTACAGTAGAATCAACATTATCTCCAGAGGAAAAAGGTTGGCTTTTAGATAGGTCGATGACTTTAAAAAATTTAAACACAACTTATAGTTCTAGTGTTCTTACATATGGTTATAATTTTGACATTAATAATAAATTTAATGATTTAGATACAACTGGGAGTAATTATCCTGGGATTACCGGAAGCAACAAAGTGTCAAAAGAGTTGATTGATCAACCTAGTCAAAAAGCATATATTTGTCCGGCGATGATTGAGCTTATGTTGTATCTTAATAGTAAAATAGAGATTCGTGGCGGATTTGGTTGGGAACGTGGAGAGAATCAGAATACACAAGGTCCAAATCTTTCATCACTAACAGAAGGTGGCACAATAACTGATCATGCTCTCGGTAGGGCATTTGATATAGATGTTATTGGTCCACTTAATAGTTCAAATTCTCCTAATAGAGTAATTTTAGGGAAAGAGGGCGGAAATAGAAATAGGTATCTAATTGCCCTAACTACGTTAATGGAAGCCTTTTCGGATGCTCCTATTCATTTAATCCCTGATCATTTTGCTATATCGATAGACTTAGCTCAAGAGTTTGGAATTCAAACTAAAGGTTTTGAACCAGACACCTGTAAAATGAAAACTATGTATCCTGCTATCAAGTATGCAAACTTTTCTGCAGATGAGGTTCATAGAACTCACATTCATATGAGTTTCAGTGGAGTCAGATCAGGGATATATACTGGTCCAGGTGGACAAATGGGAGGAGCCGGTACTCGCACTACCGTAAATCGTGCTCCAGATAAAAATGAGGATAGTGCATCTAGGCAGAGAAGCAACATTACTGCAGTGACACCTCCTGCAGGCAGTATTGTGGATTCTGGTGAACCAGATGTTCCCGTAGATACGGTGACACCTACTCCATCCGATACCACTTCTGATCCCGCAGGTTTAGATTTTGCTACATATCATAGGGAAACTAGAAGTAATAGCCCTTTCTATCCACCTAATACAAATCGTACTTCTCCCACTTCTACTACCATTTCTTCCGGCGTGACTGGAGAATTTGTAACCCCAACAGATTTAAGTGATGCTAAGTTTAGTAAAGGTTATTCAACTGAACCTAATGGCAAGTTGTCTAGAGAAGAAGTTTTTGCTCTTCTGAGGCTTACTGTCATGTCTGATGAGGCGGCTGCCATATTCTGCTCTATTGCTACTAGAGAGGGCGGCTTGCAACCTCGTGCCTGCAATGTGTCAGATGTCACTGGTGACTGGTCTGGTGGAATGTTTCAATGCAATCTCCTTCCTGGGGCCAATGGTGGGCATACATTTTTCATTCCTCTTCCTAGTCAGACTCAAATGGCTGGTTGGCAAATAGGCTATAAGGATTGGGATAAAGATGATGTAGACTTAAGTAATTTTAATGCCAAAGCATTACCTAAAGCTAAGGCACTTTCTAAGGGTGATCGATGGTCTCTTTTTGATTCAAGAATGTGGATACCCATTAACCAAGCTTATATAACCTATACTGTAGCTACTGGCGGTACCATTTTTAGCGGAACTAAATTAGGCCTAACTGCTGAGACTGGATATGTATTTAAGCCATGGGGCGATTATGGTGGAGGTCCAACTTATGGATTTCTTAGTAATATTAAGTTTTCAATAGCAAGAGATCTATATGTATCTTTAGGTAAAACAGAGCAGCAACTTAAAGATTGGGTTTTAAAAATGTTTCAGACCTCAGGCAAAAACTCTAAGGCAGCTCCATATGCGGCTAGATGGCTTGAAGGTGAAGAATTCAGGGTTTAAATAATGTTAGTAAATCGTTTATTTCATACACAATTACGTAAAGTTAGGAGAGCATAATGCCAGTTAATTATCCAAAGTTTGATAAAAAAATACAAGAGCAGATAGATAACTCTCTATATAAGTCTTCAAAAACTAGACCTGGCACAATAATGGGATATGACAGTTCTACTAATTTAGCCACCATAATATTAGATGAACAATTCACTAACTCTCCCGGTAATGTAATTCGTTCAGTACCGTGCCCATCTATAAGGGGTGTACAAGTCGTTTCTCCAACCATAGGTACACGGTGTTTAGTTGGATTTCGAGACAATAATGAATCTAATCCATATGTTTTAAATTATTTTGACGATTCTGATACAAGAACAAACAGTTTCCATAATTCAATTATGCGTACTGGAATTCCTAGATTTATGGTGCACTGATGGATGTTAACAAAAATGCAGTTTTTAGAAGAGAAATACCTGTAGAGAAAGAACTTTCCAAAAGAAGAAAATTTTCGGAAAGAGAAGTTGGATTTAATCATCCTGATAATGAATCTTTTATGAGACTAAATGATCAAGGTGATATTGAAATTTTTGCTACTCCAGGTATTGGTATTGTTATTAGTGCGAAGTCCAAAAGTATATCTTTTTTTGCGGATACAATTAAATTCAGTTGCAAAGAAGATGGATTGAAGTGGAATAGCTATTATTTTAATTATTCAGCTTCTTCTTTTTCTGAGCCTACTTTAGTTAAAATAAATTTGAAAGATATTCATACCGCACAAAACGGAGCATCTTACTATCTTGATACTGTAAGTATGATTGAACGGGAAGAAAAACAGAAACCAATTACTATATTAGCTGAGAACAAATTCTCTACAAGAGAAACTATTCCTCAACAAAAATATGTGTCCGATTATGATATATCAGATTTAAGCTTTGAAGAGATTGGTCTTCTGGAAGCTTATGCATCTTCTTATTCCGAGTTGCATATCGCTCTTATTGTGAAGCATTTAAGACAAGGTTTAAGTTTTGATCAGGCACATGCGCAGGCTTCAAAGGAAACTAATGAGTGATTTATACTTTACATTAACTGGTGATATTGTAATAAATGGAAACATGGATATCGCAATGGTTAATTCATCGCTTCAGTCAGATATTCAGCAGGTGTATTTAAGGCTCATGACTGAACCTGGCGATTTCTACATTTATCCTCAGCTTGGTATTGATCTTTCGTTATTATATGGGATGCCACAAACTCCAGAGACTGGCGAATTTGGAAAAAGATTAATTAGAACAGGCCTTCAAAGAGAAGGATTGTTTAAAGGCAGGGATATTAGAATTGATGCAATTCCTACAAGTAGGGATACTATTAGATTCGACGTTCATGTTATATCTGATATAGATCAGCCCATAACACTTTCTGTAACACAAACATTAGGAGACTAAATTGCCAGTCTATGGAGTTAAAAGTAAGTCAGATGTTTTAGTTTCTGTTCTTAATAATCTAGAAAAAAATGCAGGCATCACTGCTACTCATCCTGGTTCTATTGCTAGAGCTTTTGCAGAAGCATTTAGTTCAGAAGTTTCTGACCTATATGAGGCTCTGAGATATTCTATTAATCAAAATAATCTTAGTACTGCAATGGGTAGAAATTTAGATTTAATTGGAGATCTTTATGGCATACCAAGAAAATCTGTTACATCTGTAGTTTCTCAAGAGAGACAATCTTATAATATTGAATTTTTTCTAGATAAAGTTCATAGTACAGATATAACTATTCCAAAAGATACTTTAATATATACTGATGTTTCAGCTTTCACAATAAGGCAATACAGTTTTAAGCTTTCTGGACCCATTGTTATAACAGCAGGTACGCTTAAGGCTTATGGAAGGGTTGAGCCTAATTTTACCGATAATTCTTACGTTGCTCCAGTTGGCAGTTTAACTAAACATAATTATATTGGGCCATCTGCTGTTGTAGTTTTCTGTTCAAATCCAAAAGAAATTTATGCTGACCCTAATTCTGAGTCTGATTCAAACTATCGCAGAAGAATTATCGCTTCACTTAAATCTAAATCAGCAGGAACTGCAGAATCTATTCGCTTTGCTGCCCTGGCAGTTAAGGGCGTAAGAGATGTTAGGATTAGAGAAGCAAGCTATGGTATAGGCTCTTGCGATATTATTGTTGTGCCGGAAGCTTCTGTTGCTCTCCGCCCTTTGCCAGAAGCAATACTTTCTGCTATTTATGCAGTTAAGCCAGTTGGTGTGAGATTTAATGTTCGCATAGCTGAAAAGGTGTCGATAAACCTTTCAGCTACTATTACTGTTCCAAGTGGAAATACAACCAATATGATAACTGGAGTAAGAAGACAAGCGGAACTTTTTGTTAAAAGATATCTAAATTCTTTATCAATTGGAGATGTTGTTTCTATTGCCACTATCGAACAACAGATAAAGCTTTCTTCTGATCTAATTAGAAATGTTACTATAAGCGGCTTCAACGCAGATGGCGGAGAGCTGCCACTTAAAGATTTTGATTTAAATACTGTAAAACGTTATGCTGCAGCTGGAAATGTTAACATTTATGCTGTTATAATAGGTACATCTAACTACTGATAGATAGGTGAATTATGACTAAGATGTACACTATTGTACAGAAATCAATTGTTCGCGCCCCAAATATGGTGGAAGCTAGAAAAATAGTCGAGGGTTTAGATGGTGTTGGTGATTTATTAGATTCACTTTCCTCAATTGAAGAAGGTGCGTCTAACGAAGATAGGGCCTATGTTCTAGAAAAGTGGGCTGATGAAATTGATCAAGAAGATCTAGTTGAAGCGGATATTAAAGAAGTTTCTACTGTTGATTTTCTTAGAGCAGAGAATAAAAGACTTGGCAGATTGGCAGATCGTTATAAGAACGTAAATACAGAAGCTTCTTTTGCAGTGTATCGTGCAGCGTTTGATGCGTTTAGTAATTTTGATCTGCCTAAGATTAAAAGACCTTCTTTTCCAAAAAGTTCAAAAGCTTCAGAGACAGCTGTTGCAGTTTTTGCTGATTGGCAACTGGGGAAAGTTACTCCTGATTACAATTCTGAAGTAGCTGCCCAGAGAATTGAGCAATATACTGAAAAATTATTAGAGATCACTGAGATTCAAAGAGCTCATCATCCTGTAAATGATTTACATGTTTGGCTGTTAGGCGATATTGTTGAGGGTGAAGAAATTTTTCCTGGTCAGAGTCATCTTATTGATTCTGGCTTGTATCGTCAAGTTGGTGTTAATGGTCCTGAAATATTAGGCAACTTTTTAAGTACTGCGTTAGAGAACTTCGAACATGTTCATGTTACTGGGGTGATTGGCAACCATGGTTCAGTAGGTGGAAGAAATAGGCGACAGTATGATCCTGAAACTAATATGGATAGGCTCTTATATAAGATTGTCAATTTAATTTTCACAAAAGAACCTAGAATAACTTTCAACATTCCTGATGGAAGAGGAGAAAGAAATTGGTATGCAGTGGATGCGATAGGTAATTATAAAACACTTTTAATCCATGGGGATCAATTACCTCATCCTAGCTCTGTCAGTGGTTACTATAAAAGAATCTTTGGATGGAAAGATGGTGCCATCCCCGAGCATTTTGATGATGTTTTCATGGGTCACTATCATCAGAGTTTTAAAATGTCTATTGGTACTACTGTTTTGAGAGTTTCTGGGTCCCCAGAAAGTTATAATACGTATGCTCAAGAGTATTTTAATTCAATGAGTCGTCCATCTCAACATTTAATGTACATTCACCCTGAGCAAGGTGTTACTTCAGAGTATTCAATTTGGTTAGATTAATTTAAAGGATTATAGATGAAGCAATATTTATTACTGCTTAAAAGTTCAGATTTTAGTAAATCAAATAATATTTGGACTAGTAATCCTATTAACCTATATTCAAATTCACAATTTAAAAACTATTCCTATAGCAGATCAGCTTATGGTCTTAATCTTATAGGGGATAGAACATATGTTGGGACTGAAGTAACTTCACCGTCTTACACTGGAATTCATGCAACTCCGTATAGTTCTAATGTTACTCATAAGACAGATGTTGGTGAGGTTATTTACGAACCAGCTACTCCTTCATTGAGAAGATTTATTGACACTACTTCCAGGATAGATATTCTTACATATCGTCATACTTTCACTAATCTTCCAGGTGTGATTGTTCCTTCTTTTACTATAAGCTTTTATGAATCCGATTCAAGTGCTGGACCCTGGTTAAGATCTTCTGTTTCTTCAGATTCTAATATTGTTTTTATCAAGAATGCAAAACCGTTTGTTAAGATTGAACTAGAGATTTTTACTCAAGATGTTGATTTAAGTTCAGTTGGTTTATTGTTCTATTTAGAAGTTGGAATTTATGATCCAGTTTCACCTGTTATTTCCTCTTCTGTTAGAAGCGTATTAAAAAGATTTCCGAGCTGGACTTCTATCTTTGAAGATTCTGTCGAACCTGCTACTCCTTCTTTAGCTATTCCACAGTCTGTTGGTGGAAAGTTTTTGACTGCAATTCTACAAGAAAGTCTTGACGATTATCAGTCAGATGTTGAATTAAATTCAATTGATTCTTTTATAGCTAGCGCAGATGAAGATATGACTGCGTGGATGTTTGTTGCATATAATGTGCCTCAAAATATAAATTTAATATCAGGAGATAGTGTCCAGCTTGCCAGGGTTGGATCTTTCGCAGATCTAATGGATGGTAGATCAACCGATTATTCTTTCTATTATAGTCCTGTTGATAGACAGCTTTTTACTCTTCGTCAGTTTTCATCTCTTAAAGTCAATGATATTTCATATACCCAAGAAGCAATTAATATTTTTAATGACTTTGACGAGTTTGGCGCAAGAGTCAGCTTGCCAAGACTTTATTTAGAATCTAACTCTAATTATAAGAAAAGGATTTTAGATGTAACTAAAAATATGCCGGGGGTATCAAATGAGGCTCTTAAGCGTACTCTGCGGCGAGAGTTAGACATTTGGAGAGCATATGGCGCTACTCCAAATTCAGATTACTCAGGTGCGACTCCAGAAATATTAGAGATATCAGATATTGAAAACTCTACACCATATTTCACTGATGCAGGACAACCCACCCAGCAGTTCAGACAGTTAGTTGAAGATCTCAACTTTAAATATCCATCTAACATTGGCTATGTAAAGTGGGATGAAGGACTTTGGGATTATGCCGGGTTAAATGGCGAGGGCGTTTCTCGAATTCCAGCTGTATATGATGAGGCTTCAAGTCCATTGGGTTCATTTTATCAGCCTGGAGTTGGAGACTTTGATGATGCGATGGTGGACATATATCCAGCTGAAGCTTCAACCGTTTCTTTTTCTGGAAACATTAAAATTTCTGGATTTAAAGCAATTAGCACGAATACAATTTATGCTCCAGTAGTAGTAGATTATACTTGGTATTTCAATTATCTTGCTACAGTTGCAGATTATGATTCGTCAAAGGTTCAAGCAGGTGTCGTGTATGAGATCAGCATGCCTAACCACGGCAACTATGCTACACCATCTACATTCTATGCAAATTTAAACTATAATAATAGAAGTGATTTTATTGTAGGTAATCAATTTCTTTCCAATAGTCCAACAAGCCCTGAGTACACTTATATCCCAATATTTGATCAGCAAGGGATGACTTTGGCTGAATTAGAATTCAGGGATAAGGTTTTCAATCAGAGATACTACAATTCAACAAGGACTTCTAAGCAGAATAGCATTAATATTGCAGAGGCCGCTTCAATTAATGTTATTTTTGGAAGGTCATTAACTACAACAGGCGTTAGTCCAACATATACTAATCTTTCAGTTGGTAATTATAAGATAGACTTTAGTCGTTCTACACCTATATGGAAATCTAATCCAACAATTGGTACAACGATGACTTTGTCTACCCCTAATCTGGATAGATATAATGCGGGTCTGTATTTAGGTTCAAATGTTTACGTAACTAAGCAGGCGTCTTTTAATTCTGACACTTATAAAGGCACTATTGCTTTAAATACTCCAAATACTTTAAATGTTGGCGGAGTTTCTAATGCGCTTATTCAAATAGAAGAACTTGTTAAGCAAACAGTTTTAAAGCATCAAAAGGCGACTCCGCAGTATTTATTTATTTCTCCTAATAAAATTAAATCATATCCTACATATGGTAGCTCTTCAAATGTTGAGGCTACTGGTGGCTATTCGACAGATCCGATTAGTGATGATACCTATTTGGTGCCTTCTTCTCCAAATATTTTATGGCAGCCTCGTAATCTATCTGGAGCTGTTAGTGCAAGTCCTGATTATTTTGATCAAGCTACTATCAACTTCTCATCTACTCCTTATTATATTGATGTCTATACAAAAGATAGCGTTTTATATCCTTTTGTTAGAACTAATTATGAACATTTTGAAGCAGAAACCGCACCTAATACCTTCTATGGTTTCTTGGACGAAAATAATAGAGTATTTAAGAACGAGGAAGAATATAATAATTCATTCTTGTTGGAAGATAAATTTTTAGAAACAGTTACTTTAAATAGAAACTCATTTGGTCTAGCTGCTGCAACTCCTTATATTGTAGATTCGGTTAAATTCAATACTACACCTAACTATATAGATTCTTTTACCTATAGCAATGATGCAATTGTTTCTGATTTGAATACAGCTTTTGCCGCAGATCCTAATTCATTGAGCCATAAGGTTACGCCACTTAAAGATGCGGTCCTCTACCTAGACGCTAAGTCGGCTTCATTTAATGCTCAGATGATAAGCAACCTTGGTACTGGTGGCACAGTATTAGACGCACAGGTTGGCTCTATGTCTTATGTTGGCTCAGCACATATTCGAAATGGTGCACTTAATCTTCCTGGAATTACATCCAACTATGCAGGTGTTTATGATCATAATGGACTTGATGTTACTGGTGATATTGAAATAGTTTTCAAATTAAACTTAAATACATTAACTTCAGATGTTAGCATTCTCTCAAAGAGTGGAGCATATAGGGTCCTTCTTGCTAATCCAGATCCTAGTAAGGTTAAATTTGGATATTGGACTGGAAGTTTTTGGTCAGAGATAGATACATATAGTGGAGCTATCATCGCTGGAAAAACTCAGTGGATAAAAATTACTAGAGTTAGAAGTACAGGTATTGTTAATTTTTATGCTAATTATTCAAGTCAAGATTTAGAGCCGAATTCTTGGATATTAGTTGGAACAACAACTTTAAATCCAACAGTTTCGTTACCTGCATCAACGGGTAATTTGGAAATTGGATCTCGTGACAGCGGTGCCGGTGTAATTAATGGCTCTTTGTATAGAGTCATTATTCGTGGCGGAATTGGTGGTCCTACCGTCTTTGATGCAGATTTTTCTAAGCAAAAAGATTGGACAATTGAGTTCAATGAAGATTCAATATATAAGAGTGTCGTAACGATTAATGGCACCAATGTGATTAACACTGATCCAACCTTATTGGATGTTGAGGACAAAGGGTATTTCTATCAACCTAGTATCTCAGCTGGCACTAATGGTGCCACAATACCATCAGCAGTGGGGTCGTCTACTGATATTACTGGCAATATTGCATTAGCCGTGCAGATTAGACCTTTTGAGACATATGTAGCTAGTCCTAAAGCTCTTATAGGAAAGAGACAATCGGGCGTAGATAGTTCGGTTACTAACTACTCAATAGGATTTAATGGAGGCACACCCCCTGGTCCTAATATGTTTTTCTCTTACACCTCTAGTGCGGATACAACTTCTCGTTTAGTTTACGCCACTAAGGGTCATAATATTCCAATTGGAACTAAGGCGTGGTTTGGCGCTACCCTCACAATAAACAATACAACTTTCCAGCATACCGTGAAATTTTATACTTCATTAGATGGCGTAAACTGGACACTTTTTGATACTGTTGTAACAGCTAACCCTGGTGGTACGGCATTGTCTTTGCGTTCGAACGCTGCGTTTAATTATATAGCAGCTTCTAATACGGGCTTAGCTGGACCTGAGGGAAAGTATTATCGGGCAAAAATTTGGAATACAGATTCTTTTGCTGGTAATCCAGTTTTAGATGTTGACTTTGATTCAATCACTTATCCGGCACAGGTTAGTTTTACTTGCAATACCGGCCAATTAGTAACTATGAATAGAGGAACTACTGGTCGTAGAATGGTAGTTATGCCATCTAAGGCTAATGGTGGTAGATCTGTTTGGATTTTTGGCGCAGACGCTGGTGCGGCAGATTATTTTATTATTCCCAATAATGACCTTGTGAACTTCGGTTTAAATGATTCATTTACACTTATGGCTGTAGCAAGATCTTGGTCAGTGCCTGCAACAGATCAACGCTTTATTATGAAGTGGGATCCGACTGGTGGATACTACCTCTCTAAAGCAAACACTGGCGTAGCTGCTCTAAACTTCGTATCAGGCGCAGGTGGTTCTGGAGGGGCATCTAACCCAGGTTATGTTGCTGGGTCACTAATGGCACATACTGGTATAAGAAATGTTTCAAAAGACACTACCTATGTTTACGCTAATACAACAATGGGCGTCCCTGCTACAGACTCAACTATAGGGACTTTAAGCAGTAACACTCCTCTGACTATTGGCTCTCAGTATTATAACAACTCAGGATATGCTGATATGGAATTGGCTGCCGTGGCAATATGGAGAAGAGTTTTAACTGATCAAGAAATTAAAATAGTTAAAGAATATCTGGTAGATGGTATAGTTCCTAGTTTGGGTGATAGTGACTTAAATAATGTTGAAGTTGATATATATTCAGAAGCAGATGAAGTTAGACGAAATGATTATAGATTAGGCGTTAATGCTGGTTGGATTTATATTAAGGAAAAAGATCAATACATTTATGTTAATCCTGAGACAGCAACATATAATGGAAGATTCTTTGATTTAACTCTACCAAATTCTCCAAGAAAAGGTGCACCCATTATCGCTAATGTTGGAGGTAAGGAGTATAGAAATCTTGTATTCGAGGACTCATCTACTCCAGGTAATGGATCATTCTATAATACGGAAACAGTTTTGGGTCGAAAGAGTAATTCTCTTTATCTGTCTTACCAAAATATCAAGAATGCTTCAGTCACTGATGTATATACTGGTAAGCGGTTATTTAGCAACTTATCTTCCAGTACGAATGTTATTTCGCCTTTTAGTCAGGCAACTCCATCTGTTGTAGATAGAGAATATGAAGTTGTTTATTATGTGAATGATGCATTCTACGTTGAGAATGATGTTTATAATAGTTCAATAGATGACTACCAGTCCAAAGCGTACTTTAGTACAACGCCTTCAACTAATTCATATTATTATGTGACTTATGAGAATTCATATAAGGATAACTTTATTGATAGTGGATTGAATTTAAGTCAGATTGACTCACCAATTAGTGAAGGATATGTTTATCTTACCAAAGATGAGTTCAATTTCAGTTCAATCTCCGCTTATCTGTCTCCCAATTTTATTACTGATTCCTCTAATGATTTAATGTACCTATCTATTATCTCTTATGATACAAATGGAAACTTAAAACCAGGTCAAACTTTCTATATTAGTGGCAATGATATTTTGGTAGCAGATCCTTATGTGACAACTAATGATAATGGTTTTGCTAAAACAACTGTTAGATATAATGGTTCTATATTGTCAACAACTTCTAGTGGAACAATTAATATTTCTGGAATCGGCTCTGCTACACCCAATGGGCTATCCAACAGCACTCCTAATAGCTCGGCCAATAGTATGACTCAAGGCTATTCTCAGCAGTTAACATATAAGATTATACGTGATAAAACCTTTGATCTTAAAGTTAAAGCGGCTCCACTTAGATTTACTGTAGATACAGATGGAATTAGCAAGCTTGCAATAGTTGGAAAAATTTATTGGAAAGATAATCCACTATTGGCTTCTGTTGCTATCAAATATAGAAAAGCTAGAACTCTCTATGACCTTTTCAACACTGCAAGCTACTCGTATACTCAAACTGACTCAAATGGATATTTTAATATTTTTGAAACTATAAATAGCTATAGCGATGCAAGTGATCCAGGAATATGGTTTGTTTCCGTTGAAATAAATGAAACAGCAAACCAGATACAGACAAAACTGGCTGCATTAGGGGAAACTGTTTTGGCTTCTAACATTACTATAACTGGTGATATAGCTTATTGGAATGAAAAATATGACAATATACACTATGCGAACGAAGCTTCAGCATTGCCTTCGGCTTTTATGCCAGCAACGCAGTTGAATTCTAATCCTATTGCTACTCCAAATTTTGTTGTTAAGCATTATAATAGCATTGATGTTTACTCGGTTAACAGTACTCCAAATTGGATTCCTCCATCTTGGGTTCCTTTAAATAGACTACAACAGTATCAGATGGGACTCTTTGGAACTACTCCAAATTATATAGTTAATTACAGCAATATACGTCCAGATTCTGGGGAAGAATAAAATGGAAAAATTTGTAAACATAACATCAGGTTTAAAAGAAAAAGCTTTTAAAATTGGTAATACGGTACCAAGTGGATCTATCGGTTTATCTTGGTTTTCTACTAAAGAAATTTCTCCATCCAATAATGTTGTTATGGTTGATTTATCAGAAACTATTTTAGAAAATAGAAGTACATTTGTTCAGTCTGACAATGAAGCATTTTTGGCTTATGCGGACGAGCTTGGATTTCTTAGAACGCTTGATGGTAGCTATACTTTTAATAGTGATAATGTTAGTATTTCAAATATTTTTATGAGTAAAGCAACTACAACTGGAGCAGTAGATATTGGTTCTGTAAATCCAAACGATTTTGTTCATAATTATTATATAAGTAGATTTTTCACCGTAGTATCCTATGCGTTTACCTTTACTTCTTTAAAGCAATATGAAACTCCTGAAAAGTTTAATAATATTAAGATAAAAGTTGTAGATAGAAATGGTAACGACTATGTTGATTCTAATACTGGTAGAAGGAAATATAGAATACTTTTAGAACCATTTAAAACTAGCATCAATTATAATAGACCTGAACTCCCATGTAGGATAATTGTTCTTTTAGATGGCACTGCTCCTAGTGGATTAAAACTTATCTACGATAAGGTTGAATGCGATGCTAGGGGTAACTCTTTTAATATGCAAATAAATTATCAGGAGTCAATTAATTCTGTTCAATTATTTCAGGATGTTCCAGAAGAAGCTTTTGTTATAGATCCTAATTATAGAAATGATAACAAGTTTGCTGTTAAAAAAATTAATCAAAAATATTCTGATTTAATCTCTGGTCAAAGAGTAGAAAATGGGTATCAAATAGTTACTCCAGCAAAAGGTTTAGATGATAATCGAAATTTTGAGGTTTTTAACTGGAGACTTATTGCTAGAACTAAGAATTCTATTAATTTAAATGAAATAAATAATAGTTCAGAATACGATTCTATTCATAATATAATTGCCAAAACTTTCAAGGTTGCTGTTTTATATAGTTCAAAATCAGGCGAAACGAATGTTACTTGTAATCCATATGTTTTTAACAGATTAAATAATTCTCCATTTAATTTAACACAATATAGATTTATAAATCCAATCAATGAATCTGGTCCCAATCCGGATAAGAAAAAAGCAAGCTATTGGAAATTGGATATAGACTCTGATGATTTAAATTTAAATGAATTTGATTTTGTTGTTTGGTCACCTATTTCAAATATAACATCTGCCCAAGCTAGAAAGATTCATGAATTCACTAAAAATAATGGCACAATACTATTAGATCTATCGAATGGGGCTGATCCCGGGCTGCTCGGTGTTAATATAAATTTGAATAAAACACTTACTCGCTGTTCTTATACGGAAATTAATGACTCAAGTGTTTTAATTGATCCGAATAAAAATGGTGGATGGGATCTTAGATCGGATCCTGATTTATTTGAAAAAGATTATTATGGAATTTTTGGATCTAATAAATTTATTAGTTCAAATACATATAAAAGTTATATGAAATTTACTGGATATCCTGCCGGTAACTCTTTTATAAAAGGTGGAACTAGTTCTAGTTCGACATCCAGTCTTGGATTGATAATTCCTGTTATGTCACCTAATGCCTCTGAGCTTGTAAAGGGCAATATAATTGCTATAACTTTTCCTCTTTTATCTTATTGTAATGATATATACAATATAGATGGAACTGATATTGTTGTTGACGAGAATGTTGGGTCTACTGATTCTAGTATTACTTTTGGAGCAAACATTTATCCAGGCATAGTTGAAGGTCCATTTAAGCTATTGTATAATATAGCTTCTTATGCAGCTTACTGTAGAATAAGTGCGAGTAGAGTTAAAGATATTAAAAGTTCTCTTTTTAATTATGTTTCTGATTGGAATTCATCTTGGGTTATGAGTCAAGATGTACTTCTTGCAGATGAAAAATCTAAATATTTTAAAGATATTCCTAATATGGATCAACTTGGTATAGACTTGATATCTGTTAATTCTTTAGATTCTTTTTATAAAAATGGATTGTCGTCTGTACTTCCAGAGCATCATAAAGATAAAGTTTTTGGGTTCAATACTTCTAAGGTAGAATTTTTTATTGAAGTCACTAATCCAGATGTAGAGATATCTAATGCTACTAAAATTGACACTTCTAATTTTTCTAGTGAGAATGATAATATTGCTAGTTCTTATTATCTTTTCAAAATTGATGATAATAACATTAAACCATTCGCATATACAACGAAGGAGTCACCTACTTTAACTATTCCTGATGGGATTGGTCCGTATGCTATTATTGATAAGACGATAAGTTCTTCTAATACAAAAGTTTTAAATGATAAATTAAACATTTTAAGTTCTTTTAAATCATATCCTTTTGATTTATATAGCAGTTATTCATACTCTGTAGGTAGTGAGGAAAGCCCATTCCTTGATGCGAAGGTTAACTTAAACTTTGATATGGTAGTGAAGGGTACAGCTAAAAGGAAAACGGTCACCTATGTTACGACTCCTCCAACTTCTAGTACTCACTATGTAAGAACGACAATTAATTGTGAAGATTTTATTTCAACAATTGATGATTTGAAGTTGAAAGCAACCTCTTCTAAGAGCTCTTTTAATGCGTATTTGTATTCTGGAGATATTGATATACACAAAGATGCAAGACTTTGGAAGTCTGGAATGTCTCACGAGTATGTTAAATATATTCAGTATACTGTAGCTGCAGCGTTGGGTATTAGTGTGAAAATTGATGGCTTATATGGAGCGAAGACTGCAGCTGCAGTTAAACAGTTTCAGGTAAGTGGTAATCAAAGATATTTGGATGGAACAGTCGATAGCGAAACTAAATCATTTTTGGCATTCTTTTGGAAAAAATTAAAGATTTCTAATCTTAGTAGATATAATGATCTTAAAGCATGGGCTGCCGGAAATCCAAGCACTGCAAGTGTAGTTAAGTACATTAATGCAACTGATACTATTGGATTAGTGTCGGAGATAGGAACTAAGACTTATAAGAAAATAAGTTTTTCTGGATTTAACGGCCCTAATCAAGCTGAAGATTTTATTTTCTTTAAAGTTCCTTCTAAGATTAAAAAAGTTCATAAAATAATCATCAAAGCAAGTAGTGCTGTCGCTTGGAAAGACTTTTCTATTAATCAATATGGATATTCTGATTTAAATTATCAAGATATTTTTAAAACAACTAACTTTGCACCAAACAGAGAGGCTGTTAATGGTCAGGTGGAGCTTTCTCTAAATGGAATAAATGCCGACAAAGCTCGCTATATGTGGATAGAGATTAGAGGTAAAGGCTTACCTGGTTACGGTTATGCCGAAGGTTTTTCTATTGCATCTATTCAAGTTGATGGTGAACTATTGGAAACTGTTACTACTCCAGGATCTAATGTTCCGACTACTGTTGTTGACACATATGATATATGGGCTTTAGCTAAGGTGACTGTTACGGATACGTTTAGAGGAATAAATGTTTCTACTCCATTTACAAAAGAATATTCTACTAGCAACTTACCATCAACAAGTTCATATATTACCGATCTATATATAGGTTGTGATTATCAGGGGAATATAGATAGAGGGTCTCCATTTCCTAATGGACAGGTTTTGCGTCCAACTTTAAGTTCTCCTATATCTCTTGATAAGGCAGACTATAGTAATGGTTCATACGAGTTATCTTTTAAATATGATTCATCTTTTGATTTCACAAATAGAAATAAAAGAGTAAAGTTAACATATACTTCTGGATCAGTTGTATTGGTGAATGATGCGGGCAAATCTTTGTCTACTTCAACTATTTCTTTAAGTAATAATGGTCTCATTATTAGTGCTAATACATCAGTTTCTTATTATGCTACAACTGGTGCGCATGTTAAAGTTAACAAACTTAGTTCTGGATTTAGATTAAAGAATCTTGCTAATAGACTATATCCAAGTAATACTAATACAGTTGATATTACTGATGGTATACTTCTTTTATGTGATTCTAGTGGTGCGCATTTTGGATTTCCAACTTCTTCTGATATATTAAATTCTATAGATTCAATTAATATAAAATTTAGATCAGAAATTGATGCTAGGTATGGAACTTTAAGTGTATCTAATAAATTGGAAAAAGAAGGTTTAATATACGGATTTTACGATGTTTCTAAAAAAGAGATTTTAGGTAAAACAATGTTATATCTAGAATATATAGATCGTGGTCCTAGCAATATATTTATTTCCGTGTGTGCTATCGATGCTGATGGAAACACTAAAAACAGTAATGATTTTATAGGCCCTAAAACTTCTACGCTTTTTAAGCCAGTTAATTTACCTCTTAAAGCTATATATCCAATTTTTTCTGTAAAGATGAATAACTCTACTTCAATTAGAGTTGGTAATTTAGATCCAGATATTTCAAAGTTTGATGTATGGGAATTACCGGTTTCAAGTGGCAGCTTCTGGAAAACTATTAATATTTCAAATAAGCGTAGCTGGTTTGATTGGAAGAAAGAATATATGGGTCAAGATTTGACAGCATTGTATACAACTGAATCAGATCTAAGGTCTTCTTGGTCCAATATTTATGGTAATGGATTTTATGATGTGAGCGATGAGACTCCAGTTATTCTGGATGAAAGATCAATTCGCCTGAGAAGAACTCCACTAATGAACGCTTGGTATCCTACTGATAACTTTGACAACACAGCTGGTGTCATTAGGCAGGAAATTAATGTATATACTAGAGAATCTTCCATTTCTCCTTGGGTTGAGGTAAGTAAGTACAATATTAAAGATATTGATTCAGAAACTGGAATTATTCAATTTAGAACACCTATTGTTCCTTCTGGTTCTTCTTTAATTAAAGTCTCTTATGTTAGCGCTTCTAAATATAATTTAGTTAAACAGGTAAATGGAAATCCTATCCCCCTTAATCCTTTATTGAATTCTGATATTATAGATTTTGATCAGCCACTGTATGTTTACCTCATGCCGAAAGTTATTTATAAAAATAATACTTCTAATTCTGGATCAAATAACTATAGTGTATCATCTGATAAACTTCGTGTTTCAGATTATATTTATACATCTGTTTTGAATTTTACTTATGATGAAAGGATCTTTGATAGTAGATCTTCTATTTTTGATCCTTTTGCGTTACCGATAGCTATTGTATATGTTACAAGCAATCCGTATAAGCAGGTCCCAGACTTAACCGATGTAAGGTTAAGAGGAGGCGGGGTTACTGGTGACCGTCCAAATAGTGAGTTGCAAGACTCAATAAGTGGGGTACTATCACATTGGGATGTTTATCCACCATCTGGTGAGGCTTATACTAAGGGAGGCTATGTGATAATTAGGATTCCTAAAGAAGTTAAAGATAATTTCTTGGATGAAAAAGAAATTTATCAAATAATTTCTAATAACCTTACTGCTGGTATAGCTTACGAACTCCAAGATATGGATGGAAATAGTTGGAACTGATATGCTGAACACCACATTGAACAATTCAATTAACACATTTTTCGGATCAAGTAGAGTAAAAGTTTCACAACTTATCAATGAGATGAAAGTAGATAAAGCTGACTTTACTTCTTTAATGTCAAAGTTAGCTGGTAGTTCTAGATTCAATGATTTTTCTACTTCTCAAGTTATTGCAGATGGACCTCTTCGTAAGGAAGCGATTGTTGATCTTTTTCGAGATTCTTCTGCAAGGATGAAACAGCTATATAATGCTGCAAATGCCAATAGTATAGTTTTAGATTCAATGGTATCTATATTGGGTTCAGAGATTGAAAAAGTTGAAAATGATATTCAAAATCTTCAATTATTTATTGATAATTATGAATTTATATCAGGCAAAGATGATTTATATAATGCAAACTATTTAGAGAAATTTGATAATAATTCTAGTGATTACAAATATGATGGATATGATCTACCTTTAGTAGATAGAGATAGTGTTAACTTTCCAGCTAACGGCGGAGCCTTCATTGACTCTAAGAGCGGAACACTTAAGATAGGATCGGCACAGTCTGACATTAATGTTATTAGGGCAATTAAATCAATTAAAATTGAAAATAATTATTCATCATACATAACAAATGATAGTGATTTTAAAAATCTTTTTAATGACAACCTGTTCGATTCTTGGAGCGTGACAGTAAAGAGTCCTATAGTCCTTGATGCCTTATTGAGTAAGTATTCTGAATATTTTAATTACGATGTTTCGTCAATCAAAGGAGCGCAGACAGCAGTTGAAGTTGAATTTAACTCATCTATTGAGATGGATACAATAAAATTTAATCCTAATCTTGGTAATGATTTTCAGCTTTTGCAGGTAGTTGTTTTTAATCCAGTAACGAATTACGCAGCTGGAGCTAATTCTTCAGCATCTTATAAGCTTCTTTTAAATTCTAGTAAAGTTTTATCTAGTTCTATTGAGTTCAGTTTTGAGAAAAGTGTTGTTAATAAGATTATTTTTATATTTAATCAATCAACTTACTCGCGTGCTAAGAAAGATGCTGTAGTATCAGAATTAAATTCTAAGGTTTTAAACTCTTTTGTTGGGCAGAGATTGAAAGAAAGAAGAGAATCTTTTAGTAAGATACAAGATATGTCATATTGGTATTTTAATAGAAACTTTTCTATTGATGGAATCAAGCAGAATAAAACAAAAGATATAGAATATTATTCATACAGGTTTCCTCAGGAACTTCACGCCTATGCTACAAAAGTTAAAAATGAGTTATTTAAATCTTCCTCTTTTTCAAAAGAAGATAATCCACTTTTTATAAATTCTCCTATTTTTATAGATCTTATTAAAAATATGATGTCTGCAGTTGGTGCAGATACTAGAATATTTAATTCTAACTTTTTTATTAATTCTAATTCAACTAGTATGCGTTCAATCTTTATGGATCATCCAGGGTTTTTGGCTAACAGAGAGACTACTTCAATTGATGATCCACGTCACCAGTTTTATAGTGGCAATATCGGAAGTGGTACAGTTGTTAATGCTATTAAGAACTTGTTGGTCAATGAACCATCTGATTCTTATGAATATTCTTTCTCGTTGAAGTCTATTGATTTTATTAATACTAATGCATCTAATACATATAAGGCTTGTTTTATAAGTAAAAAAATTCCTACAGATGGACAGATCTTAGGTGTTAAGGCAAAAGTTGAATTAGCAAATTCCAATCTATCTACTGATACTAATTATGATTTAAAAAATTTAACATCATATGAATTATCAGTTTCCAATAGTGATTTTCCTAGCTTAGAGTCAGATTGGATTCCTTTAGCTTTTAATAATCAGACAATAATAGATTCAGAAATTATTTTTTTTGATATAACAGATCTTACTTCAGCATTAAGATTTCCTCCAAGGCCTGATTCTATATTGTTGTATAAAGATGGAATGATTGTTAATCCATCTAAATATTCTTATAGTGTTTCAAATGGAAAATTAAAACTCACCGAAGAGTCAGTTTATTCTGGGAACAGCATATTTTGCGTTTATTATGAAATTGATTCGTCAATATATAATCCTTATGAATTAGATTTTGTTAAAAGAAATCTTTACAATGAATCAATTAAGCAATATAGAAATAATAATGGACTAGGACAAATTTTTAGTAGAACAAATTCTGATGCTACGATTGCGTTAGATTTTACACCGTATATTAATAAAACGTTTGCAGAGAACTCTAGATACGATAAATATTTTGGTACTATATTCCAATCGGATAACGCATCTGGATATAGCCCAATTAAAATCAAATTGTCTGATGGAAGTTTTGCTACAAATTTAACAAATTATACAAATTCTGCTCAAGATACAGGATTTTCTACTTCTTCTAATGTGGTTCAATTCTTTCAAAATGGAAAAAACATTACTTTTAACAAAGCTTTAAATTCATCTTTTACAGTATATTATGAGTATGTTCCATATAGTTTAAGATTTAGATTTATTATGAGAAAAAATATACTTAATTTAGACATACCTGGTAGAGCTGATTCAGTTTTGTTAAAAATGAAAACAACTTACTTTGATCCATATTATGATAAACTTAATTATATTTCAAAAGTTTGATTAGGATAGGAATTCAATGACTCAAATATCTTCCAATACTTTAACCTATGATCAAGTTTACTTAAAGGTAAGAGACTATTTTTCAAAAGAAGTTAGAAATCAATTTGCAACTAATCAACAAAAAATTGAAGAATATAAAAAACTTGTCTCAGATATATATGAGACAGTAGGAGGTCCTGTTACTCAATTTGTCCCTTATATAAAGGGAGAGCCTCCTACATCTAGTAAATATAATTCCTTTTCTGCATCTGTTGGAAATGATTTTGCGCTTGTATCTAAGCAGTTAGACTATTTGAATGCTAAGACTGTTAATGCGTATAATCTTTTTGTACAAGAAATAGAAGCTGAGAAAAATTATTTAGAAAGAATTTCTTCTAAAGCTAAAATTTTGCAAATGTATTCTCAAGCACCAGCTGATGATCTGGTTTATTTGGGTGATTCTTTTGATAATCAGGATCAAGTAAATGTAAGTTTGATTCCTGTTGGGATGAATCCCAATATTGAGAATGGATCTTTTACACTACCGATATCAAGAATTAGACCTTGGTCTCCTAGGTCTATAAAGATTAATCAGTCTGTATCTAATGGGTTTCTTGGAAATAATCATCAGGTAGTTAAGTCTGTCAATTCAGATCAGACAGAAGTTTATGAATATATATATAAATCAAACAGAACTTTGGCTTCTCTTTCTGGAATAGGTGATGAGAATCCTTTAACTTATTTCGAGTATGATGCAATTAATGTTGACAGGTCAAGCAACGCTGCTGTTAATAGCGCTGTCATATCAAATGATGAGTTTGGTTATCTTTCTAATAGAAAAGTTGTAGCTGGAAAAACGGAAGGAGAACTTATTGATTGGTCCTCTTTTGATATGTCTAATCCTGTTAAGCTTAGTTTGATCTTTGAATGTGGTGCACCAACCTTAGCTAATACTTTTACAATTTTACCTTATTTTGGATCAACGGGCTTAATCAAGGTTACTTCAGTTAAAGCTACTCTTCAAAATGGTGATGTTACTGAAGTTCTTAATGGTACGATATATGTCGGTTCTTCTTTTTCTCCGCTTAATTTGCAAATAGCAAATAATTATTTTTATAATAAAGCAACAATTAGATTTTCTGAATTAAGAGTTTTGAAGTTTGAAGTCAGCATTGAGCAAGACGCTTATCAAGATGTAGATATTCTTCATGCGTATTGGAAGCCTAATTATCAAACAAATCAAGGCATTGATTCTCCATTTTATGGTTTATCTAGATTTAATCCGAGCGCGTTTAGTTCGGATGTTTATGAGTTAATTGAGTATGATAAATATTCGCTTGTTCCGCAGATAACTAATCCTAATGAGTTTAAAGATAAAGATAGAATTTCTAAAGTTGTTAGAGTTAGATTAAAGAAAAAGCCAGTCAGATATGATGCTTATGCTATCAGTATGAAAACTTATGTTAATGGTTCGCCTAATTCAACAAAAGTTTACTTTTATAATTTTATTGGAAGTGGAAGTAATAGATCATTTGTTTGGGTTCCTGATACAGCCTCTTTGTTTGAGCCATCTGCAGGCGATGTTCAGTTAGCTGGTTCGGCAAAGTATGCGCCTAGTTCCGCAGAACTTGTTGATGATTTAGCTTCAGTAAATAGCTATCTTGCCAGTCTTCCTAATGGAACGGCAACTACAGGGTATAATACATATAGATTTAGCGATATTGTTATAGAGCCTGTAACTTACACTGCTGTCACTCAAGTGCTTGGCTATTCTGTTCCAATCACATTAGAAAAGGAGCTATATAAAGCAAAAAGGAAATCTATTGGTATTAGAGATATTTCTTTTACATACGAAACATACGCAGATGCTGCAGAAGTTGTTTCTACTTCTTATAATTTTGATACTCCTATTGAATCTTTGATGATTTCTTCTGAAACTAATGTAGATAATTCATATAGTGATAAAGTAATTTTAAATTATTTTATATCAGTTAATGATTCTAGCTGGATTCAAATTTCTCCTGTTCAGCTATCAGCTAATGGTATAGCTGAAGTTTTGGTTTTTAATAAAAATATCCCGATAAACTATCAAATACCAGGTGTTGCGTATATCAATTATCCAGAAGTTCCAACTGAAATAAACTCGGTAAAAGTTAAGATACAAATGTTTAAAGATAGAAATTATAATATTACTCCTGTAGTTTATTCTTATAAATTGATAGCAAAGGTAAAAAAGAGATGAATATTTCAACAGTTCAAAAAAGAAAATTTCTCTATAATATTTATAAGTTATTTTATTCTACGGGAAATAAGCCATCTGATCATGAAATTAAAAAACTTTATAATCAATATTTTTCTTATAACAAATTAGGCGAACCAGTTTCAATTGATGTAGATAGGATACAGTCCACTAATACTGTTAGCCATCATGCTTTAAATGAGGTGATGATAAATACTTTATTGAATTTAGAAACATTGTATGATTGTGTAATGGAAAATAATGAACAAATTTTTTCTGTCGTTAATGCTTTGAATATGAAGCTTGATAATTTAAGAGCTAAAAGAAAAGAAATTGAATCTAAAATAGATCAACTTCTTTTCGCCAATGCAAACTCTGACGGATTTTTCTATTCTTATTTAGAAAATTTTTCTAATACAACTTTTATTGATCTAGAAAAAACTTCTGCGTTTGTTGATATTATTAATAATCATGTGACTATTCCAAAAGTTACTTCGGAAATATCTAATCAGATAACAACTAAATCAATGATTTTATCTAATGTGAAAGCTACTGTAACGTTTAATAATTCAATCGTATATGGTCCAACTACTGTATCTAACTTTGATGCCGTTTTTGATGGGCTAAATGACACCTATTGGTCTCACGATCACACTTCTGATGCTCCAGGTATAGCTTCTATTACTTTTAATATTCCAATTAATACTGGATTTAGTATATCTAAAATACAGGGTTCAATTTTAAGCCAATCCCCTTGTTCTATTTTTATGAAAGCTGTTCCAGTTTCTGCTGATAAACCAGAAGTTATACGTAGCAAAACTTCTAAGGAAGATTATAATAGATTTGCATTTTTGTTACCTAATGATTCATATAGTGCAATCTATTTGACTTTATATAAAGAAGAACCAGACAAAGTAGTGCAAAGCACTACTGCACCATATGTTTATACGTTTGGTTTTAGAGAGCTTTCTATCGGTGCAGATTACTACGATGAAAGAGCTACGTTAATATCCAAGCCTATATCTATTCCGATTTCCGATAATAGTTTACTATCTATTAGTTCAGTTGCACTTGACGCTAAGCAGCAAACTGTTTCAGGTACAAGTTTATCTTATTATGTTGCAGTCGACTCAGAGTCAGCTGTCGGGGTGTATGATTTTAGTTGGATACCAATTGAGCCTAGTAGTTCTGATGCGGGAGCAATCCCAAATGTAGTTTCACTAGTTGGTTCTAGTGCAGTTTCTGAATATATAGATATAGCTGATGATACCCTCGATGTTGATTATGTTTTGATTCCACTTAATAATACCTCACCTAATGCAAACGAATTAAATCCTATTACTTTACCTTTTTCGGATAGGGAGGCATATCGTGTGGCGTCTTTGAGTGATACGACTACATATTTGCAACCTTATGTTATTTCTGGTCTGAATAATTTTCAATCTTATTCAATTCCATCGCTTAGTAGTGTTAGTTCGAATTTGTCAAATTCTTTACAGGGTTGGGCTGAGATTATTAATGATTCAACATATTTAGAATTAAGAAAAACTATTTTTACAAATTATTCGTCATCTTTTACTTCAGCTTTTTCTGGCCCTTGTTCTGAATTAATTGAAACTAAGCTTTTATCAAGTGAGGAAAGAACTGTATCTCATACTATTACTAAAATTGGTACTTTTAATCTTTCTATATATTTAAATGGTACAATTATTGGCGAGCTTCCATCTGGACAAACGGTTTCTAGATTAGAATGGAAATTTGTTAAAGGTATTAATACTATAACTTTTGCTTATGATAATAGTTCTAATGACCGAGTAAGTCTAGATCTAATGGTTGGAGCAAACTTGTTTGATTATGGTACAGTATTTATGGAATATTTTTCATATTTAGATCCTATTGAATTTAGAAATAAAGTTGATTCAAGTTTAAATGTTTTCACTATAGATTCATTTTATGGTTCTAAATATCTTTTGGCTTCAAAAGAAATTTCTAAAAGAAGTATTTTGAAGTACTATTCAGATAAGTCTCAGGAAGTTAGTGCTGTTAGATATCGTGTAGATTTTAATAGATACTCTAATCCACTTCAAACTCCTATCTTGGACGCAATAAGAATTAAATTTAAACATAACGATGTATCGTAAAGAGGTAGAATGTCAAAAACATTTACAAATCAAGATAAAGTGGAAAGATTTAAAGAACCACTTTTCCAAGTAAATAGAATGAAATATCGCGGACCAAGAAGTAGTGAATTAGAGAACGCTGAAACAAATTTTTTAAAGTTGGATTTGACTAGAATTAAAAATCAACTTGATTCTATTGATTCTTCTATCCTTGAAGATGTCAAGCTTTTTATTGGTGACATAGATGACATTACTGCGGCATCATTATTGAATGATGGTTTAAGTTATGATGTTAGTGATGTCAGTCTTTTTATGCGTGATGATCTTTCTGTATTTAGTGACGCTGTGTATTGGTTGGATGTAGATAAATCTACCGTTGGAGAAACGGTTATGCAAAATAAGGGGTGGGGAGGTGCGGCTTTAAATGCAACATATAATGGTTCGCCAGTATTATTAGGTCATTCTGGCGAAAACTATTTGTATACTCCAGGAATTTCTGGTAACTACGCTTCTGTTCCTTTTGATGATAGTCTAAATATTTTAGGTGTTGAAAGCGAACATTTTCTCTCAGTAGCAAGAGGTCCAGGATTCTCTTATGCTTATGTTCCAGATTCTCCAGAGCTAAAAATTACTGGTAATATTGAAGTAATTTGTCGTGTAGCATTAGATAACTGGAACTCTTATCCAGCTAATCAGATCATAATGAGCAAAGGATATGCTGGAGAATTTTGGCTTTCTGCCTCTTCGTCTAATGTTGGATTTTACTTTATGGGTGGTGGCACATTAAGGTCTATTGGTATAACTTGGACTACAGCTGCAGGAAGGCCAAGTGATGGTCAAACTGTTTGGTTAAGAGTAACACGTGAAGCTAGTACGGGTATTGTGAGATTTTATTATGCACCAGATAGTACATCTTATCCTTCTAATTGGATTTCAATTGGATCTTCTGTTGGATACATTGGTGCGGCAACGGCATCTGGATTTATCGTTGGTTTCGGCGCAGGTACACAAAGCGCAGGGTACTCCGGTGGCGAAAGAATGGCTGGAAAAATCTATCGTGGAATATTGAAAAATGGAATTGATGGACCAACAGTTTTAGATGTTGATTTTACTAAAGCCGCTATTGGAGCTAGATCTTTTACTAGCTCTACTGGACATTCTGTAATTCTTAGTTCTCAATCAGCTCAAATAGTTGATGGATCAACTTATATGTTTGGATCTGGATTAACTAGTCCAAATAGTTATGCTTATGTAACTGACGTATTTAATGGTTTGATTCAAGCTACAGGAACTCAGGCTACGGTTGGTTCTTCTACAATTGTTGTAACTAGTGCAACCGGAATTGTCGTCGGGCAACGAGCGATATTGAGTGGGTCTATTCCTGATAATACTTTTGTCACTAATGTTTCTGGAACGACTATAACAATTAGCAATCCCACGATTGCCGCTTTCACATCTACGACTATGTACTTTCGTAATGAAGGTATTGGAACTAGTTGCGAGTTAGATATTTTAGGTACCGAGGGTAGTAAATTTTTGAGCCTTCCTGGTACTTCTGGAAATTATGCATCTACGCCAAGTGTATCGACATTAAATATTGCTGGTGATATCGATATTATTGTTAGGGTAGCATTAGATAACTGGAAATCTTCATTAGACTATCAAGGTCTTGTAGCAAAAAGGAGCCTTAGTAGCGCAGCTTACTCTTTCCGTATTAACAATACAGGGAGCGGATTTCCAGAATTTGTTTGGTGGACTACTGGTGGACAAACAGTGATCACTGCTACAGGTGCACCACCTTTTACGAATGGTCAAGCTGGTTGGTTAAGATGTGCAGTTTCGGTCGCTACGAGCCAAGCATCCTTTTATTATTCAACGCAAACAGCAGAGCCAACTCTTGCACAATGGACACTTATAAATACAAGTCCTCCTGGTGCGGCTTCAACGATAGACCCTACAAGTGCTAATCTTTATATTGGCAGTGGCGTAAATGGCGGTACTCAAATGTCTGCAGGAAAATTTTATAACGCTATAGTTAAAGATGGAATTAATGGAACAACAGTTTTTAATGCAAACTTTGGTTCAGTGGGAATTGGGACCACATCTTTCACAGAATCAACTGGTAAAGTAGTTTCAGTTACTGGTTCTGCAGCAAGGATTGTTGATGGAACTACATATATGTATCAAGATGCGACTACCATCACTACTACAGCTACACAGGCTACAGTAGGCGCTACTACAATTGTTGTAGCCAGCAGTTCTAATCTTTTTATAGGCCAGCGCGTTATGGCTACTGGTTTTATTGCAGAAAATACTTTTATCACTAATCTTTCTGGAACAACAGTAACAATTAATAATGGAACACTTGCAGCTATGTCTGCTACCACTGTGACTTTCCGTTATGATAATTACGCCACGTTGCCAGACAATGCTGCGTTAAATATTACTGGAGATTTAGAACTTGTTTGTAAGATAGCGCCAAAAGTTTGGTCACCATCTTCACCGGTTATTCTTATGGGTAAGGGATATGGACAGCAATATTACTGGTATATTACGTCTAATGCATTAGCACTTGGATTGACGCCAACGAGTCTTACAAACTTTTTCGCATCAGTAAACTGGACTACTGGTAGGCCAACAGTTGGTGGTACTCCACTCTGGTTAAAAGCGACAAGAAACGCAACTTCTGGTGATGTTATATTCTATTATTGCCCAGATCAAGAAGCTGAGCCAACAGCAGCACAATGGATAACTATTGGTACATCTTTTGGAAATACTACTGGAAATTTAAATACCAGTGTACAACCCTTTGGTATTGGTATTGGAACAAATGGTGCCCCATCACTATATTCCCCTATGGGCGGGAGATATTTTAGAGCAATAGTTAGAAACGGCATAAACGGAACTAAAGTACTTGATGTAGATTTTACTAGACTAATACAGTTCTCTAGCTCTTTTGTAGAGTCTTCATCTAATGCTATGACTGTAACAATGGTTGGTTCTGGTTCTAGAATTGAGAGAGAAAGAAATATTGATATTTGCGCACGGGTGCAATTTAATACGTTTGCTGCTTCCCAGGCTTTTGTAAGTAAAGGATCTGGTTCATCTGTTATGGGTGGTTATCAGTTATTCGTAAATAATTCTGGTTTTCCAGTTTTTAGATTTTCTGATGGATCACTTGTTTCGTCTCTAACTGGAGACGTTACATATGCTGCAGCTGGAGTTTTACTAGGTAAGCCTTGTTGGGTTAGGGCTGCAATCGATACTGTAGATTTAACTACTGGTTGCAATGCTAAGTTCTATTGGGCACCAGATCAACCTTCTGAGCCAACTACATGGATTCAAATAGGTTCTACTATTTCAGGATCAGGAAATAGCACTGGTAATATTAGTCTTGGTGTAAACTCTGAGCAGTTGGCGATAGGCGCATATTATAGCGGCGCAGCTGATGCCTTTAGCGGTAAGATTTTTAATGTTATTATTAAAAATGGGATAGGTGGATCTGAAGTAGTAAATGTTAACTTTACTAGACAGCTACAATTCTGCTCTTCATTCATGGAGTCTTCTTTTAATGCGTATTCAGTTGGTATTTTAAATAATGCTCGCATTGAAAGAAATAGAGATATTGAATTTGTTTGCAGGGTTGCCGCGGATGATTGGACGCCAGCAACTGAGCAGTATTTTTTTGGTAAGTATAATACACATGCAACTGGACCTTATGCTAATCAGAGATCTTTTGCGTTATCTATTCTTGATACAGGAAGACTAAATGTTAGAATTGCTCCCGATGGTGCTGGTGGTTCACTTCTTTCTAAATCTAGTCCATCTATACCTCCATTTGTGGATAAGACTACATATTGGATTAAAGTTACTGTAGATGTAGATAATGGCACTGGTGGAAATGATGTATGCTTTTATTATGCTGAAGATCAAGTTGATGAGCCAACAGTTTGGACTCAAATAGGTGGTCCTGTAACTACCGCAAACATTACTTCAATTTCTCCTAATACAAGTTTCCTCGAAATAGGTGGAATCTATGGAATAGGAAACGTAAACTCTAATACTGGACCTTTTGCTGGAAAAGTATTTAGAACTATTGTCAGAAATGGTATTGGTGGAGCTACAGTTTCTGATGTTAATTTTACTAAAGCAATTTCTAGTGGATCTCAAAAAATAATAGATTTACCTACAGTCACAAAGAATAGCGTTGATAAACCATTATACTTGCAAAATCTAGGTTCTGGAGGAGCGGTTTTAAATGCTCGTCCAGGAGCAACTTTTGGTCCAGATAATACTGCCGCTATTACTGCAAATTCAACATCAACTACGGATCCGAAATGGTTGGCTCATACGGGTGAGAATTATTTATATATTCCAGGAGTTTCAGGTAATCGTGCGGATGTAGCTTTTAATGCCGCATTTAATGTTACTGGTGATATGGAATTAGTTTGTAGGGTTGCGATAGATGATTGGACTAGTGGTTTAAATCATACTTTGATAGAAAGAGAATCCACTGACCCTAACCGTGGTTTTACATTTATGGTAACAGGTGTTGGAAAGCTTCTTTTAAAATGGTTTCCAACTGGGTCAAACTCTACTTTGATGGCAAGAGAATCTACTGTCCCTGGAAACTTTGTTGACGGCAAAGCTTATTGGCTTAAAGTCACTATAGATGTCGATAATGGTTTAGGTGGACATGATTTAAAGTTTTATTATGCAGAGGATCAGACTACAGAGCCGACTTCTTGGGTTCAATTAGGTTCAACTGTTTCTCAGCTTGGTGTTACTGCATTTCCGGTTTTAGCATCATCTCCAGGTGTGGTTATTGGTGGAAATGCAAATACTGTAGCCGCAGGTAAATTTTATAGAGCTATTTGGCGAAATGGTATAGGCGGAACAAAAGTTTTTGATATTAACTTTGCTACCAGTTTATCCTCTACTGTTCAATCTACTTTTACTGAGTCAGCAAATAATATTACGGTAACAATTACTAGAGGAACTAGTGGTAAAAAGACAGTAGCTGTTTGCCGTCCATGTTGGCTCTTTGGTTCTAATAGCTATATGGAAATAGCAGATAATGCTAATCTAGATTTCAGCTACACTGAATCTGTTTCTGTTGTAGCAGTGGTGAGGCAGTGGGGGACTGCTGCAAGTTATGGTAGATATATTTGCAAGGGCGGAGGTGCAGCAGCTCAGGGATGGAGCCTTTCTAATGATACTACATCTGTAAGTCCTGGATTTTTTATTGGAGATGGAACTAATGCAGCTAACCAGACGGGACCTGCAGTAACTGCTGGAGCCTTTAGTGTGTTTGGTGGAATAGTTAATAGATCTAATAACACAATTAAAACATTTTCTAACAATACGTTTAGCGCCACTTCACCTACAACAACTATTGGAAACTTGTCCAATGGGAATACTGTCCGAATTGGCGTGAATGGTGGAGCTTCGCTTTCTAACTATCAAGACTTTGAATTCTATGCAGGTCTTATTTTTAGAAAAGCTTTATCGACAGCAGAGGTAGCATTAATCAATGCTCACTATTCTGGCACAATAACGGCCGCTTCTACTGCACTTTTGAAGGAGGCAGTATTTTATTTAGATGCAGCTAATCCAACTCAAGCAGGAGCTATTGTTAGATCTAATACTAATAAGAAAACAGTTGCTGTTACTCGTCCAACACTATTGATGGGTGGTGGAACCACTTGGTTAGAAACTCCAGATAATTCTCTTCTAGATTTCGGTATAAAAGATTCTTATACAATTTTCTTTTCAGCTAGATTTTGGAATAATATAGCGGGATACTCAAGACTTCTCAGTAAAGGTGATAATCAAACTAATCCCGGATATGAAATAATGACTAATGCGTCAGATAATTCTGTTATGTTGAATGTTAAAGGTAACCTTTCAGGTCAAGTTGGCGGATCTACTACTACTCCAAGTAAAACTTTTATCGAGAATGCGACTAATTATATTTTTGTTCATGATGTAACTTCTGATTCATTTAGTGTGTATGTTAATGGAACTTTTGATAATAAAGCTACCGATGTTTCCGTAGGATCTTTAGCCAACTCTTATCCTTTAAGGGTTGGGGCAAGATCTGATGTTACATCTGGAGTTGATTTTGAGTTCTTCGGTGCTGCTATTTGGAGAAGAGCTTTAACTCAAGATGAAATACAGGAAATTGCTAATTACTACCAATTGAATGGTACTATTGTTAAAGTTGATACAATGAATAAATTGAGTGCTCAACTTGCTAGAATACTTAAAACAGTACAAAGACTAGAGAGTGGATTGTAAATGAGTGAAATTTTAAATACTAAAAAACGAGACTATCAATATAATGGTCCAGTAGAAAGCTCAGATTACAATGCGCGTATCGAAGAGAATTATAAAGATTTAGTATATCTATATAACAAGAGTGATATCATTGATAATAAGCTTTCTCAAGCTTTTGAAAGAGTATTAAAAGATCACCAATTTCTTGCTGCAGCTATCAAAGATTTAGATGACAGAATTCAAGCTTTAGAGTCCGCTTCAAATGTAATATCTATTCATTCTTTTAGTCAGTTAGACTATTCTTCTTTTGTGAATACATCTTTTGCTGTTTCTACAACAGATCTTTTAAGTTTTGATCCTATTTATAATATTATTACTTTACCAAAAGTTGCTAGTAGTTCTTTTAGTAAATTAAAGTTTTCTAGCGCCAATGCGGGACAGATAATACCTGACTTCTTTAAAGCTAAGGTTGAAAATAATCTTCCTGGTGTTGACACATCTGGTGCAGTAATTGATACTACTCCAATTTATAATGCGATATTGGACTCACCAGAGAAGATATGGAAAAGAAATATTATTTCCTCTAGTAGTTCTCCAGCAGGGGCTCAAATGTGGCTTTATATAAAAGTGCCGAATGAGTCATCCGGTTCGGCAAAAACTAATATGATTAAATTTAATCCATACCCTACTTTTGGTACCGATATTTTATCTGTTGAATATACCACTAAGCAGAATCCTGGTCTTAACTCCGGCGATGGATGGCTTCCATTAAACAGATTTGGATATTATGATGGTGAATTATCTGCAATAGGAAAGGTTCCCCCTGGTGGCTGGGATGTTGTTGCGGCAGATGCTATAAGAAATTCTCCTCCATTGGCTTTCGTTTTTTCTGAGTTAGATATAACAGCTATCAGAATAAAATTTATACAGAGAAATTATTTCCAAGAGCTAAGCAAATATGTTTATACTTATGGTCTATCTGATCTTGATATTAGATATGATAAATATTTGACTTCTGGTAAAACTATTATTAAATTTTCACCAACGAATGGTGATGTTATTTCTCAGATTACTAATGTTACACCAAAAATTTACAATGTTCCTCAGAGTCTTTTGTCAACCGCATTTTCTTATAGGGTGATTTACAGTGATGCTGGTGTTTATACTACTTCTAACCCTGGTGCATCAAACGCTGTTTGGATTGAAATTACTTTAAATATGCTAGATGATAAAACTCCTCCGGTTTTGAGTGATTTAATTATTGAATATATTTAAGTTAAAACCATAAATTAAAATTACTATATTCATATGATTTCTAATAAGGAGAAATAAGATGGCAACTTTTTATGTAGGGCCTAGACCAGTTCTGAAGGGACGGACTACCGCCGGAATGGTTCACCCCTATAAGGGGACTGTTGGTAAGTATTCTTTTTGGGAGAACTGGAGCACATCTCACGTATTAGATGGTGCGCCTGACAATAACTACATCCCAGGTACTGGAAAGTATCCTGGTAACAGACTGCTTTCGCAAATCTTTAACGGTACAGTTCTTTATGTTCACCCTCTTTCTGGGACATTCCAAAATGGCTCTAAGTATACCGGTTCAAGATATCGCCCCCTTGAATACAAAGGACTTGCTGGAGCTGCAGCTTTCACCAGTGGATATGGTCATGACGCAAATGCTGTAAGTCGTTATTCGCTATACAGTAACTTTAAGTTTGATGGTGTCCCATCTGCTGATGTTATGACTAATGTTGGCCATGGAGTTAGAGCATATGGTTCAGCTGGTGTTGCTAGCTCATTTGGATATTTTATTCCCGAAGAATTCCATGGTGTAACAAGCACTACAGTATTTACTAGTGGATACGGACAGGGCCTACCTGTTGGATACAATAACGCTTATGGAAAAAATAAAGTAAATGAGTACAGAGGTCTCCCTTCGGCGCGCGCTCTCTGACCTAATTGATGAACCGCTCATCCTTGAGAAAACATCTTTGAGTGGATTTTTAGGTTGGTTGGCGATTGTTGTAGGGGTAGTGGCATACGATGCGTATGCTATAAAAACCAAAAGAATTGAAACATTAACAAAATTCTTTTGGAGAACAACAGAAAAACCTATTATTGGAAGTATTACAGTCGGAGTGTGGTTAGGTTTAACCTTTCATCTTCTTATAGAGAAGTCGCTTAGAAAATTATTTCAAAACTAAAAGGAAAAATATATGAGTAAATTGACTAAAGATATAATTGAAAGAACTTTTTGGACAGCTGTACAGGCTTTCCTTGCCGTTTTTGTTATTACTGATGTGTCATCTTTAAAGTCTGCAGGTGTTGCCGCAGCCGCAGCGGTTATCGCTGCGATTAAAGGAATCGCCGCTTCCAAGGTTGGAGATCCAGAAAGTGCTGCCTTTTTAAAGAGTTGAATAATAATCTGACAGCTTGACCAGTACGTGGTATAATACACGTATAGGCCAGCAGTAGATGGCCCCGCCTTAGGGCGGGGTTTATCTATTCTAGGGGTAAGTATATACCTTTTATCAGATTTATAAATCATTTTAAAGGATTAAGTGTGTTAGCCGAAGATATGAAAACTGCAGTTACATCAGGATCTCTTCCTGGAACTGTTTCTAAGAAATATTTAGATCTATATGTTGGAGAAAGTAATTGGGCTAAACATATTGATGACTTGTTCTCCAATGCAATGAACAAGTTTAAAGATAAGAACCTGGCAGTAGAGCATGTCAAGAGAGCAATCTCTTGTGCAGTGCTCCTTCCGTTAGTGAAAAAAACTTCGATACCAGATCCAGTAAGCAATCTTTTATTTTGGTGTACTGGTTGGAAAGAGTTTCATGAAAACGATTGGTTCGACATGTTGTTAACGGTAATTAAAGAAGATATAATTATTTCAGAAAGTCGGAATAACATACTCAGCATTGGAGTTATTGATCCTATTGATGTTTCACCGATAACTCGTCAAGCATATAACTGGCTTCACGATAAAGCTAACAGCAGTCAGATTGATGGAATAGATGAATCACTTGAGAAAAAATTGATAAACCTTGTTAGAGCGTACGGTGGTGCGGTTATCTGTAATATGTTTATCAATCATAAATTAAATATAGATAAGGTATTGAATTGGAGAAGTGGATACTTCTTTGAGAAGCAGGTTCATAAAGTTTATTCGATGGATCAAATAGTTAAAATTAAAACAGCGGAACTAAATAAAACAAATCAAAAGTATATTAGAAAACTAGGAGCTAGTAATGGATGACAACAATGTCGGTAGTATTTCAATTTCTGCAGATAAAGTGAGTACAAACTATTTTAAGATAACATCTGCAACAGTATTCAAATTGAATGAAGACTTTGTTGATTCTTATAGAACCAAAAAAAGCCCCTTCGGTTATGCTGACGCAGCTGGTAACTCTGTAGGTGAAATAACATTTTTGCGTACCTATTCTAGATTAAAAGATGATGGCACAAAAGAAACTTGGGTCGATGTTTGTGAGAGAGTGATTAACGGAATGTACTCTCTGCAAAAAGAGCATTGCAAAAAGAGTAGATTACCTTGGAATGATATCAAGGCTCAGTCATCAGCAAGAGAGGCTTTTGATCGTCTATTTAATCTTAAGTGGACTCCTCCTGGCCGTGGACTGTGGGTAATGGGAACTCCAATTGTTATGGTTCAGAAGAACTCTGCAGCACTTCAGAATTGTGCTTTTGTAAGTACAGCTGAAATGACAAAAAATAATCCAGCTAAGCCATTTGGTTTCCTTATGGAAGCATCGATGTTGGGTGTTGGCGTTGGGTTTGATGACAAAGGTGCTGATAAAGATTTTGTCATCTACGAATCAAGTAGGCCCACAATTGTTGAGAATATAGAAGATTCTCGTGAGGGCTGGGTTAACTCAACTGTTCAGTTAATAAATTCATATTTGAAGCCTGATCAAAATCCAGTTGTTTTTGACTATTCTGAAATTCGTCCAGCTGGAACTCCGATTAAAACTTTTGGAGGCACAGCCGCTGGTGCAGATCCTCTGATTAAACTTCATGATCATATTAGAAAGATGTTTGATGGGAGAGCGGGAGAAAAGCTCACTAGAGTAGATATTGCAGATATTGGCAATACGATTGGAGTATGTGTTGTATCTGGTAATGTGCGCAGATCTGCAGAGTTACTTATTGGAAGATTGGACGATGATAATTTCCTGAATCTTAAGAATGCTGACCGTTTTCCTGAGAGAAATTCATACGATCCAAATTCTCCTGGTTGGGGCTGGATGTCAAATAACTCAGTAGAGGTTTCTGTTGGTTCAGATCTTTCTGAGATAGTTGATGGTATTGCTAGAAATGGTGAACCAGGTGTTATCTGGATGGACATGTCGCGTAAGTATGGAAGATTGGCTGATGCTCCAAACAATAAAGATTGGCGTGTAGCTGGATATAATCCTTGCGCAGAGCAGTCTCTAGAATCTTACGAATGCTGCACACTAGTGGAGACTTATCTTAATAGACATGATTCTTTAGATGACTTTAAGAGAACTTTAAAGTTTGCCTATTTATATGCTAAGACTGTGACACTTCTTCCTACTCACTGGGAGGAGACAAATGCAATTATGCAAAGAAATAGAAGAATTGGAACTTCAGTTTCTGGTGTCGCAAACTTTGCAGATCGAGTCGGCATGCCAACTTTAAGAGAGTGGCTAGATCAAGGTTATTTAACTGTTCAAAGATATGATAATATCTATTCCGAATGGCTTGGTATTCGTGAGTCAATTAAAACAACTACGGTAAAGCCTTCTGGTACCGTTTCTATCCTTGCAGGAGAATCTCCTGGTGTTCACTGGACTCCTGGTGGCCAATACTTCATGAGAGCAATTAGATTCTCTAATGATGATCCAATGTTACCGCTCTTTAGAATGGCAAATTATAGAGTGGAGCCCGCATCAGAGTCTCCTGCTACAACATCTGTTGTGTTCTTTCCGATAAAATCTGATGCACTTAGATCAGAGAAAGATGTGACAATCTTTGAGAAAATGGCTTTAGCCGCTGCAGCACAAAGATACTGGTCAGATAATTCGGTGTCTGTAACAATTTCGTTTGATTCAGAAACAGAAAAAGATCATGTCGGAACTGTTCTTCATATGTATGATGGACAACTCAAGACTGTATCATTCTTACCTCAGGGAAACTTTACATATCCCCAAATGCCGTATACTCAGATCTCAGAAGAAGAATATAATCAAATTTCTCTAAATATACTTCCAATTGATCTTACTGGAGTGTATGCTGGGTTGGCAGCCGATGCAATTGGCGAAAACTACTGTACAACAGATAGTTGCGAAATAAAGTTTGTGAAAGAAAACGCTAAACAATAGGAAAAAATGTCAAACGAAAATAATGAAAATAAAGACTTTGAAAAGATTTTTACTGAAATGGTTAGCTCCGAAGAGTTAAAAGATATTAGTGAAAATTTTGAAGCTAAAGTTCGTATAAATGCTAAAGAACTTCTGCTTATCCAGCAGTCTTTGACAGATGTTATTTCTAATATATCAGAAATAATGATGGGTCAACTCATGGGAGAAGATTTCATTTTTGAAAATGACTCAATCTATCATAATCTTCTTACGTCAATTTATAAGATTTCAGAAGACTTCAACGAATGCATGGTAGAATACTATGTTGAAGGATTTGATGATGATGAAGATGATCTTGAAGGAGAAGAAGATGAGTGAAATGATTGAAGTATTAGATAATGGATATGTTCGACTAGTAGATGTGATGGGGTCTGATTTAAGTGTAGTTAATGCCGCAAGAGCATCCTTTGCTAAGGAGTCAGATGAACTCACTGAAGCAGATGAGAGACTTATCAAGTTTTTGGTTAGAGAAAATCACATGTCACCATTTCGTCATGCGTTTATGAGTTTTGAATTCAAAGCTCCACTTATGGTTGCTCGTCAGCATTGGAAGTATATTGTAGGTAGTGACCACGCAATGGATGGCTGGAATGAGTCAAGTCGTCGTTATGTAACTCAGGATCCAGAGTTCTATACTCCTGATATTTGGCGTTCTGCTCCTGAACATAAAAAGCAGGGATCTGGTGCTCCAGTAAGTGATTCACTTCAGTTTAGTTTAAGTGAAGATCTTATTCGCTATTATTCTGAAGGAGTAACATTATACGAGCAAGCTATGGCTGACGGCGTTGCTGCAGAGCAGGCGAGACTATTTCTTCCGGCATATGGGATGTATGTGAATTATAGATGGTCAGCTAGTCTTCAGTCTGTAATGCTGTTCTTGAATCAGAGACTCGCTGAAGATTCTCAAGTTGAAATTCAAGAATATGCTAAAGCAGTAAAAGAACTAGTTAAAGATAAATTCCCTATTTCAATGGAACTTTTAGTAGGTTGATATGGACAATGCATTAAAGATTTTTATATTTGTAATATTAATTAATTGGACATGCGCTATGCATGTTTTAAATATTAATAATAAAACTAAATCTATTAGATATATATCAGTCCTAGTTGCTATTCTTTCATCGGCAATAGCTGGTTTAATAGTGCTATGAATATCTATACAATAACATCAAAAGATGTTCAATATATGAAACTATGTTTAAGTATATCTGAAATTTTTGCTACGTGTTCCAAGCGCCAATATGGCTCTATCTTAATAGATGATTTAGGGCATGTTGTTGGTTTTGGTTATAATGGTGGACCTAGAGGTTCTGTCCATTGTAATGATGGAGGCTGTCCTAGGGCTATTCAGGGCTCTCCAAATGGCAGTAACTATGATAACTGTATTGCAATCCACGCAGAAGCCAATGCCTTGTTGCATTCCGATTACTCTGCTCGTCCTACAAAGTTATATGTTAATGGACCACCATGTTTCTCATGTGCTAAACTAATAGCTAATTCAACTGTTAAGCATGTTTATTACATTGAAGACTCAGCATATTCTAATTGGAATGAAGTTGAAAGCTTTTTATCCGCATCTAATATAAGAACGTATAAGGTATCAAGTGCCAGCCTCAAAGCTTAATTATATTGTGGTATATAAAAATCACAGTCAGATATATGGTTCCTCAACTAAGAAGATAGCAGTTGATAGCCCACCTCCTGAGGGTCTTACCGCTGAAGATAAAAATATCTTCTTTATAACATTTGAACCAGAAAATGATAATATTTGTTTACATAAGATAGAAGAGAAAGAAAACAATGAGCAAGAAACAATTGAATAGAAAAAAGCTTAATATCAAGCTTGTTCCAGGTGAGACAGCAGTAGCTATGAGCTATGATATTTTTATGCACATAGCAGCTACGTATGATTTTTTGTCAACAGAGCAAGATAATGAATCTGACGCACAAGCATTTAGAGATATAGCTGATTCTATCAGATATCAGTCCGAAGAGAATAACTTCCTTAGTGATGACGAGTATGAAGACTGGTAAGTTTGTTATAGCAGGATCTGCTTTCGTATGTTTTCTCCTATTAAGAAAGCATTATATTAAGATGTTAGAAAAATTTGAGTATAATCAAAACTTAGATCAATACCTTAATAGATTTATTGAGTTCTTTGATACTGATAGTTTATTAGAGGTTAATAGAAAGTTTATTATGCTCGTTGATCATGGATTAGATGCCGATGAAGCATTTAATTTACTTATTTCAAAGGTTAATAAATGATAGATTTATGTATAATCAACTACAATACTAGACCATTACTGTCTAGATTTTTAGATACACTTCATAGTGATATTCATCAAGTTCCTAAGTCTTGGAATCTTTATATTTCTGACAATGGTTCTACTGACGATACTTTAGAGTGGTTGCAGGATGAGGGTTTCAAATACCAGATAGCTGCGGCGTTTAAAAATGAAAATATTGGATATTCAGCGGCATGCAATCAGCTTGCAGCACATTCTAATGGCGATGTAATTGCATTACTCAATGCAGATGTATGGATGACAAGTTCAGATCTTTTTAAGATAAATAGGATTTTTGAAGAGAATCCAGATATTCATATTCTAGGGCCAAAGCAACGTGATGAAAACGGTTTTATTACTCACGCTGGAATTATAGGAACTAATCTTGAGCCAAGACATAGAGGGTGGAGAGAATATGATCCATCAGATGTAATGTATAGAGATAGAGTAGATTGTGTTACTGTATCTGGATCAGCCTACTTTATTAGAAGAGATGTCTGGAATGCTCTTATGAATAACGAAAAGTATAGAGAGCTTTATCCAGATGCTACAGGAGCATTTCTGCCAACTCCCCATTATTACGAAGAGACTTGGTGTTCATATTTTGCTCGTCATTTGGGGTATAATATTGTATATGATGGCTCTGTGTCTATTGGCCATAGCTGGCACGCTTCGTCCCCAAAGCCTGGAGAAGGTTTTAGTGAAGCCGATTCATACTTTCCTATAAGTAGAGAGATTTTTAGAAAAGCATGCGATTACATGGGGATTGAAAGAGATTAAATAATGGAACTTTATTGGTATAAGGCTAAAGTAGTAAAAGTTATTGATGGTGACACTCTAGATATTGATGTCGATTTAGGTTTTGATGTATGGCATTGTATGCGAGTCAGACTAAATGGAATCAATGCTGCTGAGTCTAGGACTTCTAACTTAGAAGAAAAGAAACTTGGGCTTGAAGCTAAAGAGTATGTTAAATCCTGGTTTGATAAGCGAGGTTATGAGATTAAAATTAAAACTTTTAAAGATAAAACAGAAAAGTATGGCAGAGTATTAGCTGAAGTATATGATCTTAAAGGTTTAGATTGTCTTAATATGGACATGATTGAATCTAATATGGCTAAACCATATTTTGGAGAGAAAAGATAAGAAGATGTCTCTTAAAGTTTTTTTATCTGGAGCCATTGAAGGTGTAGAGGAATACGGAATAGCTTGGCGTAAAGTAGCAACCCATAGTTTACACTTAGCTGGATATGATGTATTAGATCCTACAACTATTGTTGATACAGGTTATGAAACTCCTGAAGAGATAGTTGAAAAAAATCTTTTCTTACAAAGAAGAGCTGATTTACTTTTAGTCGAATATATGCTTCCTGATAGGGCATATGTTGGAACTGATTTTGAATTAGCTTGGGCAAAGATGAATGGGCAACCAGCTGTTGTTTTTTGCTGTGACAAAAATAAAACCAGAGTTTATCTACAATATATGGCAACTAAACTTGCATCCTCTATGCAAGATGCTATAGAATATCTATCGACAAATTATCCATCAAATTGACAAGAGAGGTCAAAAATGTCAGACAACAAGTTCAAGTATTTTGCAGTAACCAGCACCACCATTGTAAAGGCTAACAATAAGGCTGATGCTGAGAAGATTGCTATGAGTAATCGTCGTAATGCAAATGTGCCTGGAGAAGTCGTTTTCAAGGATGTAGAAGTAGAGCGCATTTCTGCTTCGCAGGCTCGTGAACAGCTTATTGGCTGAAATTAGTACTATTGGTATATAAGGCGTGAGGGGAAATTTGCTCCCCTCACGCCTCCCTTTTTAAGGAGAAGTAAATGATTTACGCTCAGATGATTGGAAGAAATGAATCTTCTAGATTTTTAGAAGATGTGTTGCAAAGAATATCAACTCAAGTTGATAAAGTAATTTTTACGGATGATGGATCAGAAGATGATACTTTAGAAATAGCTTCTAAGTATGCAGAAGTATTTCAGACTTCTAGACCAATGTTTACTGAACACGAAGGTCAACTTAGAGCATTTGCTTGGAGCAATTTGCAGAAATTTGCTAAAACAGGAGACTGGATTATTGCAATTGACTGCGATGAAAAGCTTTTTCATACAGGTGAAGAACCGATTAGAAAAGTTCTTGAGAGTTCACCGTTCGACGTTGTGAATGTTCGTTTTTATCATATGTGGAATGAAACTCAATATCGTGTAGATAAGTTATGGACTCCAAATAATAGTTCTAGAATATTTAGATACATTGATAATGGCGGTTTTGCTAATAGAAAACTTGCATGTGGCTCAGAGCCAACTTATGTTGGTGATTGGATCCGTGCTAGAAACTATTGGGAAAATTCCGGTTTAGTAATGCAGCATCTTGGCTACACTAGAGATGAAGATAAGCGTTCTAAATTTGAGCGTTATTCAAATCTAGATGGTGGAGAATTCCATCAGTTGGAACATATCAATTCAATAATGGATCCTAATCCAGTCTTAATTGACTGGGGAGTATTTGGAGTCTAAATGTCATTTTTAAATCCAACTCAATCACTAATTAATGTAACAAAGGCTCTTCAAGGTCATGAAAAGTTTAGCTATATTAATGTTCCCAAATCATCAATAGTTGGTTTAAGTAAGAATAGTGAAAATTCTTTTCCAAATTTCTTTGCGAAGAATGTTATTTCTTCTTTAAAGAATTCAGATAAAAGAGTAATGAAAGCTATTTCTCATACCTTAATGTCTGACATTGATGCTGGGAAACATTTTAAAATTGGTTTAAATAAAAATGTAGAGTATTATTATTCAAATATTTTTGAATATTATTACATGAATAATAGAGAAGTGTACAACACTGTATTAGACTTTTTCTTTAAGGAAAGTAAGACAGTAACTATTTCATTTCATGATAAGAAACTAGTTCAAAAACATTTAGGTTATAATACTCATGTCATCAATGTTCCCTATTCGAATCATTACGATAGACTTGATTCAGTATATTCTCAGTTGACAGAGTTTGATGGTGGTGTAGACTATTGTATTCTTGATTGTGGAATTTTCGGTCTTGCACTCCTACCTAAGATATGGGAAAATCTAAATATGTCAGTTGTAGATTTTGGTAAAACTTTAAACCTTTATAAGAGTTCGCTTTGATATGAAAAAACATAAAAGACTAGAAGATGACGACACCGAATTCTTAATAGATCTTTTATTTGATACAAATCTTTCAATTTCAGATATCGCAAAAGAATTAAATGTTGATATCAATGAAGTGAATAAGAAAATTAATTCAATGGGATTGAATTGGCTTAAGACCTCTAGACGTAAAATGTCTAGAGGTCAAACAGCTTTAACTCTTCTTTTAAAGAAGTTGATCCCTGGCGAAGAGATAATCAATGAGTATCACATTGGAGATAAGCTTAAGCTAGATATCTATTGTCCAGCTTACAAGCTTGCTATTGAGTTCCATGGGCGTCAACATTTCTTTTATACTGGCAGATTTTTTGATTCAAAATATGAATTTGAAGAAGCGCAAAAACGAGATGTTAAAAAAGCACAGTGGTGTAAGGATAATGATATTGTATTGATTGTATTTCGATACAATGATGCTCTGAATGAGAATAGTGTTTGTGATAGAATCTTGGATGGAATTAAAAGCTCTCCACCTGAGCAACTTAAGGTCCCTAAGAAAAGCGTTACTTCATCTGAGTATTATCAGAGTATGAAGAAACGTAATTCTGAATATAAAAGAAGTCTCTACAAGAGAATAAAAGGAAATAAGTTTGATGATTCTTGATGATGTAAAAGAAACACATGAGATACCTTTAGAGTATCAGATCTTTTCACTATGCATGAATGAACCTGGAGCGATAGAGTTTTTTAATCAAAATCTTTCTCAAGAGATTGTTGGAATCATCCATGGAGAAAAAGGTATACATGAATTCTACGGGGCTCTCTTATCCTTTTATAGGTCTACTAACTTACCGCAAGTTGATCCTATAGCATTTAAGTCATGGCTTTCTTCTGAGACTGACATTTATGATGCATTAGGTGGTGCAGCTGGTGTTTCTATCATGTTGGATATCATAATTAAGGTAGAGACTTCAAATAAAGAGTCAGTACTAGAGTTAGTTAAACATAAAGCTAATAAGAGAAAGCAGCTGAATTATTTGCAAGAGTTACAGATTCTTGTAAATAAGAAAGGCCTTAAATCTCAAGATGATGTAGATAGAATAAATATTTTAACTTCTCAAATTAAAGATCTTGAGAATCAATTAAAGTATGACCCATTTAGTAAGTTAACTACAGGTCTAGATATTATTTCTAGAGCGTCTAGCCTACTAGACATCCCTGATTTCGTTCCTACGCAGTTTAAAGCACTCAACAAGGCGATGGGCTATACTGAGGATGGTGGCTTCTTCCGTGGCGCTGTACACGCAATTATAGCCCCATCTGGTAAAGGTAAGAGCACGTTCGCCAAGTGTCTAGCCAATCATTGGTTGGATACTGGATTTAGAGTTCTTTATGTAAATTTCGAAGAGGCCCTTGGGCATTGGGAAAGAATTTTAATGACACAGATTATTGGGCATAACGTTTATGCGGAGTCTGATAATTGGTCCAAAGAGCAGAAAGATTATTATCTTGGTATTTTTAAGTCTAAGTTAGAAGAGTGGGGTGATCGATTGATGATTCGTCACGATCCTGAGACGCCATACTTTGAAGATCTTGAATTTTGGCTAAGAGACCTCATTGGCGATAGCAGCAAGATGCCTGATATTGTGATTATAGATACCATCCAATCAATGTTTACTCGTGGTAGTGGTAAAGGTAAACCACGATGGGGCGAATTTGAAGAGATGATGGTCAAGTTGGAAAAACTTGCAAGAGATATGAACTGTGTATTAATTATTACTGCGCAAGAGAACTCAAATAGAATGAAAGAAAAACGTGAAGTAGTACAGCAGTCTGATACTGGTGGCTCTTTGGCTATTCAGCAGAAGTGTGCTGTGACCATTTTTATTACAGAGAAAAGATTAGCATCTAACGATGAGACTGAAGATGAAAATATAATGCAGCTTCAGATACCTAAGAATAGAATAACCGGATCTGCATTTGTATATGACCCTCCGCTGGTGAGATATGTGGATTCTAAAAAGATATACGAAGATTATGAAGTGGTATCATCTTCGTCGTATAGTGAGATTTCAGATCTCACCCAACTTTTAAATGGTGAAGGATTTGATTAATGTTAAGTTTAACAGTAAATGGAATTAAAGATTTCCAAACATGCGAAAGATTGTACGATTATAGGTATAATGATAAGCTTCCTGAGAAAATATATTCAAGAGATATATATACAATTAAATTTGAATCAAGTATTAAAAGTATTTTATATTTCTTTTGGTATAAAAAGCAGGCTGGTATAACGCCGTCTTATTCTTCTCTTTTAAATAGATGGGAGAAGATATGGTTTCCTAAAAACACTGACCACTATGACATCATCACAGAACAGCATGAAAGTGCGTACGGAAATATGTCTAGCCTCACAACTAAGGCTGCGAATATCCTGCTAAATTTTTACGAAATGTATTCTGATATTGAGCTTATCCCTTTGGCTATAAGTGATGACTTTGTTGCGGTGCTTAATAAGAATATTAAAATAGAAGAAAAGTTTGATTTAATATATAGAAAAGATAACAATAATTATGTTGTCAAATTTTTATTTAACTATAAATCAAATTATAGTTATTTATATCAAACAGATTTTTCTGTAATGTATGCAGGTTTCAAGCATCGCCATCCAGCTAGGTTGGCTGAAACAAAGTTTGGATATATAGATCTGTTATCTAATAAATTAGATTTTATTGAGTATGACATTTCTTCAGAAGACATAGATTCATTAGAATATTGGTGTGATACAATATATACTAAAGAAACATATATGCCCCGAAGAGGATTGACTTCTTATTGTAAGAAATGTCCTTTTGATGATCAGTGTAAAAATTGGAAATATCAACCTAAGTGATTGGTAAAAATGACTAAAAAAAATCTTTTAGATCAAATTCTTGTAGAAAATAAAAAAGATATTCTTGATCAAGAAAATGAAATCCTTCAACCACTTTTGCCAGAAATTGAATTGATCTCAGATGATACTATTAAATCTTTTGTTCGTTCAATTTTATTAAAAGCAGATCTCTTTTGGATTATTCCATCAAGTTTTTCTGGCAAGTATCACCCTAAAGACGAACATGGTGAAGGTGGTAATGTTCTTCATACAAAAAGAGTTACTCGTGTAGCTAATACTATGGTAGATTCTTATACTCTCTCTGCTGACGAACGTGATATAATCCTTGCAGCATGCCTGCTGCATGATATAACAAAAGGTATAGCGTCTGAAGATGTAGGGTCTTTCCATTATGATCCCATGCATCCCTATACAGTAAATCAATTTGTAGTAGACTGTCAAAGATATGATAAAGAATTTGGATCAGATAGTATGTCATCTTCTCTTTTTATATCAGAAGATACAATGCAGACTATTCTAAGATTAATTCGATGCCATCTTGGTCCATGGTCGCCAGTTCCAGAGACTTATCCAATTACCTATATGGATTATATTGTCCATATTGCGGATAATATTGCCAGTAAAATACATTCATACATCGAAGATAGCGAACTTATCAATGACAAATGGCGAGATTGATCTAAATACTGATCTAAAGATTGCTAAAAGAATCCATATCATCTCTAATCTAGAGCAGATCATAAAAGAATCAATCTATTATAGAACTCATGCAGAAGACTTCAATCTTTCAAGTAAGATAAGTATTTGTAGCCTAGAAGATAAAGACACCAAAAAGAAAATATTATGAAACCACCCACCGAAAAAAGTAAATATCTTTCTTCATGGAAGTATGTAGAAGTCGCCAAGTATGTATCAAAGTTTGACAAGGTGGTCCGAATTAAGAATGGCGATATGCCATATCTTATGGATGTTAATGATATTGAAAAATTTAGAAATGAAAATAACAATACAGGTCTATATACTTCAGTGTGGAATTACAATGTAGATGAAGATATTAATGAGGCAGTCAGACTTGGACCTTTATACTTTGACATTGATAATGAAAACATAGAAGTATCATATTACGAATGTACAAAACTATATTTTTATTTATCCAAATTCATTCCCGATTCTGCTATCCTTATTTATTTTACAGGTAAAAAAGGATTTCATGTTGAGTGTGAACCGATAGCGTTAGGAATTAATCCTTCTAATAATCTTCCTAACATTTTTCGCTTTATTGCAAATACTATTAAGGATGATCTTAATCTAACTTCTTTAGATTTTAGCGTTTATGATGCACGTAGGATGTGGAGACTTGAGGGAAGTAGGCATCAATCTACTGGACTATACAAAAATCTTATTCCAAAAGATATGCTTGTTAATGATTGTTCTTCTATTCAGGAGTACTGTGAGATTCGACGCGAGAATGTTGTTGAAGACCAGATTTTTAACCCTAATGCAAATCAATGGTTTAGGGAGTTCACATATAATCTTGAGATTGAAAAAGAAAAGTCCAAAGATTTTTTAGCCTATTTCAATAAACATGGATCTTCTGTATTTAAAGATATCGAAGACAAGGATAAGGAATTTACAGAAGAAAGATTGCTAGAAAGTTGTCCAGCAATCAAGGGTTTGTGGAAGCAGGCAATAGAAAAGAAATGGTTAGATCATGAAGCTAGACTTTTCCTATGTTCGATCTTAACGTATACAGACGAATCAATTCAGTTGCTTCATAAGATATTATCTAATTGTGAAGATTATAATGTTGAAAAAAGTAATAGCCACATTAATGATTGGATTCGTCGTCGCCAACTTGGTATTGGCGGAAGACCATACACTTGCGAAAGAGCTAATGTAGCAGGTGTTGGTTGTGGTCAGTGTCATTTAGATAAAAAGAAAAAATGGATTAAGATAGGAAATAAATATGTTGAATCAGAAGAAGAGTCATCTCCTTCGCCAATCCGTTTTGCATACAAGAGTATAACTAAGGGGGTGAAAAATGATTGAAAATACAGATGATGTTGTAGGGGTTTGTTCTGAGTGTAAGTCAGATCAACCAGAAAGATATATGATGAATAGTCCTTTTGCGCAAGCTGGCAAACCAGTGCCGTGCAAGTATTGTGGTGGCGTAGTCATTATTGCATATAGAGAAATTCGCAATGAGGCATTGGATGGCTCAGATCGTTCTAGAGGCATTGGATGAAAAACTGGACTAACCTACATAACCATACAGTGTTCTCCATGCTTGATGGGCATGGAGACATTGAACAGTATCTAGAAAGAGCAGCTAAACTTGGGATGAAAGGTTTGGCGTCTACTGATCATGGCAATATTCATTCTTGGCTCGATTTCTATGACGCAGGTAAAGCTACTGGTGTTAAGCCAATCCTTGGCTCAGAGTTTTATCAAGCTAGAAAATCTAGATTTGATAGAGATGAAGAAGAAAGATCAGGTCCAGCTAAGAACGAATGGGAACAACGTGGTCCATATCATTTAACTATTCTAGCTAAAAACAATGTTGGCTATAAAAACATTATTAAAATGTCTTCTAGATCATACCTAGAAGGCTACTACGTGAAGCCTAGAATTGATCACCAGTTAATTTCAGAACATAGTGATGGAATCATAGTTTTATCTGGATGCCTTAATGGGGAGATATCTCAGGCTCTTTTAAGAAATGATTTCGACTTTGCTCTCAAGTCAGCTAAGACTATGCAAGATATCGTCGGCAAAGATAATTACTTTATCGAAGTGCAGAATCATGGCTTAGCCGAACAAAATAAGGTGTTCAATGATCTTGTGAAAATAGCTTCAATTATTGGAGCCCCAGTTGTTCCTACCGGTGATTGTCATTATGTGCACCAGGCAGACGCCCGTGCGCATGACATAATGCTCTGTGTTGCAACGAACTGCAATATTCATACCGAGAATAGATTTTCGTTTAGTGGAGATAATTTTTATCTTCAATCATATGACGAGATGGCAAAAATATTTGATGAACAATGGCTTAGAAATAGTATGTCTATTTGTGACATGATAGATGTCGATCTTAACTTTGGTGATCACTATTTTCCAAACTTTCCAATACCAACGAATGAAAATTCAATAGATTATTTTGAGCGACTAGCTTGGGAGGGTCTCAAAGAAAGATATGGAAATCCGTTACCTGAACATATTGTAGATCGTGCTAACTATGAGCTACGTGTTGTGAAAGATATGGGTTTTCCAGAGTACTTCCTAGTGGTATCTGATCTGGTTCAGTGGGCTAAAAATAATAGTATTAGAGTCGGATGGGGTAGAGGGTCTGCTGCTGGCAGCATTCTGTCGTATGCTTTTAAGATCACTAACCTAGATCCAATTAAATTTGGATTGATGTTTGAAAGATTCTTAGTTGAAGGCAGAAAGTCCATGCCTGATATTGACTTGGACTTTGATGATAGATATAGGGATGAAGTTATCAACTATGCTCGTACCAAATATGGTGAAGATCATGTAGCCCATATTTGTACCTTTAATCGAACTGGTGCGAGACAGTCTATTCGTGATGCGGCTAGAGCGCTTGGATATGATTTTATTGATGGTGACTCGATAGCTAAACTGGTTCCTCCCCCTGTTCTTGGTGTATCTAAAGATCTTGCTGAATGCATGCAGGTTGAGGAGTTTCAATCGGCCTATAAAGATAGTGATAAAGGCAAAGAGATTATTGATGCGGCCTTTGGATTGGAAGGAATTGTACGTCAGACAGGGATACACGCTGCTGGTGTAGTAATTTCGCGAGAAGAACTCATTAACTATTTGCCAGTCATGAAAAAAGGTGCGGATAATCCAATTGTGACTCAGTGGGATATGGGTCGCGTTGAGCAGTGTGGTCTATTGAAGATTGACTTTTTAGGCTTAAGAAACTTGGGTGTTATTGATTCGTGTTTAGCGTTGATTGAAAAGCACAGAGGCATAACTATTGACATTGACAAAGTCCCCCTGGATGATTCAAAAACATTTGATGAGTTATGCAAAGGGAATAGTGTTGGTGTTTTTCAGTTGGAATCTTCTGGTATGCGAAACATGATGTTGGCAATCCAGCCTAGAACTATCGAAGATATCATGGCTTTGATCTCTCTATATCGTCCAGGTCCAATGGGTTCAGGAATGGATAAACAATATATTGATAGAAAAAATGGTAAGAGTAAAGTAAAATACGAGCATCCGAAGTTAGAAAAAGTTCTAGCACCTTCGCTGGGCATTATGCTTTATCAGGAAGACGTTTTAGGTGTTGCTAGAGAATTGGCTGGATTTACATCGGCTGAAGCAGATGATCTACGTAAGGTCATTGGTAAAAAACAGATGGAGAAAATCCCCAAAATGCGTTCAATGTTTGTTGATGGATGCATTAAGAATTCTAATATCACTGAGACTTTGGCTAATAAAATATTCTCAGAGATTGAATACTTTGGTGGATATGGATTCAACAGAGCACACGCAGCCAGTTATGCAATGGTCAGTTATATAACGGCATACTTGAAAACGAATTATACTATAGAATATATGGCTGCACTTATGTCTTCTGTTGTGGGGAACAAGGAAAAGCAGTCACTGTATTTATATGATTGTAGAAAGTTGAACATTAATGTTCTTCCGCCTTCAATCAATTATTCTGGAATAGATTTCGAAGTATATAATAATAACTCAATTATCTTTGGGTTATCCGCAATTAGCGGCATTGGATCTTCTATCGCTGATGCAATTGTCAATGGTAGAGATAAAGCTGATCCGTATATAGGCATCAATGATTTCTTTAGAAGATGTGATCCTGTAATTCTTAAGAAAACAACTATTGAACACTTGGCTTATGCAGGAGCTTTTGACGAATTGATTCCTGATAATTCTGAATCCTTCACTCGCCTAGAAGAATTGAATATTCTAGAGAAAGAAAAAGAAGAGCTTGGCATATATGTTACCAATCACCCAGTAATGGGCATTTGGGATGTTATATCTAAGAAGATTTCTGCAGAGATGCTTGATCTTAACGAAATGCAGACAGGGATTAATGTAAAAGTTGGAGGAATCATTACTTCCTTTAAGTCAATGATGACCAAAAAGGGTCAGAAAATGTATAAGTTTACTGTAGAAGATATTGGATCTGACGTAGAGGTAATTGTGTTTCCAAAGTCAGCTCAAAATATACCTGAAGAAGATCTATCTCCTGGTAGTGCAGTTGTTATATCTGGAGTCTTAACTAAAGACGGTGATGAAGAAAACTCCGTACCTAAAATATTTCTTAATGATTATGAAAAAATCGATGCCCATCTATTTTCTGCAGGTAAGGCAATAATCATTGATATTAAAGATAATACAAGTTTTAAAACTTTGGAAAAAATATATGATATAATTAATAATTCAAAAGGTGATAAACCGGTTTTACTTCAATCTAAAGCTGGTAAACATAAAATTATTTATAAGTTTAACGTAAGCGCCTCTTCAAAAATAGAGGCAACAATAAGAGAATTAATAGAATTGGAGATGTAATGTCTGGTCAATATCCTACAGTCAATCCCGCAGAAAAGCCCTGCTGGTCCTTCTGTTGGTCCTGCAATAGATGTCAGGATAAAGGAAGATATTCTAAATGTCAGGGTTGCAGTGGAAGATTCGACCCTAAATTAGTTATTCAATCTGATGATGATGACTTCTGCGATTGCAAGAATGGAACTCTTAGGTGGAGAACGCAAGAAGGAAGATTAATTATTACCAAGTTTAGATCGAATCCATATAAGGGTGAAGTTAAATACGAAAAAGTCTCAGAAGATGAAAGAGATTGGGATTCGTATGTGGCAGATATGCGTGAAAAAATGGATGATCCTAATTGGGATCCTATTACTTTTTATTAGGAGATAAAATGTATAACTATATTAATGGAACTGTTGAAAAGAACAACATTAAACTAACTGAATATTCAGATGGAACTTTTACTTATAATGATAAAATTTTTATTCAGTCTGGATGTGTAGGTTTTTATGCAACAAAAGAAGAACTTGAAGATATTAAAACAGTCATTGATTTTTATTTGAATATAGAAAAATATGATGAAGTAAAAATATCTATTGGAGGTAAATATGTCGCCTAATAATCAAGATGATTTTATGGAGTTAGGAGATACAGGATGGACACCCATTGCTGAAGGATGGTTTTTTAATAAATACAATCGTCATTCAATGGATGAACTTGGTAGAGAATATGACGAAAATGGAGATTTAATTTTCGATCCAAATGAGTAACTGGAGATGTTTTGAGTATTGATGTTAAAAATTTTGAACATCTATCTGATTTAGAAAAGTTAGCACTAGTTGATTTTTCTTATTCAAGAATAGATACATATAACTCTTGTGCTGCGAAGTACTTTTATTCTTATGTGTTAAAAGAACCTAGGCAGTTCAATCCGCCCGCCGTTTTGGGAAATATTGTTCATGAAGTATTGGAAAATATTTTAGATAATGATAAAGAACTTCTTTTAGATGAACTAAAAGATGAGTATGAAAAAATAATTCCAGAATGGGATCCTGATAATAGGATTCCTAACGATCTTATACAAGTCGGTAGGGCTATTCTTGATGAATTTTACGATGAGCATAGTGATAAATCATTTAATATCTTTGATAAAGAAATGTCATTTGATTTAGTTATTGGCTCCTATAGAATAAGAGGTTTTATTGATCGAGTTGATATTATTGGAAATAGGGTAAATATCATCGACTATAAAACCGGTAAGTGGGAAGTCTCTCTTAAAGAGGTTCCAAATAATTTACAGCTCGGTATATACGCCCTTGCAGCTGCAAATCTTTTTAAGGATAAAGAAGTTCATGCAGAACTTTATTACCTTCGATCTGGAAAAAGAAAAGGTCACACATTTTCTCCAGATGAAATTGAATTAGTTAAACAAAAAGTAATTGATAATATTAATAAAATTATTAATGACACTAACTTTACTCCAACTTCTAATGGAAGAATTTGTTCTTACTGCGATCATGCAAGCTCTGGCGCATGTGGGATTGGAGCTTTTAGAAACAGGAATAGGAATAGATAGCAAAAAGCCGGGGGATTAACCCCCGGCCCTTTGTTAGGTATTTATATTAAATCAGAATAAATCTGAAGGATTGTCCATCGCATCTGTAACGAAATCAAATCCATCATACTCGGTTACAACTTTTACTGCTTCCTCGTGATCAAAACCAAGGTTTACAAGATCATCAATAATCTCTTCGTTGATTGACTGGAGGATGCTGTTCGTGAGGGTGTTAAGTGTGTTCATGGCTTGTATGTTATCTCTTTCGTGTTATGTTGTCAAATGATTTGAACAATTTTATTAACTGGTGTATAATACTTGAAGCATTATAGTTTGACAGGATACCAGAATGGATCTCAATATAACAAATTCTATGGACTTTTTTTTGGAAAAATCTCCTTATAAAAAACATCCTAATTTGAATAACATTTTAAATCGACAAATCGACAAAGGCATAGAAGAGAACGATGGTATTCTTAAAAGAAAAGCAGGTAACGCTTTTCAGCATACTAGAACTGGATATAGAAAAGATATAGATTTAAATGTTCGTTCAAGTTGGGAAGCTAATTTTGTAAGAGTATTACATATATATAAAATAGAATATCAATTTGAACCTACAGTTTTTCCTTTCCCGATAAAGAGAGGAACAAAGGGTTACACTCCTGATTTTTATTTTCCAGCTCATGATGAATGGTTGGAAATAAAAGGTTATTTAGATGATAAAAGTAAAATTAAACTTAAAAGATTTAAGAGATATTTTCCAGAAGAATTTAGTTCAATGACTTGTGTGATAAGTAAGTATTCCAATGAAGCTAAAAATTTTATGGCTGATTTAGAAGTTCCCAATATCGTCTTCTACGAAGATATAAGAGATTCGTACAGTAAATATCTTATAAATTGGGAAGGGAAAAAATGAGTAGTTTCAAGGAGCAATATTATTCTCTTGAAGAAGAAGAGATGCAGGCTCTTATAGCTGACGCAAAAAGAGGAATGAAGAAATCTCAAGAAGAGTTGTTAAATGTTTTCCATAATTTTTTAACTAAGTATGTTTCATTATTGCATCATGGAAAGTTTAATTTAAATGATTATGATATTAGAAGATTTATTTCTCTTTTTATAAAAGATCCATTTGTACGTTTTGCGTTAATGAAAAATAAAATGAATAATACACAATTGAAACATATCAATGAATGCATGAGAGGTATACATTATATGACTAAAAGATATTGTGATGAAGAAGATATTAGACAGACAGTCCATATGACCTTCTTTCAATGTATAACAAGATATGAGAGAAAGGGTCCTATCCCTTTTAGTGGTTTCTTGTACAGTTATTTCTTTTATCTGTTAAAAAAGAACGTGGATGTATTCTTAATTGATCAGCTTGGAAGAAAAACTTTTCCATTATTAGCCGATGATGCAACTATGGATGAAAGCGATGAGAATTTTGTGATAGGATTTAAAGCAGATCCTGTAGAGTATAGTATCGAGCAACTACTTGCTGCCGAAAAGATAGATGAGTTTTGGGTCCTTGGCGAAAAGAATATGATTCCTTTTGATAGACTTAGTGTACAAGAGCGACAGCTTTTAAAATGGAGATTTGTAGATGGGCAAAGGTCTAGCGAAATATCGCAGAAAATAAATGAACATCCAAATACAGTACGTGAACACCTTTCAAAAATTAAAAACAAGATTAAAGATGCAATTCTAGAGTTAGATATGATAGAATTTACTTCACTTATTAAGATGGAGAAATGATATGAACCTCCAATCAATGGAGAAATTGCAAGACTTATTAAAAGATTTCCTAGGACCACAACTTAGAGAAGTTATTGATGCATATAGTAGAATGGATAGTCAAAGTAACTACTTTGTAGAGATACCAGAGACTGATGTTATCGATCTTGGTCTTGATAAGATTGCCTCATTAGTCGCTCGTACGTCGAATGTATACGGGCGTGCAGCAAGATTCGCTGGAATTGCTAGAGCACAATTTAAAATAATCGAAGGTAATTATAAGAAAGTTTATAAAGCTAATAGAGTTGGAAAAAATGAAGCAGAAAGAGAAGCTTCAGCAATCTCTGCAGCAGAAGAAGAATATACTGCTCTAGTTACATGTGATGCTATTGTCAGTCTGGCTGAATCTCTTGAGACTTCTGCCAGAATTGCTTCTGAGTCAGCTAGAAAACTTATGGATAAGATTCAGTCTATGCAAATAGCCTCTTTCAGAGAAGAAAAAGGTGCATATATGGAATCTGATTTTAGTACATATTAAGGATTTTATGTTTATTGCTCACTATAAAAATACTAAGTCTTCAAAAGAATTTTATTCTGACACTAGAGATAATTTAAATTTTCCAACACAGGTTGTTTATAAGGGAGAAAGATATCTTTTAAATAGAACTATACAAGTTAGTTCGCAAAATCAATTTAAAAGAATATTATCTACTGTAGAGAATCAGGGCGTTGAGTACAACGTGAAGATTGATTGATGGCTATGAATATAGAAGTTTTTTGCGATGGAGCATCTAGGGGTCAGGGCCAGAAGAAATTTGGCGAAGCTTCATGTGCTACAGTGGTCTATAAAAATAGAAAGAAGATAGCCCAATTCGCTAGAGGTCTAGGCCCTAGAACAAATAATGAAGCAGAATATGAAGCTGTAATTGCAGGTCTACTTATATGTTCAATGGGCGATTTGTATGATCCAATTATTTATACAGATTCTGCAGTAGTAGCAAATCATATTAGTGGTAAATGGAAATGTAAGAATGATTCTTTAATACCACTTTTGATGACAATCGAAGAAATAAGATCTGAATTTAATTTTAGAGTAGTTCAGGTTAATAGAAGTTTTGTTTGGGAAGCAGATTTCTTAGCAAATACATTTTTAGATGAATTAGAACAACGTAAAGATAATATTAACAAACAATGAATGGTGTAATATTAATATGAAGAAAATAATAGATCCAAATCAACCAATTATTTTAGGTTTAGCTGGAGCAGCAGCTACAGGTAAAACATCTGTAGCGGAAACTCTTGTACCCAGAGCGCAGATCAATACAATTTCAAATGGTATTACTTGGGATCATATATTCTTTGCTCTTCCATTGTATGAAATGGCTTCAGCTAAAAAGAATATACGTGGGCTTAGGGAAAGAGAAAGACAATTATATTCCCTGCATAGTGTAATATATGATCTATTTGGCGGTTCCCCAATTGGGAATGTTCCAGACTATGATGTATTAATTAATATTGTGAAAGATATTTATTCTCTTCCATTTAATCCGGAAGATATTAAGCCTAGATCCTTCTTGCAGAAAGCTGGCGATGTTTGTAGAGAAGTAGATGAAGATTGTTTTGCTAGATGGGCTATTGCTAAGTCACATAAATTATATAGAGAATACATTAGGAATGACTCAATGTATAACGAGTCAAATCCTTTTTGTGTTATAATCTCTGATGTAAGATTTGTAAATGAGGCTCAGTTCATCTTAAATCAAGATAATGGAATTCTGATTTGCTTCGATGCTTCTGAGGAAGTTAGGGATTCTAGAATCCTTGATAGAGATGGAGTACATATGACCGCTGAACAAAAGAATCACAAGTCAGAGCAGCAAATTGAAACGATTAAAGAAATGGCGTCTGCTATTATTGATACAGATAATTTAACAATCGCTCAGCAAACTAAGGAAACTATTAATATAGTTAATGAAATGATGGGCATCTATGCCTAAGATAAGTAAAACAGCAATGGAACAATCATTAGATTCTCCTTTAGATCAGGTGGTAACAAATTTGAGTAGTGAAATATTGTCAACTTCTTCAGCTCCGATTTTTATTTGTGGAGTAAATAGAAAAATTAATATCGGAAATTATGAGAATATCGACGTGTATGCAGGTATAACTTTGCCTTTAGATGGATTTTCATACGAAGATAAAGGAGAATTAAAAGAGGCTATCCATGATGCAGCTACCTATGCCTTTTCTCTAATGGCTAAAGAGACTGGTGAAAGATATAATTTAATTAAAGAAGCTCAGCAGGGTAATTAATTGTTTAAAAAACATTACTATATTGTCACGATTTAACACATCTGGGCGATATAATTATGTTAAATTCTCTAGCAGTTTTTGCAACCACCACAACTAGTCAAGCTACCACCACTTCTGATTCACCTATTGTTGTTATTATACTTGCTCTAATATCTGCAAGCGGTGTTATATTAACTGGTTTTTTTAGCTATATGGCACAAAAGCATGCGAGATCTAGCGCTAAACATTCTGCCGAAGTCAATGATGCAGTTAATCACAGAAAACCTGGTCAAGATAGACTTTTTGATATGGTTGCATCTACTTATGACACTGTTAGGGGTTTGGTCACATGGAAAGAACAGTGGGATTCTATGCCAACGAAGTTACAGGAACCGCAGGGTATATTAAGTCAATTTAATGTTATTGAAGATAGAATTCATACTTTGGGTGAAAGACTTGACACAAGAGTTTTAAGTCTCTATAATCATATAGACGAAAAAGTTGATAGCTTAGAAAGTAAAGTTAGTTGTATAGATTCTAAATTATCAAATCATATAACTAGTACACTTAAGCTTATTAAGCCTATTGAAAACAATGAGGAAAAAAATGTTTAATTCAATTAAAAAACTTAAAAATAAATTATATTTAATATATGTTGATAAATTTGTTAATAATCCTATTGCTCTTGATGAAGCACAGAAAATTGGTGGCCACGATATTGATGATAAGAATGTTATCAATGTAATAATTGAGCCAGAAAAAGATTTGACTTCACAAGTAAAGATTGAGAAAGATTCAGTTGAGTTAATAATTTCTGAGGCACCTGTAGTTAAAGAGGTGTTTGACGAGCCAAAAAAGAAGCCAGGCAGACCGAAAGCTACAACTAAGAAAGCTCCAGCAAAGAAGGCAACTCCTCCTGTTAAAGATTGATTTCTTAAAAATATAGATATAGCATTGAGAGAGGCTTACGCCTCTCTTTTTGCATTTGAGGGTTACTATAAATATATATTCAAGTATAGGAGTGTATATGGCTGATAAAGGTTCTAAGAAAGATAACAATTATCTTAAAACTATTAAAGATTCTTTCATTAATGTTCAGGATCTTAAAAAAACTCCTCCACCTCAACAGGGTAAGTGAGTTGTTGTGCCAGCTAAAAAGAAAGCAACAGCTAGACAGAAAAAAATTGTTTCTGTTATGGACGAATTTAAAAAAGGTGGCTTACATTCAGGTAAGGGTGGACCAGTAGTAAAGTCTAAGAAGCAAGCTATCGCTATTGCACTGTCTTCTGCAGCAAGACTTAAGAAAAAGAAAAAGAAGTAACCATAGAAAATTTAATATGAGTTCTAAAAAGAATACTTATGTACCAGGTCCTAGAATGGGAACTAATAATTTTTTAAAAGGTTTAGAAATTAAAGGAAGTAAATCTAATGGCAGCAAGAAAAGATCCAAGACTCGCAAGGGCGGGAGTAAGCGGGTTTAATAAACCAAAGCGCACTCCTAATCATCCAACTAAGTCACATATCGTTGTTGCGAAGTCTGGAGATAAGGTTAAGACTATTAGATTTGGCCAACAAGGTGTTTCTGGTTCTCCCAAAAAAGAGGGAGAGTCGGAATCATATCGTAAGCGTAGGGAGTCATTTAAGGCGCGACACGCCGATAATATTGCTAAGGGCAAAATGTCCGCAGCATATTGGAGTAATAAAGTGAAATGGTAGGAGGTGTTTAATATGATGAAGAAGGCTAAGAAGATGGGATCCTATAAGAAGATGGGTTCAGCAAAGAAGATGGCTGCCCCTAAGAAGATGGGATCAGCTAAAAAGAAGAAGATGATGTGATAAATTCTATTAATTAGAATATATTCAATTAGGAGTAAGAGATAAATGGTTAAAAAAAATGTTCCTAAAAATCCGGCTCTTTGGTCTCGCGTTAAGTCGCAAGCTAAATCCAAGTTTGATGTTTACCCTTCGGCCTATGCAAATGCGTGGGCAGCAAAAAAATATAAAGCTTCTGGAGGAACGTGGAAAACTATAAGCACTAAAAAGTCTGGAAAGAAATAATAATGGCTGGACCTAAAGGTGTTGGTTTAACCAAATGGTTTAATCAGAAGTGGGTAAATATTGGTGCTCCTAAAAAAAATGGTAAGTGGCAATCGTGTGGAACATCTGGCGCTAATGGTAGTGGATATGCAAAATGTGTGCCAGTCGCGAAAGCTAACTCTATGAGTAGTTCGCAGCGCAAGTCTGCAGTTCAAAGAAAAAGGTCTTCTGGTACCCCGAGAAAAGGAACTAAAGGTCAACCCCCAAAAAATGTTTCAACATTTAGCAATAGAAAAGGAAAGAAGTAATGGCTCAGAAAAAAAAGAATTGGATCCAGGGAGCTATAAAAAGACCTGGTGCTTTCACCGCAAAAGCAAAAAAGAAGGGTGTTTCTGTTGCAGCTATGGCTTCTAAGGTTACTGCGAACCCTTCTAAGTACAGTAAGTTGACAGTTAAGCAAGCGAATCTTGCTAAGACATTATCTAAGATTAATAAGAAAAAAAAGAATAAGTAGGAGAAAAAAGATGTCCGTTTATATGACAGGTTATTCCGGTAAAACTATGACTCGTCAACAGCTTTTGAGCTGGAGTGTTTGGTTAAGATTTGAGCCAGAGTTTAGACGTAGACTTCTAGCACTTATGGATGAATGCATTGCTGCTGGTAAAAATATTGGTATTGGTGGTGGCTGGAGGTCTACCGATGCGCAAAGGAATCTTTTCCTGAGTAGATATATTGTAGAAGATGATTCAGATTATACTGGTGATGTTTTCTGGGAGGGAAAGTTTTGGGAGCGTAAACCTGGTGTTGCTAATGCTGCACCTCCAGGGCTTAGCTATCACGAACCATGCACGCCTGAGGGGCACTGCTTAGCTGTTGATATGATTGGTGATATCTTATATGCTGATAAGCTTGCAGCTAAATATGGTCTTCGTCATTTTGGTGACATTAATGGTGAACCTTGGCACTTGCAGCCTGGAGAAATTCCTAATAGTAGACGTAATTTTAAAGCGAATATGGTCCCATTGCATGTATTTGGCGGGACTCCTATCACACCAACTCCAAAGCCTCCGAAGCCTATTGTTGTAGTTCCTGCGCCAACGTTGAGATTGGTTAAGCCTATTAATATGACTGGTCCTGAGGTTGCAAAACTACAGCAGATTATGCAGTTTTGGGGATGGTATCCTAAAACAGCGAAGTGTGATGGATGGTTTGGCCCTATGACACATGATGCTGTCGTTAGGATGCAGTTTACTCTTAAGATTACTGCTGATGGCATATACGGTCCCGTGACTGCAGCAAGATATAAAGTTTTTGCTGAACAGATGGCCAATATTGCTAATTAATTAAATAATAATTATGGCAGAAAGAATATATAAACTTGGAACAAATAGTGGCAAATGGAAAAATGTAACTAGTGCTGAACTTTTTGCTTCTGATAAATGGACAAACCTAGATCCAGAGTTTGCAAGAAGAATTTTTGCAATGTTGAATCTTCTTATAGATTTTGGCGGTAGTGCTGGGTTAGGGGCAACCTATAGGTCGTACGAAAGCCAAAGAAGCACCTTCTTGTCAAGATATCATGGCGTTTCAGGACCTTCTAAGAAATCAGTAGCATGGAAGGGCACCGATAATAGAGGTGTCTCGTATTCTTTTTGGGAAAAAAATCCAGGGGAAACTTCGATTGCTCCTCCTGGAATGTCTTATCATGATTTGGTTACATCACAAGGTAAATGTTTAGCTGTAGATCTTATGGGATATCAATCTGATCGTAATTTAATGCAAGCTTACGCTCCATGGTTTGGTCTTTATATGACTTGGTGGGATTTAAGTGATCCACATCATTTTCAACCTATTGAAGTCCCTCATGCTAAAAAGTACTATAATCCAAAAATTCATAAACTATCCTATTGGTCATTTAAGTTTTGATATATCCTAGTTTATTTGGCATTTTAGTTATATTTTTGATATAATTATCCACGGAGAGATGCCAGAGCTAGGTTTAATGGAACATCCTGCTAAGATGTCGATGGTTTAATAGATCATCCGTGGGTTCAAATCCCACTCTCTCCGCTGGAAAGATGCGAGAGTGGCCGAATCGGCACGCCTGGAAAGCGTGTGAAGTGAAAGCTTCCATGGGTTCGAATCCCATTCTTTCCGCTAAGAAAGGATGGTTTATGCGTAAGATTAAAGTTGTTATCTTTGGTGCTGGCGGAATTATTGGTCAGCACATGTTAATATCTACACCAGAATGGGCTGAGCCTATTTTTACTAGAAAAAAAAGTTTTGGTAGTTGGACTGGGTTTGATGTTGATTTTGATAATCCAAAAGATTTTCTTGATCATTTTAAACCTGATGCTATTGTCAATCTTGCTGGGGAAAATAGGGTTGATATAGTCGAAGCTAATCCTGAATTATTTGAGAATGTTAATGTCAATTTTGTTAATCATCTTGCTGGGTGGGTTGATTTAAACGATAGCTATTTAATTCAATGCAGTTCGCAAGGAGTATTTAGTGGCAATAATCCTAGATACAAACCTTTTGATACCCCTCATCCAATAACTGAATATGGAAAACATAAAAAAAGTGCAGAGCTGATTGCACTTGATATCGAAAATTCAGAAATAAATAGACTTACCTTTGTATTAGGTGTGAGACCTTTTCAAGAAATTGGTAGAAAGAATCCTTTAGAAGATATCTTTGAAAAGAATAATCAACTTCAAGTAAATGATAGATTCTTTTCGCCCATTTTTGCAGGAGAATGTGCTAGTATATTATGGGATCGAGTGAGAGAGCGTTCTAATAGTAAATCTAAAATAAATCATTTAGGAAATCCAGTTAGATGCTCTAGGTTTTCAATAGCCGCTGATGCAAAGTATTATTCATATGGGTCTTTGAATGTCAATATTCAACCTGTTTCTCATGAATACTTTACCGGCATAGCTAGAAGACCTTACGATACCACTTGGGATTATTATACAGCTATACATAAATCCTCTTATGAGGATGGATTAATTAATTCGTACATTGAATGGAGTAAAATTAAAAATGAATATTGATACAATGGCCGAGAATATTTCGGCATATTTAGGCGTAAGTTTTAATGAAGCAAAAAGCAGATTGCTGGATGGATTTCATCACAATCATGCACTAGTTGCCCAGGATTTCCAATCTAATAATACAGACATTTCGAATCCAGACTCTTTACTTAACTGGTACAGAAACACTGATGCTTACATTTGGGAACTTTCTGCCTATCACCTTACTGAAGGATTTAATTATCTAGGAATGTGCGAAGGAATTACACTTGGGTTTAAAGGTACGGATAGATTAAATGTTTTATCTTTAGGAGATGGGATTGGTACTCTATCAATTAGAATGGCAGAAGAAGGACTTAATGCCACTTATCATGATTTGAAAGATGGCAAGACTGCTGGTTTTGCCGGGTATAGATTCTCTTTGCGTCCAGAGTTAGGTATTAAAACTTTATTTACTGATAATTGGAAGCCTTCTTTGGGTTCTAAGAAGTTTGATGGAGTTGTTGCTCTTGATTTCTTTGAGCATCTTGTTAATGTAGATGAGTGGGTTAAGGCTGTCTTCAAGTGCTTAAAGCCAAATGGTGCTTTTATTGCGCAGAATGCATTTGGCATTGGCGACATTGAGCACGGTAACTCTATCCCGATGCATCTTCCTGAGAATAATAAGTACCAGACAGAATGGGCTCCTCTTTTAACTAGTGTTGGATTTATTCAGGATCCGGCTAGTGGATGGTGGATTAAGCCATGAGAATAGATATGGGTACAGCAAGTTATAATAATCCACTTAAGTTGGATAGAATGCTTACTCAGATGCGTGCTAATTCTACATCTGATTGGCGTTTTCTAGTAGTTGATAATAACTCAACTGATCCAGGAGTTAAAGACGTTATCAATCGTCATGCTAATGAAGATCCTAGAATTATTCCAAAGTTCCTTGATACAAATCTAGGATACGTTGGTGCAGTAAATACAATTTTAGAATGGGCAGAAACAAATAATGTTGGCTATTTAGATAATGATGCGTATGTTGCAACCCATGGATGGGACACCAGATTGGCATCATATCTAGAATCTAACCATGAAGTAGCTATGGCATTTCCTAATGGTGGGGCATATCCAATTGAAAGACCTAGATACCTAGAAATATTATGGGGTGTTGGTTTTTGTTGGATTTTAAACCGTCAAAGATATAAGGAAATTGGTGGATTTGATACTACTTTAGGTCATCAAGAGGAAGTTGATTTCCAGACTAGAATTAGACTTGGTGGATGGAGAATAGTTGCAGATACATCTGTAGTTGTTCATCATGATTCTACAAGTAGCCGCGATCCTGCATCGCAGGAAAGAATTAATCAAGGCGTTGTTAACTGGGTTAACAAGTGGAACAAGTATTTTGTTGGACCTTCAATAACTTATCATAGTCCTAATGTAACAAGATTTGAAGACTGGTCAGCCATTTACATGGAAGAGTGGTATCAGTTACAACCAGAGCTTAAGGGAATTAACGATAATCCTGAAACAATTTTTATCCCTGCATTAGGTAGAGAAGTTGATTTAATTAAAGTTCCTCGTTGGCAACATTTGTATAGAGGACGAATCATTTAATGGGAGCAAAAGTTTCCTCTACTAACATAGAGAATTGTTTCTTAGTTGAGCCTTCATCTTTCGGTGATGATAGAGGTTCTTTTATGGAGTCTTATCGTAGAGAATGGATTCCAGGAGCTAGAGAAGTAATTCAAATGAATTGTTCAAGAAAATCAAAGGGTTCTTTAGCTGGATTTCATTATCATTTACATCAATCTGATTACTGGTTTGTTCCAGTGGGTGTAGCTAGAGTTAATCTTTATGATATGAGAATAGGATCTCCGACTTACGATGCGTCTTTGACTTTAGATATTTCTAATAATATTGGAGTATATATTCCTCCCGGTGTTGCACACGGTTTTTCTGCCTTGACTGATGTGATATTAACTTATTTAGTTGATAATTACTATAATCAAGCAGATGAGCTTGGTGTAGCGTGGGACGATGAACATATTGGTGCGGACTGGGGTTTTGATGCCCCAGTCCTCTCTAGTAGGGATAGTTCTAATCCGCCTCTTAAGAACATACTGCTCACTGATATGCCGAAGTGGCCATTAAGAACTTAAGAAAGAGTGATCTAAATGGAATTACGAAAAGTTGAACCAGTGTTATATTCTGGAGACATTAATGAACATCTTCCAATTGAAGATTGGGCTTTTCGTAAAAACATTGAGCAAGAAATACCACATTACATTATTGATGATAAAGGAACAGATACTGTAATAGTTTCTTTTGGTGGAATGGGAATACATTTAGATGGCGAATCAAAATATGCACTTGTTTCAACTCTGGAAAAAGAAAACATTAGTACGATATTTCTTCGTGATCAAAGTAATGTTTGGTATTTTAATGGTGTTAGAGGTTTATCTACTGATGTTCAATCAACAATAGTTGGCATAAAGCAGTTGCTTTCAAAAGTTCAACATAAGAAAACATTTTTTTTTGGTGTATCTTCTGGCGGTTTTGCTGCCATTCTTTATGGTACACTGTGTGAGGCTGATTTAGTTGTCGCAGTTAATCCTCAAACCTTACTCCTTAAAGGAATAGAATGTTTTGCACACGGGAATTTATATAAATTAAAATGGTGCAATCAAAATGAAATGCGATATACAGATCTTGCTGCTATTCAGGTTTCAGATAAAACAAATATAGAAATATATTATGGAAAAGATGAACCCGTTGACATCTTTCATTCAGGAAGAATGTCTGGTATTAAAAATGTAACTTTATTTCCTGAGCAAGGCAATCACGCAACAGCGGCTCCTATGTTAAGAAATAATAAAAGATTACGAAAAATTTTACAATTACAAGATGATCTATAGGAAAAATAATGAGATTAGAAACAATACCTCAGGGTGAAGGAATTAAAGTAGTAATAGGAACTAGAACATATTTGGGTGAGGATTGGACTCATATAGATATTGATCCAACTCCACTGTACGATCATGTGAATAAGAGACATGTTCCAGTTGATGTAGTATGTGATGCTAGAAAAATTGATTTACCTGATAACTACGCAGATATAGTTTATAATTCGGAATGCTTGGAGCACTTTCCATGGAAAGAGTATCAAAGTGTTTTAAAGGAGTGGTGTAGAATTGTTAAGCCTGGTGGACTTATTCGTATCGAAGTGCCAGATTTCCTTCTTGCATGTCAGCAGATTCTATCTTGGGATTGCCTTGAAGGAGATAGACGAATGCAACAGATCTTCTTTGCAGAGCAGTTGAATCCTTTTGATTTCCACTTCGTTGGATTAACTCACAGAATGTTAGTTGATGATTTTGAATCAATGAACTTTATTGTAGAAGATGTCAAACGTGGAAGTGAATGGGGATGGTTGAAAGTCGATGCTAGAAAGCCTTTAGTCTGACAAGTAGTAGGTTTAATTAATGTATGATGTAAATTTTATAGCACATATTATAAGAGATATATTTACAAATAGAGACAATACAATTGTTTTTGGAGAATGTCCCGAGTTACTTGAGTGTCTTTATTCTCCCGCTCATTCTATTGGTGCATATATGTTGCACACTAACCAATCTAATAATTGGAAGCCTAAGCATTTATATGATGGATTAAAATATGCTCCAACGGATGCGATAAAGAGTTGGTATATTAAGGAAAATGATTCTTTCTTTGGTGCAAATTTTTGTGATCTATTTATATCTATTAACTACCAAGTCGAAGATATTGGTGATCCTTTAAAGATTGTAGGTAATATCAAAAAAGTTATGAAACCTAATTCGATTGGATTCATAGTTAATCCAGGCAGTTGGGCTTCAGAAGTTGAAAACTTTAATGTGGTTCGTTATGATCTTATTAAAGAAGTGAAAAGATATAGTATGTTTAGAAATGAAAAGGTTTTAGTTTATGAAAATATATGATTGTTTCACTTATTTTGATGAGAAAGAAATTCTAAAGATACGTTTAAATGAAATGAATGATGTTGTAGATTTTTTTGTTATTGTTGAGGCAGCAAAAACTTTTACAGGAATTTCTAAACCTTTTTATTTAGATGACTGCGACGAGTGGGTGCATGAATTTTATCCTAAGATTATAAGATTGCAGATAACTTTTCCTGATAGTCTTGAGTCAGCATGGGATAGGGAAGCATTTCAACGTAACGCCTTGTCTGATTATTTTAAGTCTGTTGATGAAAATGATATTGTTATTATTTCTGATGTTGATGAGATAATAAATCCCTCAGTTGTTGCTACTCTTCATGAGTATGATATGCCTGTTCAGTTAGATAACTCACAGTATTTTTGGTGTTTTAATTGGAAGGTTCCCGATCATTGTAACGAGGGTGCTAGACCAGTTGCCGTTCGTGTTAAAGATTTGAAGTTTCGTACTCCACAGCAGTTGCGTGAAGCTAATCTAAATCGTATCCCTAAAGCAGGCTGGCACTTCTCTTATTTTTCTAGTTTAGAGATGATTATTAAAAAGATAGAATCTTTTTCGCATACAGAATATAATAGTGACGAATACAAATCAATAGAGAACATTTTGTATAGAATTAATAATGGAATAGATCCTTTTGATCGTTTTCCTTTAAAATATTATGATATTGACGAAACGTATCCACGATTCGTTCAGCAGATGATTGGAGATTTAAATGGGTAAGCCGAAGCAAAGTAAGACAGCAGTTAAAGAAGATCCTATTAAGGTAAAAGTTCTTCTTGGAAAAGCAATTATGTATGTAGGTATGGGTGGTAAAACTTTTTCTTGCCCATCTTGTGACAGAACCTTTTCTAAAGGAATTGTGTATGAAGAAAAAGGAATTATGTTTTGTTCAAGAAGATGTATTAAGTAATTTATTACTATAATATTATCTTTTTTGATTTGAAGATAATATGTCAGCCCCTAACACAGGTGCAGAAGTCAAGGATTCCGGAGGAATTTTATGGATAATTATTGGTTAGCAGAATTTCTGGTAGCATTAGAAAATAAACTACCACAACCTGAACAAGAGTATGCTGATGCGATGCTAGGCATTGTTTCTCGTCATGGAAAACTTGCTAATGGTGATGGCAAGGGGATATGGGTTGGCTATGTTTCTCCAGAGGAAAATGATAACTTAGAAATTGGTATTAAATGTTCTAATTGTTATTTCTTTGAATCGAATAATGTTTGCAAGATAGTAGCTACCACTATCGAACCTAATGGGTATTGTAGATTAGCTGCAATCCCTGATGGAATAGTTAGAAAGAAGACAGATGATGAATAATTATTGGCTTAGTGAGTATAGCAATCCTCAGTCACCAGAAGATTCTTCTGATGAAGATACAATGGATGATAGTTCAGATAATCCTGAGCCTAAAGATAAATTGATCCCTCGTCAGCAATCGCTTTATGATTACTATGAAAGTGTTGTTGAAGAATTCGGAATGTTTGATCAAACATCTAAAGCTAATGGCGCACACTATGCACCTGCGAAAGTTAATCCTTTTATTAAAGAAGGATTGATTTGTGGTAATTGCGTCTTCTACTTAGGTGGTAATGGATGCGAAATAGTTAAAGGTACTATTGAACCAAATGCCATCTGCAAGCTTTGGATTATTCCAGAAGATTTAATTACTATTAAGAAGTGATATATCTTATGCGCTGAGGTGTAAATGGCTAATGTAATTCAGTTAAAACGTTCTGGCACAGCTGCGGTTGCACCTGCTTCTCTAGCATTTGGTGAGTTAGCATTAAATTATAGTGATGGCAAACTCTTCTACAAGAATGCATCTGGAAGTATTGTCGGCTCTAAGCTTATAACCAGTATATCTGGTACAGTAAATCAAATAAATGTTACAGAAACTTCGGGAGCTTACACTGTAAGTCTCCCTAGTTCTGTATATGTTGATAGTATATTTGTAAATGGCATTGAAATTGATACTACTGGTGCGGTAATAGATCACGTTTTAAAGTTTGATGGAACAAAGTTTTTATCGGCATCATTTGCATTAAATGATGCAATAGATGTTTCTATATCTAGTGCTGTAGCTGGACAAATTCTTAAATACGATGGTGCAGAGTGGGTTAATACAACACTTCCATCTAATGAACCTATGGGTTTCGTTTCATATGGAACAAGTAATATTTCATTTAATGAAGTTAATAGAACATTTTCTATTGCGCCAACTATTGGTTATTATGAATTTTGGGCAAAAGGGTTGCAGTATATTAAGACTGGAACCGAAACTGTAACAATACCGAATACTACTGGTTTATATTACATATACTATGATGTTAATGGTGTATTAAATTATGGTACAACATTTTTTGATTTAGCCAATCAAGTTCCAGTTTGCTACATCTACTGGTATAGTCCCACCGCAAAAATGTTTTTCTTTGGAGATGAACGCCATGGTGTGACCATGGACTGGCAAACTCATGAGTATCTACATATGACTCGCGGTGCGGCTATTGCGAGTGGTTTTGGGGCTAACGGATATACAATTATCGGTACTGGCTCATCAAATGCAGATGCAAAAATCGACATTGCCAATGGGATATTTTATGATGAAGATTATAAAATATCCGTAACCCATTCTGCTACTCCTGTAGTAAATACTTGGCAACAAAGGCTTCAGGGTGGCGCTTATATTCCAGTATTCTACCTTTCTGGTACTGCGTGGATAAAAGATACGGCAACACAATATCCAATGAAGTTTGGAACTTCACATATAACATATAACCTTGATACAGCTGGCACATGGACAACTCCTGATGTTGGTAATAACAAGTTTGCTATTTCATGGATCGTAGCAACAAATAATCTTAACGAACCGATTATTTGTATCCTTGGACAAGATCAATACAATACACAAGGTGCAGCTGAAGGTATTGATTGGTCTTCAATGAATTTATCTGGGCTTCCTATTTTTGAGTTCAGGCCTCTTTATAAAATAGTTATTAAAACAGCTAATACTTATACTAATGTTCCAAAATCTAAATTTGTTTCTGTTATTGACATAAGACGAGCAGACTCTATTTCATCTTCGATACCGTCTACTGCTGTATCTGATCACGGATCTCTTACAGGCCTTTCTGATGATGACCATACTCAATATCTTACAGATGCTAGACATGATCTTTTGGATCATAGTACAGCAATGGGGTCTGTAATTTTAGATGATATTAGTGATGTATCTATATTTAGTATATTACCTAATCAAACTTTAGTTTGGAATGGTACAGCTTGGGTCAATTCTACACTTGCTGGACCTACCGGAGCGGCTGGTCCTACCGGACCTACCGGCGCTTCTGGTGCAGCCGGTGCTACCGGCCCTGTCGGTTCAGCTGGTGCTACCGGCCCTACCGGCACTGCTGGTGCAGCCGGTGCTACTGGCCCTACCGGCACTGCTGGTGCAGCCGGTGCTACTGGCCCTACCGGCACTGCTGGTGCAGCCGGTGCTACTGGACCTACCGGCACT